TTACGAAGTATGTTTATATATGGCGTCCCTAACGAGATTCGAACTCGTGTACCCGACGTGAAAGGCCGGTGTCCTAGGCCTCTAGACGATAGGGACAAAATTTTATTGTTAATTGTTAAAGAGCGTATGTTAATTTCTTAACATGTGTTTATTATAGCACAGTTTTCTATCTGTGTCAAGTGGTGCTCTAGGAAAGAATCGAACTTTCTATTCAGTCTTACCAAGACTGTGTTATGCCATTTAACTACAAGAGCTAGGATATCAAGAAAACAGGGAGTGTAATATACACATGTACACAGTAATAAATAATTAAATATTCACATGAACGATTACTTTTATCAATTGACTATCCAAGACGATCTTCTCTCAGCACTAAGAGAAGAATCAAAAAAAGAAGGTTGGCAAGAAAAATATAACTTTCCTATAAGAGTACTACCTCCGGTCTTCTTTAAAGATAGTTTATTATTTAAGTTAATTTTAAAGTTTAACGGAACTCCTGTTATTATTAAACTTGAACCAATGACATGGTATAATTGGCACATTGACGCAGTTAGGCAATGCTCTATTAATATGCTAATAGAGGGCAAAGATAGTCAGAGCTTCTTTGGTGAAAAAGTTAATTCAGATATACTAGCATTAACTGAATTAATATACGAACCAAATATCTATTACTTACTAAACACGCAGAAAACACATGCTGTACTGAATAGGCACAACATACGATATATGTTAAGTATTGGGTTTGAGTATCCAAACACATACGAATTAATTTTAACAGAATGTAAAAAATTAGTTAACACGGAGTGAGTGTAATGGAAATATCAAAAGCAGAACAACGTGTTATAAAATATAACCTAAAACAATATAGAGTAGATTAGGTTCGTTTGAAATTCAAAAAGTATTAGACTTTAATTAACGGTTTAAAAAAATCAACAGCTTCTTCCCATGTACTAAAGTCGGGATCAAATCTAATACTGATACAACATCGTGTTTGACTAGGATAAGATTCTTTCTTAGGTATTGTTACAGTATGAGGGATATTTGTTCTAATCAATAGTGGTGTAGATAATGTGTTAACGCTATCTAACTTAATATCTGTAGATAGGTCTACACCAAACTTTAATCGTTCTTGGTAATGTATGCCATGTGGATTTAAGTTAAAGTATTTAGGATCAGTGGGGTATAGCGCCTGTTTGCTTGTTGACCACCATGTAAGTTCTGCATCTATATCTGTAATTTCCCAATTAATTCCGCAATTAATTATTTTCCAGTCATTGTTATCTCTGATAATATCAGTATGCATCAGTGCTTGAGAATAATCTCGACCCGCAGCTTCCATTTTAAAAACTACCATAACTGAGGGTTTAACCCCAAGATTATAAAATATATCTAAAATTTCATCTGTTAACCATTCATACGGATCCATTGTTATCTGTGGCATTACATTTTTGTTAACCGTTTCTAGTAGATTAACTTTATCTTTTAAAGGACTATTTGGTAAATTTAAAAATTTATAATATTTAGACATGAAATATTTATAAGTAGTCTCTCCTATTATAAATATTTCATGACAAGACAAAAACACACTGGTGGAACTATAAACTTTCCAGGGACATCATTCCCGTCATTTGATTATATAGAATACGATGTTAAGGGTGTTGGTGTGAATCATTCTCCGTTAGTAAACATGGACAAATATATCGATCATAGCCAGGATGAAGAACTACATCGTGAATGCTGTATAGGTCTATCTAAAGTTGAATCGTATAACATGTCTATGTTCTGGGGAGCATTACCACCAGAGGTTAGATTACAATTTAATAATAAAGATAGCTGGTCTGAAATGATAAGATATTTAGATCAGTATGACCCCACTGGATTTCATCGGAAATCTTTAGAAGAAATAGTAGAAACATCTGAACCGAATCAAAGAATTTCTAGAATGTACAAATATGCATATTTTGCCATGGGGGCAGTTATTCCTTGGTTTTTTGAAGTGACTTTAAAATCAAACTGGTTTAGTTCAAAATCAAAACACGGAACATGGACCCACGCTTCTCAACATTTTCCAAAACTTATAAAATATTTAGACACGCTACCATTTAAAGAAATTGGAAGAGTTTTGTTTTTTGCCACTTATCCTAATGCAGGGGTTGCAATACATCGAGACAGTTTTGTTGAAGAGCATAAAGATCATAATATTAACTTATTTTTTACAAGTGGTGATAGGCCTAGTTTCATATGGGATGCAAAAAATAAAAACAAGATATATTTAGAACAAGGATCTACTAGCTATTTTTTTAATAATAGAGATTATCACGGCGTAGACCCTGAACCGGTATTTAGATATACGCTAAGAATTGATGGTGTATTTACTGATGAATTGCAAGAGGAACTTGGCCTCGATAATTCTTACGTATGGAAACCATCGTATGACAAGTAATATGAACTATGTTTACCGCTAAAACAAATTTACCATTTTGTAAATTACCCAACGAGATTGAACAAAATGTATTAACGGTTGTAAAAAACAATGCAAAACCCTTTCTAGAATATAGGTCCGGAGCGGGACTTTTTGAAATGAAGAAATCATCTTCTGAAATTTTTTATATAATTTGGGCTAAAGAAGCTATTGATAAATCAATAGATAATTGTGCTATTCAAACTGTTAGTCAAGGCACATTTGAACCACATATTGATGGTCCTTCATCCAGGGGTGCGCCGAGAGATTATAATCTAATGTATGTATTAGACCCCGGTGGAGATTGCGTAACAACTACATTTTATAAAACAACAGATGAATTAAAAAGTAAAATTCTCAGCCCAGGTAATAGATTAGAAAGAAGTTTGGCAGAACCTATAGATGTTTTTGAATTTAAAAAACACGAATGGATACTTATGAATAATAAATGTTTTCACAGCGTTGAAGGAATAACTAGAAAACGAATATGTTTAAGTATATCGTTATATAACAAAATTCCAGAATTTTTAATTAAGGTGCTATGAAAGAAATTCATAGGATCACAGATGATACTAACTATGCTGTCATAGAGATTTTAAAAAATGGTCTCAGGATGATGGAAAATAACAACGATATTATTAAAAATTATCATCCTGATTACGCATCGTCAAGTTCAAATTTATTTTACATCCTTAAAGAGGGCAGATATAAAACTGGAGGTTATTTTGTTATAACCGAAGATGGAAAGTATATTGCTAGTGCCGGATGGAATCCTTACCACAATGACACTGTATTATTGGGCACACGTTTTTATGTATTACCTCAATATAGACATCAAACTATTATTTCAACAAATATTCTTCCTATATGTATTAACGAATCTTGGGAATATCACCATCAGTGGATAACTATTAACCAGTATAATCATACATGGTACAAAGCATTATCTAGAAAAAGATGGAGTCATGTACCTCTTATTAAACATCTAATGCCATTGGGAATGAAGGAAATATATTATACCGATCAATGGGTATTAGAATTGAATAAAGAATCGTATCTAAAAGACGGACTACTCTAATATATTTTTTCTATATTCAGCAGGTAAAAATCTATGCACTACTACTACATCATTGGGTTTACATCTATTATTAAATAGCCAATCCCAATATACTCCAGTAACAGGTCTAGAAGATGCCTTTACATATTCATCAATACTTTTTTGATATCTAGACCATAGGAATTGATTGCTATCTTTTTTACCCCAACTCTTGTCCATCATTAATTTATCAAATGCTCTAATGTAATAATACTGATAAAACCCTTTAGCTTCTGCATAATCGATCATTTCAGATATTAACATAGAAGTAATTTTACCGCCTGAGAAATTCTTTAGATCAGATAAAATTAATTCAATCTTCCATGCGTTAATGTAAAAGTTAAAATGTGCAAATAACGCAGCACGTATAATACCGTCATCTTCATATACTAATGTCTTAGTGTACGGGTCATCAATCCACTGAGTATAATTAGAAATTTTCATATCTAATATATGCCTGGATTCTTTATCAAATTCTCCATCCATAACAGTATTCTGATTATGTAATAATTTAAAGATACTGTCAGTATCACTGGGTAGTAATGATCTAATCATAATGGCATTAACCTATTTTGAAACTGTGTAAATGATTCTTTCCATATATCCAAATATGGAATCATTCTAGACATTGTGTGAGTGAACATAAATTTATAATGTAACCCTCTCGAAAGCTCTCCACCATCATACTTGATTCTATCTTCAAGATCGGGCCAATATTTTTTATAAATGAGATATTTTGTAGACCTAGAACTCATTCGATATTGATTATTATTATTGCACACATTCTGTATCTCAGGTTCTAAAATCATACTAAGTGTAATTTCGGGAGTGTGTTGGAAAAAACCTATCCCTCCTAGTATTTGTTTTGCAATAGCAAATCTAAACCATGCTAAGATATATTCATATTCCAAATAATTCCACACATATTTTTCAGCATTGTTATCGTATAATCTCCAAATAGGATTAATTTCTCTCGATACATATAAATCACCGTTGCCTAATATAGGAAGTCCATTCCAGTTGTTCCATACAATGTCCATTAATTTCATGTGGGGCAGCATTTCTGGAAAATGGCAATGACTAATATTGAACATCTCAAGTGCTTCGGGGTTAACCAACCATTCTTGTATATCTATATCAACATACATAACATTAAGATTATGACGTTTGGAAAATTTATCTACATAGTACATCTCATGACGATTGAGACCATTTTTGAATCTAAAAGTAACAAGTTGAAAATCTAAATTAGTTTCTATAAATGATTTAGCCACTACTTCGCTATCATAACCTCCGCTAAGGAACACCATAGGTGTTCTGTTCAATCTCTGAGATTCTACAGACAGTAGTTTTGCAACTGCATGACATTCTTCCTGAAACGTTCTAGGAATCCTTTGTGCTCTGGCATAGGAGCATTGTAAAGCGTCAATCTTAATTTTGTCGTTGGGGTTAAATATTCCATTATTATACCCGTATACTAAATTATTATCTAATGTATATGGTTTCATTTTTAAAAATAAATATCTGCATCAACTACTTATATAAATATTGGTATGGAAGAAATTTATTTGTGCGATCAACAAGATCGAGAAAGTATTGTAAAAGTAATACAGGACAATGCACAACTATACGGCATCGATACTAGGTCGTCTGGAATTATGGATATGCATATTTCAAAAATTGATGAGGTGTTGTTAGGGAAATTTCCTGGAAAAGTTATAGGACATCAAATAGATGATAAATTTATAGGGTTTGGTACAATGTATTTTTGGGCAAAAATCCCATTTTGGTCTATACCAATTTCTTATACATCGTATGATTTAACACAAAGCAAGAAAATTTCTAGAAGTTATAGTATGGTTATGAATAAAATGATGCTGATAGCAGAAGAACAACATGCTTACGACTTCTATTATGTAACTAGACATGTTCCGGCACATATTTCCAGAAACAGATTATTATTACAAGAACTTACATTTGACAGATATCATTTTTACCCTGCAGAAATTATAGAACCGTTCAGTAATTCAAAATATGAAATTTATCAATCTCTTGTGTCGTCAGTTGCATACAAGAGCAGACATTCATTAGTAATAACACATGCCTGTTGTAAAAATGAATTTAGGAAATTAATATGATAGGCTGCGATGTTGTTAAAATTAATAGATTTTCAAAAAAGTTAGATAGGTGGGCAGTAAAGGTACTTACACCGTTAGAATTAGAAGAATATTCTAAAAAAACAAATAAGCTAGAATATCTGTCAGGAAGATGGGCTGTTAAAGAAGCAATTTTTAAAGCAGCCGGAGTAGTTAACATTAGCATTTTGACTGATAATTTAGGAAAACCTTATGTATTAGAGAATGATAATCTAGCAGTTAGTATAAGTCACGAAAAAGCATATGCGTTTGCAGTGGCTTTTTTAAATAAATAATTATATCTAAGGATTAATTATACCCAAGTAATTTAGGAAAAATAAACATGACAATAAAAATAAAAATGTGGAGAGAAGAAATTAGGCCAAATGTGGATGTGTCTTTTTGGGAGAGATCACAGGCAGATGAAGATTATTATACAGAGACATATAAAGTTACGAACTTGTTAGAATCAGAAAGTGCAACTCTGAGCGAAGACGGATTAACTAGATTAAAGGTCCAATGGTGGAATGCAACTCCTGGATTAACAGAAATATTAGCGGAAGATCTTTATATTAAAAGTGTTTTAAAAAGAAATAAAGAATATAATGATTCATTAGGAATAGAAAAAAGTTTATTGAATTTTGAAATATATGATAGTAGTGGAGTAATTATTTCAGCGGGGTCCTTCCCTGGAGTTGAATAATGTTAACTAAAATAAAAATGCAAACAATAGAACACCGACCTAACACATCTGTAGTTTTTTGGGAAAATCCTTCTGAATACTCAGAGCACATACAATCAACATACATAGATATAGATGTGTTATTGACACCTACAGTAGAGTTAAGTGAGGACCAATTAACTAAGACTATTACATACATTTGGGAATTTTCTCCAGGACTTCTTGTCACGTTATCAAAAGATCAGAACATTATCGACAATTATACTGCAAATACAACCTATAATGAAGGCGCGGGCATTACTAGAGAAGTAACAAAATTTGTAAATTACGATCCCAACAATAATTTTACTGCTGTGGGAACTATTAAAAACATTAACCTCTAAAAAATTCAAAAAAATCTGTCGTACTTTCTTAAGTATTAAATACAGTTATAATAGGAAGAAAATATTATGACCAATGACGCACTAACAGAACTGCAATCTCTAAAATCTAGAGTAGATAACCTAGAGAAACACCTAGAATTGAGAAATAAAGAAGTTCAAAAAATACTGCATTATGCCCAATCAGTAATGAAACCTCCTTCTAGTAAAGAATCTCTTGACGATTATTCCATTTAAATTTTTTAATTTTAAAAAAATTTATGATTTATTTGTCTTTTAATGTTCCGCAGGCATTTTTTCCTATTAGAATTGAAGAAATGCACATATGGAATGATATGTCAAAAAAATTCAATGTTCCTATTGTTCCCGTTTTTCCTGGAGTTTTATATTCTCAAAAAACTGATCCAATAGGCGTATTCAATATGATGGGACCCGTGAATACTTCTCATTATAGATTTTTAAAAACTCTAGAATCAAGAGGTGTAAGGTACATAAATGATATTGAAAATTCTACAAGGGCCGACGATAAGTTTTTGTCAGCATTAGAGTGCAGTAAATTTAATATCAGGACTCCAAAGAATGTTGATCTAAATATCCTTGCAGGTATTGGTGCAAACTTAAAAGGTGAAGTAACAGAAAGAATTGAATCCCAATTAGGTTTTCCATGTGCGATAAAATATCCAGTTGGGGGTTATGGCCAAGGACATTTTCTTGCAAAAGACAAGGTGGAATTTGGAGATTTATATTCAATTATTTCATTAACTAATAGCAAATTTGGTTTACAGGAATCGGGTATAGATTTTTTTGCACAAGAATTTATCAATAATGACGGAAAGTTTTGTCCTAGTATAAGAATTCTGATGTGGAAGGGAGAAATTGTACATTGCTTTGTAAGACAGAGTAGCACACATTGGAAGACAAATTTAACATTGCCGGCCAGTAATACAACTGCAGATCATTTTCATGATATTAACAGGCCAATAGATAGTGAATTACAGTACATTGCTGATACAGTCTATAAAATCTATAAACTAAATCTTGCAGGGTTAGATATTTTTGAAACTAATAACGGATATGTATTAGGAGAAATTAATTCTAGTCCTTCAATATATAGTAATACATTTAACGTTTTTGGAAAATCAGGGTTCAATCCCTTTGAAGAGATAGTCAAAGAGCTGCTAAGGTAATAAAAATCTCCCCCAGTTTATAAAAAATAAATATTGTTATAAACCGGTACCTAGCATATGACTAACTTTCTTCCCAAAACATTCAATGAACAGATTAAAATTTTACAGGGTATTAATCTGATACTATCCGTAATTGGAATAGTTTTACTTGTCACCAGCTTTAACATCTTTTATTTCTTAACTGCTATTTTAACATTTTTACTGTTTGGAATTGTAGGAGCGAACGCAGGATTCCACAGATACTTTAGCCATAGATCTTACACTACATCTAGACCAGTTGCAATTTTTCTTGCTGTCACTGGAACACTAGCCACATTAGGTTCCATCATTAGTTGGGTCGCAATTCATAGGTATCATCATTTACACGCAGATACTGAAAGAGATCCACATAGTCCAAGATACATAGGCTGGTGGAGAGCCTATACTTATGATTGGAATAGGACTGAAATTAGTAAAAAATTCATTCGAGATGTCATTAAGGACCCAGTAGTTGTATTTTTGCACAAACATTATTTCAAAGTAATCTTTACATACGTCATACTTCTTGCTATAATAAACCCATGGCTGGTTATATTTGCTTATGCAATTCCTGCAACAGGTTGTCTAAACGGTGTTGCTGCTGTAACAGTCATTGGACACATTCATGGATATGAGACTCATAAAACCAATGATACTGCTAAGAATAGTTGGATTGCAAATATAATGAGTTTAGGTGAGGGATGGCATAACAACCATCATGCACACCCATATCATTGGAAACAAGGTGAGAAATGGTGGGAAATTGATCCGGCGTCATGGATTATCCGAATGGTAAAAAAATGAAGACTATAATTAATTCAATTGAACTATTGGATGCAAACGGAACCTCTTATAACTCCTGCATAGATACTTTTAAGAAAGGTAATGCTGCAAATGTTACTCAACATACGGATCCAATATTAATTGGTCTACCTAAATTTGACATACCATTAACTGATGACGAGTTGCAAACTGAGTTAGAATTAGAAAATTACGAAGAACATTATATGCCCAGAGCTATTAAGCTAGCGGTATTATCTTCCATTCGAGCCTGCAAGAATATTGATATTCCTAAAAATACTGCGGTCATTGGGGTAACACTGCAGGGTTCTCAAGAAACAGGTGGACAAATTTGGAAAGCATTGTTTAATGAAAAAAAGTTTATAAGTCCCAGGTGGGGCGCTACGGTTACGCAGAGTGCAATATGCACAACTGTTAGTCGGACGTTAGGTTTAACAGGACCTAGTTTTATGATTAATCAGGCGTGCAGTGCATTTATTACCGCAATGAACGTTGCAGATTTACTACTAAATTCTGGGCAGGTAGAAGCAGTAATTGTAGTAGGAGTTGACTGTGCTACTCATCCTTTTACATCATACATCTTTAGCTCAATGAGTGTTTATACTAATGATGTTGTTAAACCATTTGATAAAAATAGATCGGGTATGGCGCTCGGCGAAGCCACAGTATGCTATGTATTAACAAAAGAAAATCGTGCAAGGCAAGCTCTTGCTAATTTAGCTAAGATGAGCGTTTATAATGATTATTACAATTTAACAGCTCCCAGTCCAGATGGATCTGCTGGTAAAATTTTGTTAAATGACATAACCAATAACAATGATATTATGTTAGACTCAATTAATTGCCATGTTACTGCCACAAAAGTAGGTGACGAAGCCGAAATATTGAGTCTCGAAAACTTACCATATTCTTGTCCAATATACGGACTAAAAGGATCAGTCGGACATACTATGGCCAGTTCAGCAGGAGTCGAAATTGCATATTCAATTGCAGGTCTTAATAACGGATGGGTTCCATATACTTCATCAACAACTGATCCTGTAGATTCTAAACATCAAATTGTATTACATAATATTTTAGAAAAAGAACAAACTAATTTTGCAAAGTTGAGTTTTGGATTCGGCGGAGTAAGTGCTGCGGTAAGGATAGAAAAGATATGATTAAATTTCACACAAAGTTAATGTCACTGCTAGCGGTACATACTGTATTGTATATATATGCTGTAGTATTTCACTGGGATTGGAAAATATTCCTTACTATGTTTTTAATACACAAGGTTTGGCACTTGATTGGAAATGAAGCAGGATTGCATAGACTATGGGCACACAAGTCTTACGAAACACCTAGATGGAAAGAATTTGTATTACATATCTTTTCAATACCGTTGTTGTATGGAACTAGTATTACTTACGCAGGGGTACATCGACAGCATCATGCATACAGTGATACTGAAAGAGACCCGCATGTAACAAGACCGTGGTGGAAAGTTGCATTCTATGTAAGAAACAAAGAATACGAAGTGGAAACTAGATTTGTAAAAGACCTAATTAGAGATCCATGGCATAAATGGACACATAAGCATTATTTTACTATCAATATATCGTTGTTGATACTTTCTTTAGCTGTAGTTGGGCCAGTATGGACAGGATGGATTCTTAGCTACATAGTTGTCCATAGTTTTATTGCAGCCGCTGTATTAAATGTTGTGGGACATAGGCCAGAATATAAACTAAGTTCAAGATCATTTAAAACCGATGATCAAAGTTCTAATAATTGGATCGTACAGATTTTTAGTCTAAATGAAGGATTACATAACCATCATCATGCAAATCCCGGCTCGTGGACGTTTATGATTAAAAAAACCAACTTAGATGTCGGTGCTTGGATAATCTATTATCTTTTTATGACAGCTGAACAAAGGAAGACTGCAAAATTTATTTGGAGTGTTGAATAATGGCAAGCACATTACCTACATGCTCTAATTTAAGTCTAGATACAAATTTTAATTTACCTAAATGCGTTATTGATAAGAATAGTGTCAATCCATTAGGATTAAATCATTATTCTTATTTTGAAAATTTAAATTTAAACACAGAAGATAAAGAAAAGATGTCTTCGTTTGTTGATACAAACGCACTCATTATAATGGCATGGAAGGAAGAAAATGCTGCATTTTGGCTAACTGAGCTTTATAAACTAACCACAGATCCTGTTAAGAGATTATTCTTCCTTAAAGAAGCATATGAAGAACAAGAGCATTTTTCATTATTAGTTGGTATTATCAATCAATTATTCGATAGCGAAACACTGAATAAAGAATTTTTATTTTTTAAGAATAACTACAACAATGTAAGAAAATTTGAATATCAGAATGAAAAGTTATCCTCATCTTTATTTGAGTACACAATTAAAGAAATTGAAGTGTTGGTTTATATTGATCAGATTAAACAAAACACAACTTTAGAACCTTTAAAGGAGGTTCTAAAATCTATTGTGTCTGACGAAATAGAACACTTACAATACGGTACTATTTTTATCGAAGAAGAAAAAATTGAACGCTACAAACCTATGTATAAGGATACACTTTATGCAAGTTTCCGGGCATTGTTTTCAAAATTCTATCCCAGTTTCCTATTGCATTACATTAAGCAGTATTGTCAACAATTTAATCTTGATTACAATAATGTGGTAAAAAACATAAAAGATAGTAACAGAAATAAAGATTTTATATTAACAATGGTCCTAATGTATTATAAGTATGGTCAGCTATTTGGAATAGTAGATAGTGACTTTGAAACAACGTTAAAAAATGCAGGTGTATTGGACCAGTACTATAAATTAAAAAATGAATAACAATCAAATAAAATTTAGTAATCTTGAAAATCTTCCTAATTTAAAAAGTTTAACAGGAATTTCTAGAGATACCACAATTATAGATTTAAATGATCCGTTAGGAACTAGTCATTATACATACACCGAACATTGCAATTTAAGTAAAGATCTTCGGGACACTATTGAATACGAACTAGGATTGCAAAGATTGTTAACTCAGGGTATGAATCATTATAGTAGTAACAGATATAAGAAAATTTTTAAAAAATACAATATCGATTATTATGAAATGCTCCCAGCTATTAAGCAAAGTCAAAAATCAAAAGACTATGTAGTATCTGTCATAAAGGGCATGTTCAATTTGGCCAAATCACTAAATATTATTGAACATGATGATTTTGAAAAATACTTAGATGATGCTAAAATAACAGAACGATATAACGCATACCTATGAAATCAATCACATTTCACCAAAAATTGATGAGTTTACTCTTCATTCATTTTGTACTAGTGAGTTACGCTATGTACTCCACATGGAATTGGGGATGGCTGTTGGTTATATTTTTTATATCTAAAATATTCAATGCAGTAGGAAATGAAATAGGATTACACAGACTATGGTGTCATAAATCTTTTTCTACTCAAAGATGGAAAGAGATAGTACTGCACATATTTTCAATACCCTTGTTATATGGAACTAGTATTACTTACGCAGGAATTCATAGGCAACATCATGCCTATTCTGATACTGAACGCGATCCGCATATTACTCGCCCTTGGTGGAAAGTTGTTTTTTATGTAAGAAATAAAATGTATGCTATAGAAAATAGATTTGTTTCAGACCTACTTAGAGACCCGTGGCACAAGTGGACACATAAGAATTACTTTAAAATTAATACAGCATTGCTGATTATATTTTTAATAACATTTGGCCCAGTATTCACTGGTTGGTCCTTAAGTTTTGTAGTAATTTATAATTTTATTGCGGCTGGTCTAGTAAATGTGTTAGGTCACAAGCCTGCATACGGTACTAGAACCTTTAATACAGATGACCAAAGTACTAATAATAAATTCTTACAATGGTTAACATGGAATGAAGGACTACATAACCATCATCACAAAAACGCAGGTTCTTATACCTATGTAGTTAACAAAGGTGATATTGATTTCCCTGCATTTTTGATTGAAAAACTTTTTATGAAAAAATGAACAATACTATTTTATTAAGAATTATACAACAAATAACAACATGGGGAATTATTCCCGGGTTAGCATATCTATTTTACCTTAACTATCTTCCTTACTATCTAGTACTAATTCTTTCAATTATTTTAATTAGTAAGATCGGAGCAAGCATAGGTCAACATAGATACTTTACTCATAAAAGTTTTAAAATGGTGCAGTGGAAAGAGAACATAGTTGCAGTCTTGGCCGCGTTGAGCACCACAGGAACTACTCTCCAATATGTGACTGTACATAGATACCACCATGGCAATAGCGATAATGGAAAGGATTTACATAGTCCTCACGAAATAGGATATTGGAGAAGTTTTTGGCATTGGTATAAAACCAATCCTATAGATCTAGCAGGACCTGCAACTATAAAAGATTTATTAAGAAAACCGTTATTGATACATTTACACAAATATTACTTTGCCGTGATTTTTACATATATCCTAATGTTAACTGTAATTGATCCTAACTTAGTTGTTTTTTGCTATATCATTCCTGCAGGATTTAGTTGGTGGTCAAGTGCAGTTCTAAGTCTTCCTTTGCACTTAGAGAGTCAAGGATATAGAAATTTTGAAATATCTGATATAACAGTTAACAGTCATCTTTGGAATTGGCTAACATTGGGGGAAGGACTTCATAACAACCATCATGCTAGGCCGGGCGAATATAATTTTGCATTTACAAAGAAACCCGGCGAATGGGACCTTAGTGCAATAATTGTAGATAAATTTTTGAAATGAACGAACTGTCAAAAAAGTCTAGATACTATTACCTTCTTTTTAATTTGCCAATTCAACTGACTGCTGTTTTGGCAACTTTCTACGGATTAATTAATTGGCCAAGTGTGTTGGGTTTTTATATACTAGTGTCCTGGCTAGGTATTCAAGCAGGTTCTCATAAATTATTCACACATAAAAGCTGGGAGCCTAGATATAGTTGGGTAAAATATCTAGTAGCAATAATTTCGTGTTTTGGTATGATGGGGGGTCCGGTAATATGGGCCAGTATGCACAGATGGCATCACGCTAACTCTGATACTGATAAAGATCCTCATAGTCCTAACAGTGGGCTAATTCATGCATATGCTGGATGGTTATTAAATCCTCCCTTGCCACCTATGACAATTGTTAAGGATCATATTAGAGATCATTTACTTATAAAGATAGACAAGTACTGTAGAGAGATTGTATTAATTGGAATTGTATGTTTAATGTTGGTTGATTATAGCATTGCATTTTCATTAATGTTAGCAATGAGTATAACATTCCACCTTGAGATGTTAGTCAATACATTTTTACACTCAAAGAAAGAAGGAACGTGGAGTTCCAGAAACAATATATGGTTGTCCCTAGTTGCAGGCGGTAGTACATTACATAAAAATCATCACGACAATCCTGCAAATTTTACTTTTAGTAAATATTGGTACGAATTAGATCCATCTGCGTGGATTATAAAGATATTAAAAAAATGAACAATTTATTTTCTGCATTTGATATTGTGCATAGATACATAGCACTGTCTAAACCAAACGTCCAATTAGCCAATTTATCTTTGTTTAAAAAGACATCAAGTCAAATTAATTATGATGACCCTGTTGGATTAGCTGATTATAGTTATTTTGAAAAATGCAAAATTGACAAAAACATTTTGCAGGCAATAGAATATGAAGTAAATTCTAAGGCTTTAGCTCATTTGTCGATTGTAGAAGAATTATCTGCTTATTGGTTAATTCATTCGTCAAATAGAATAACAGAACCTGAACTCAAACATACTTTATTAAAAATGGGTACAGAAGAATACGAGCACTTTCTGTTTTTTACAAATTTATTGATCAATAATTTTTCAGATATAGATGCTGCTAAATTAGTCCAAGATATGCGTAATTTAATTTTTGATCACAATATAGATACGAAACCTATTGAAGAATTTATTGCAATACATTGTATAGGAGAAGCAATTATTCCAAGTGAACTGAAACATCTATACAAAAATACAACCAACGAATATATGCGTAATACTTTAAAGGTAGTACTGTCTCAAGAGGCAAACCATGCAATAGCAGCAAGACAGTTTAAACCTTTGTTAAATAATATTAATAACAACAAACCTAAAATAATAATTTATATGTTAGCACAAATAGTTGTTAATTCTGGATTTGGATTCACTTATTGCCGATATAAGGAAGCATTAGCTGACCATGGGATAGATTACGAAACTATGAAGAAAGAAATTAAACAAAGCAGGCGATCAAAAGACGTGGTAATAAGCACTGTAGAAGAATTATTTCAACTAGCAAAAACATTAAATTATGCAGACGAGGATTTTGATAAATTTTTATATCAATCTAAAATAGCAAACTCTTATAAAGAATACACCCAATGACCACAGAATGGAAACATAGAATATTATTATCAGCTGCTTGGCTGAGTATCCCATTTACATTATGGTATTGCCATAGTATTGGAGATTACACACTATTTTGGGTATCTTACATCATTGCACAATTTAATAAAGTTATTGGAAACAATATTGCATTCCATCGATATTTTACCCATAGAAGTTTCAAAACAACTGCTTTTAAACATAAATTACTAGCATTTTGGACAATCCCATTAGCATCAAAAAGCCCTGTAGTATATGCAATGAACCACAGACATCACCATTTGTATGCAGATACAGAACGAGACACCCACAGTCCTGTGACTAGTTTTTGGCACACAATAACAGGCGCATGGGAGTTTAGGGGATATAAGTGGTTTGCTGACAAAGGCGTAGAGTTTAGAGTTAAAGATCTAGTACGAGATCCCACATTAAAATTTATTGAAAGACATTATTTTAAATTTTGGTACATTACTGCAATTATTACATTGTGCATAGACTGGAGGCTTTTTGTGTTCGGTTTCCTCCTACCAGCAGGTCATTACCATCTAGCGGCCAATCTTGCTGTTGTAGGGTTAGATCATTTAAAAATTCCAGGCAGTTATAGATCATACAATACTCCAGACAATAGCCATAATAATCATTTTATGGCTTGGGGCAGTTTAGGTGAAGGATATCATAATAATCATCATCAAGATCCTACAAAGTACAATCAAGCATTTAATAAAGGCGAATATGATATATGTGCATGGTTTGTTGACAAATTTTTTAAAGCAAAAGATGAAAAACACAACACAACATATAATTTTTAATTTTGCATATATTACATTTGGTATACTATCTCTATTTCTAATTAAAGATATATCCCTGTTATTATATGTTTGGCTTTTTATTGCATTTGGAAACGGCACAATAGGACACCGCTATTTTTCACATAACCAATTTAGTGTGCATAAAACATTACATTGGCCTTTAGCATGTTGGTCTACTATTTCTGCGTACAGCAATACTGGATATTGGATTGCACAACATAGACACCATCATAGACACACTGATACTGAAAAGGATATACACAGCCCAGTAAATGGTGTTCTACAATCTTTTATATTTTGGCCTTTTAATAATAAACGGATAGATAGCGTATTCAAAGATAGAACTACAATAATTAATATGGCAACAGCCATGCGGGACCCGGCTATTAGTTTTACTACAAAGTATTTTATACCAATTAACTTGATTTTTATAATATTATTTTGTATAATTGATATTAACATAGCATACTGTTTTGGAATATCTGTTATCATAGAACATGTTCGATTAGGGCTAATTAATACTATAACCCATACAGATAATTTTCTAGGTAACTATAGAAATCACAACACAAAGGATAAAAGTTATAATAACTTATTACTGGGAATAATATCATTAGGATTTGGATGGCATAATAACCATCATGCTAACGCAAGTAAATTAATTTTAACTGAGCGTTGGTGGGAAATTGATCTCGAAGGGTATCTAGGTAAATTATTATCATTAACTGCAAGAGGAAAAAAATGACTGAACAAACTTTAGAAATTGTATTAAAAATTACGGCAAAGCACTTTAAGAAAAATATAGAGACTCTAAATGAATCTACGCATATTATTAATGATCTAAAAGGAGACAGTTTAGATGCTGTTGAATTAGTAATGAACATCGAGGATCATTTTAGCATCGAAATTCCAGAAGATGATATGACTGGCGTTAGAACACTAGGCAGTATTGCAGAAGTAGTTGCACAAGTTATATCTAAAAAGAAATAACACCGCAAGGGAGTATGACTATTTCGAAAAACCCTAAACGGCATACCTTCCAGCAAGAGAATTATGTTAAACGTTGTGAAGAGGAAGGTAAAGAGCCTAATACAGATTACTTAGATCTTTTTAAATCATATCGTCGGCAAGACGAAGAAAACATGGTTGATCGTTAGTTGGGATCATTCACTACTCCAATTAAATGTAATCTCGGATTACTTGAACAATTCATAAAGGTATGCTGTTTAGTAGTATTAACCCAATATATTGCACCTACGGGCATATGTTGTGCAAAGCCTAGTTTAAAAACAAAATAACATTCTGAATTAGTTATTAACGGTATATGAATCCTCGGAGTTTGGTCTCGGTGCATACTATAACATGCATATGGTCCAACCCACATTAGTCTAGTTCTAAGTAACCTATATTTATTAATCACTTCTTCAAATACAGTATCTTTGAAAAATGGATTTAGATTATTATAATCAATTTCTTGCCCTTTGTTTTTTCCAACTGCACTTGACCACGGATCTTCATCCATTTTATATTGCAGTCCTGTTTGTTTTCCTTTATGCCCGTACTCTGTCCATTGTATATCTTTTGCAATTTGAAAATAGCAATCTAAAAGAGTAGTAATAGAATATGGCTCAATGATCTTTATCATCATGTATTTAACTTGAAAAAACACCCAACAATGTTTCCTACTATTTTGGATCACAAATCATAGATGTTGTATGGTTTCGCCGGGCAGAGTCGAACTGCCGCCAAAAGTTTAGGAAACTTCTATTCTATCCATTGAACTACAGCGAGGTGTGTGGTCTGGCGTGAAATTGTTACATTCTTCTAAACTCTTAATTATTATAAGATTTTTTATCTGAGTTGTAAGGCAATCAATTTTTAATTGCTGTGCTTTAATGGCATACGGATTTTTTGGATCTAAATACAAATCATATTCAGGCAAATAAAAATCTGGAAAATAATTATGTGTTACATTCTGTTTGTCAGTCCATCTAATCGGATCAGGTCTTTTCCATTCTACATTAATACTATCAAGTCGAATTGCTAATGCTTCCTCCCAAGAAGAATCCAAACTAATAATAGTACCATTTTTTTGAGTATATTTTTTAATAGATCTTACAAGGCGCCTATGTGGACTTGCTAATGCTTTTTCTCTAAGATGCTGTTTAGTTTCTTCAGAATGTTTCCACCCAGGATAAGAATGATTTACTCCATTATACTTGCCATCGGCCCATGCTTGCTTAATTCCAATAGTGCGTTTAGCAATTGATTCAGTTGTTTGCATCTGCAAACAATTTGCTGCTTCTGTATACATTTTTCTTTTAGGATTACAACTGCACCATCTAACATGGTTTGCTCTATTAGCAATATTAAATATGCTTAAATCAACCGCGCAATGTGGACATACACTTAACTTAATAAATTTAACTGCCGGTCCAGTACCATTACATGCTTTATGATGTTGGGCAAACCCTTTGTTATTAATTTTAATATTGCACTTGTTGCACTCGGTAGTTTTCATGTTTTCCTTAGTAGAGTGCTTAGTGCGGCTGGCAGGATTCGAACCTGCGGCAAACCGGGTAGAAGCCGGTTACTCTATCCAACTGAGTTACAGCCGCACTAAGCACTCTACTTATTTATACCTAGTTCCCTGTATTTTCCACTATACGAACGCCAGAGATTGTTTGGTACCCCGTGTCTGATTCGAACAGACATCCAACTCCTTTTGAGAGAATCCGCACTACCAATTAGCGTAACGGGGCATATATAGAAACACATTGATGTTTTGAGGCACTTAAACTAGGCACGTCACGTCTTAGGTCAAATGCCACGGACTTCTCGGTCCTGATCTCAATGTGTTTTTATATATGGTACCTTCGGGCGGATTCGAACCCCCAACCACCTGCTTCTAAGGCAAGCCGCACTACCAATTAGCGTACGAAGGCATTATAGGTTTTCGAGAGACCAGCTATCTTTCTGAAGGACTCACTGGCGTGTCTCGTATGAGCGAGTTTAAACTACCTTGTATAATTCTACTGGTGTGTCATGCATCAGCCTAATGCACTAGAATACAAGGGACTCGAATCTCTACGTCTATCTCGAAACTGGTGCCGCTGCTTGGATTCGAACCAAGATAACCCCCTAGACATGGATTAAGAAAATTGCTGAACGTACTCTGCACAGAGTCACCCTTTTATAAGGCGTCCTACCATTAGACGACAGCGGCATTGATTTGGCGGTAATGACTGGACTCGAACCAGTAACACTCTCCGTATGAAGGAGGAAGACTACCATTGTCCTACATTACCATATAGAAACACACTCCAGGAATCGAACCTGTTACCTCGTTCAACAAGGCTATACTAACAAACCAATGGCCATTGATCTGAGTATGTTTTTATATAGAAATGGTGAGACCGGAAGGTACTGCCCCTTCTTAGTCGGATTAAAAGTCCGATACTTTACTTTTAAGTTACGATCCCATATTGGTCCCACACCACGGTAACGATCCGTGTTTTACCGGTTAAGAGCCGGTTACATCACCTTAATGTTTGTGAGGGTTAGTTGTATTAAATTGATTTAATGTGCCAACCCTAGACCAATACGGGATCTAGAGCGACACTAACGTTTAGCACGTTTCATATCGTTCTCCTTTGAACATAATTAAAATTGGTACCAAGAGTCGGGATCGAACCGACCACACCCGATTCTTCAGACCGGTGCTCTACCAACTGAGCTATCTTGGCATTGATGAATATGATAATAGGGGTGACCACTGAGAAGTCTCACTCAGACTACAACTTTCACAGAGTTGGGTGCCAATTTTACACTATGGTCACCCCTATTATCACATAAACTGGCAGGGGCTGAAGGTAACGCTCCTTCTCACCTAGTTTCAAAGACTAGTATCTGCTCTTATCGATTTAACCCCTAAATATAACAGGATGCTTATTTTTCAATTAAAAGTTGAATTGTATAAGTTTGCTGAACGCATCCTAAAACTGGTAGCCACGGACAATTTCGAAATGTCGACTTATCGCTTATCGGGCGATTACTCTGCCTCTGAGTTACGCGGCTATATTTGGTGCGTCCCGAGAGGTTCGAACTCCCGACCCCCGGCTTCGTAAACCAGTGCTCTAATCCAGCTGAGCTAGGGACGCATTAAATTTGGAATCTGGGGTCGGAGTCGAACCGACGGTTTTGAGGATTTGCAATCCCGTGCATTGGGCCACTCTGCCACCCAGACATAATAAAACAGGATCAACTTTTTAGTTTCTGGATAAAAGAAAGTTGTTTAAGTTTGCTGAACTGATCCTAAAACTGGTGCGGGGTACAGGGTTCGAACCTGCGACCTTCGAGTTGGCAACCCGATGCTCTACCAAACTGAGCTAACCACGCATACTAAAACTGGTCTCTCCTGTGGGACTCGAACCCACGAAATCCTCGCCCCAAACGAGGTGGCATAGCCGCTAACCGAAAGAGAGATAAAATTGGCATCCCCCCAAGGATTCGAACCCTGATGAACGGTGTTGGAGACCGTGATCTTGCCATTAGATGAGAGAGATATATTTGGCGGAGCGTGTAGGAATCGAACCTACTCACCCATTTCTGGATGACGGGTTAGCAACCCGCTGCCTTGACCGGTCGGCCAACGCTCCTAAAATTATTACGACTGGTAGGTCTTGAACCTACAAAGGCTATGACTATGTCTTCGCCCCGTCCCCATTCTATGCTATGAGCATAGCGGGAGGTCTTCCATATTCCACTCACAGTCGCAAGTATATTATATACTTATTTGCTGGGTGTGTCAACTGATTTTACATGAGTTAGTTCTTTATTAATAAAGTCCCATGCTCTTTGTAACAGTCGTTTGTAGTGGGGACTATCTGTTTTTTCTGGATATAAGTCTGCTATGTGTTTAATTTCAAATGCTTTGTTTAAATATGCTGTCATTTTTGTTCTAAATGCAGTTGGATCTAAATTAACCAGTTTAGGTATTATTGGTATCAATACGTGCAATGCTTCAACAAATCGAGCATTAATTTCTGCAGGTTCTGCTCGATAAGCAGTATCCGGATTTGCACGATCTGCTGGATTCCTTGCTGTACGATATCGTGTACTTTGGTTAGCCCTGTTCAACGATTTCATATCGTCCATAGCGTGTCTTAGCTCGTGTGCAATAGTATTACGCATACGTTTAGTAGACAGATAATCTGCGTTTAACGATATTGCCTTTTCCATTGGATCCCATTGTCCGAGATGGGAGTCTGCCGGTGTGGCTTTTCCATTTAATCTACGTACAAGATCTACAATAGCGTCATCTGAAGATATTTCTAAACGAATTCTATCCATAGCAGGAATTGGAGTATTAAACAAATCCCCAATACGCCCAATATGTATCACGCCCGTTTCATCGTAGTCTAAATCAGTATCAGCGTATTGCTGTAGATAGTCATAGACTGTGTCAGCAAGACTCATGATAGCACGATCTTCTTCAGCGGTTTCAACCAGTAATTCATGTATTCTCATACACTTATTTAGTGGTGGAAAGCGGAGGAGTCGAACCCCACCCTGTTCTTCACAAGGACCCAGTTTTCAAGACTGGTCGGGGAACCAACTCCCCTGCATCACTTTCCATGTTTGGCAATCCTGCGGGGAATCGAACCTCTGCCGACGGCGTGACAAGCCGCTGTACTGACCAGGCTATACTATGGGACCTAAAACTGGCGCCACAGACGGGAATCGAACCCGCCTCGATCGGATAGACAATCCGGTGCCCTACCCAGAGGACTACTGTGGCAAAATTGGCATCCTGCACGGGTATCGATCCCGTTCCTACACCTTGAAAGGGTGTTGATCTAGCCAGTAATCTAGCAGGATATAATTTGGTGCTCCATGACAGAATCGAACTGCCGTAACCTGATTACAAAACAGGTGTAATACCATTATACTAATAGAGCTAATTTGGTGGACCATGGGGGAATCGAACCCCTCAAGACATGATCATTGCAAGTGATCACCGTAACCCATTACTCAGCCCATATAAAAACACACTACCAGTCCCGGGGATTCGAACCCCTTTCTCTTGTAGTTTACCACGACCTTTTCAGTCAGGCAAGTAATGTGTTTGCATATGGCTCCATCTGTTGGATTCGAACCAACCTCTTCCGGTTAACAGCCGGGGGTACTCACCGAGAATACTAAGATGGAATAGAATATTTTGGTGGAACCCCAAGGAATCGAACCTCTTGCCTCCACCCACCTTATTTTGGCTACGATTTTACAGACCGCAAGCGGGAAAGGGCTCCATTAAACACACTCTAACAGTTTATCTTTCTGCCTCTCTGTACTATGTACATTGAACAAGTGTGTGTATTAAAGCACTCTTCATGGATGAACCCACGTGTGTCCTTGCGGATAGAGAATGCTTTAATACGTAACCATTTTCTTTCCACAAGAGGAAATGCCATCCGGTACGCCGCCCGTTTGCTCCAATGTTTTAAGTGCGGAGCCAGGACCTCGTTTCCTGTATATTCACACTTTGCGATATTAACGGCCTCCGCAGAGATCCTCTCGCTTTCTAAAAGCTTCATAACTTTGAGCAGCTCTTGCTAACTTGTTCTGAATAAGTTGTTTAACCTGTTCAGGAGTTAGTGTGTGCTGTCGAAGCCATTCTGCTTGTTTGATCTGTTTAGTATCCATGTTCCTTGCGGAAAACAAAAAACCCCAGGGTTTCTAATCCTGGGGTCCTTGGAAGTTAAAATGTAAACTTGTTACACTTTGGTCTCCTGGGACCCCGAGCTAATCTCCGGTGTGCGATCATAACTTGACAGACTATTAATCGCTAACCAGCTGGCGGACATGCATCCAACCTGTTTGGCTATCGTATTAAAATGTTGTCTTTGTTGCGATTGCATTTTGTTTTCTCTTTAAACCTTTTGTTTACATCAACAGCACCATTGCTGCCTATGTGTTAATTATACATTTATTTAGTCTCGTTGTCAACCACTATTTGTAATTTTGACAAAATATTTTAATTTATTTTATCTAGTTGCCTACGGTACTTGCTAACTTAACTCTATTGTACATTTATTTGTCTATCTTGTCAAATACTTTTGGTAATTTATTTTGTTGTATTTTTACAACATTTTGTTGCCTGTTGTTCTTACTAACAAATCTCCATTGTATATTGTCATAACCTCAATGCTTTACGAATCTTAGTAGCACTAATATCAGTTACTTTTTTATCAAATGTTTCCTCACCTACGGTGTAGCCAACTCCTCGACCCCAACCAATATGTACGATGTTAGGAACAACTTGTATTTCGTATTGTCCTTGATACAACGGATCTAGATCACGACGAATAAAACTTTTAACTTTTGCCACTTCAAATGGATTGTTTCCTTGCCATCCTTGTACATCACGTACTTGAATAATAACTTGTCCAGTCTTGGCCAATAGCCTTTCAAACAATGCACGATGTCCTTCATGCCATGGTTGCCAACGCCCTAGCATTTGTACTGTGGGTTTTTTCCAATCAAATACAGGACGCAGTCTATTGTCCAATATGTGTGCTGCAACAAACTCTCCCCACTTAACAGCATTTTGTTCTGTTATTCTGAAGTCGTATACCTCAGGTTCTACAAACATGGCATTAGTATCAGCATAACGGCTTTCACGGATAGTGTCTACCCATACTGTCCAATCTGCTTTGAAGTTGTTACGCATTTCGACTAATGGTGCAACAAAGTCGCAGATCACATAGTCCATATCAATCATGGCATCTGCTAGATCACGCATACGTTTACTTTGACGAATACGGCCAGTTTCACTAAAATCCCAATCGTCATATTTTTTACGGACATCATCGGCATTTAGCCAACCTACACGTTTCCTATCTGCTTGTAGATGATCCACGATGTGTTGTGCTAGATAAGTCTTGCCTGCTCCAGGCAGGCCCATTATTAATATTTTTTTTGTCATGGGTAGAAATGTTTAAGTAATTTGTAAGTGAGAGAATAGTTATCTGGGCATGGAGTTTTAATTGAATTAATTTTTTCACTAAACACTAAATCTTCATAATGTAAATCTAAATCAAATGTAGCAGGATACTCATCTAATATTTTATTGAAATATTGTATTGTTCTGTTTATTTTATGAATTTGCATTATATTGATATTTGGAACATTTTTTTCATAGGGGGTATCTTGATTATAACCATAGGTTTTTCTTTGATGTGCAATATACAGACTTGTGGCTTGTGCAATAACATCTCTTCTTCGAATTCTTATTAAACAACAATTATGTTCACTAATAACATCTTTAACAATATCCGAGTATACCATACGTCTTTTTACAGTATTAGATTTTATCAGATCGCCTGCGTGAAGTTTTAATACATATGGATCTTTATTATTAATAGAAGTAATTAATGATGCAAGACTATCTGGTTGACCCGGTTCTATAAAAAGTTTCAAGCTAGGATATGAGGTTAATAATTGCTGAAAAATATCATATGTAAGAGCAGTTGAACCTGTACGTAGACTAGATAAAATAATAACCGGTACTTTATTTATATTGTATAACAATTTATTTAACTCCAATGATCATGTATCTGGTAAATTCCCAAGTAGGATATTTAAATTCTTTAAATCCTTTAAAGTAATATGTAGTTAACGGATACTGATTTACAAAACTATCTAATGTTGTACTATGTATTATATGATCATCATGTGGCATATTATTGCCTTGTAATGCAACATGTGTACCATAGGGTATGTTATTCCACCAATCCATACTTTCAAAATGTTCTGTACTTGTATTAATTATAACATCAACATCTATTGGAACAACAGTATTACAATCCATTGTAACTGCTTTGAATTTCCAATCTTGCCATTTCCAATTTTCATTGATCATATCCGCCATAGCTTCACAGGTTGGATCAATATCTATGCTACGAATTTCTTTTATTTGAATATTATTACGACTATATAACAAAAATCCAGTTAGGCCATACCAACCGCCATAGATCCATATTGTGTCTACTGAGTTAACTATTTTTTCTAACTCTTCACACAACCAAATTTTACTACCGATCTGTCCACTAGAGAAAGCATCTTTGTTTAACATTATCTCTCCATCGGTGTGTTAACAACATCTAATTGTAGTGTGGGGTAAAATGAACTCCATGTCAGTGTCCTTTCATTAAATACCACTATTTAATAAAAAAGAGCCTTTCGGCTCTTAGTACTGGTTACGCGAATCCAGCGACACGCTATTTTGTGCCCGATTTAATTATGTTTCCAAAAAAATTTCAGAAGCTAGGAATTACTTCCCTAACAGACTGTCGACCTTTGCTTCGGCAAGGGTTAGACGATATTCGATGCTATCTAGTGCTGGGTCAGATGGGGTAGCAACTGCTTCAGCAACTTGCTCATGTACTTCAGCGGCAACTTCTTCACCTGTTGCATTTGCAATAACTTCAGCAACTGCGGCTGCAACTTCAGCGTGAACTTCTGGTGCTGGAGCCGGCATGTCAGCAACTGCGGCCAAAATAGCCTCTGTGATTGCAGCTGGGTCAACTACAACGTCTGGTCCAGCTGTAACAACTGCCAAGACAGCGGCTGCAATAATATCAGCAACTTCTTGTTGAGTAACTGGCGCTGCTTCAAGTTGTGCTGAAACAACGTCAGCAACAATGTCAGAGGCTTCTGCGTGGTCAGCACTTGGTGATAGTGCAACTACTTCTTCAACATCTACGGGTGCGTCACCAGCAGGTGCTGCAACAATAGCGTCAATGTGCTCTTGAGTTTGAACAGCAATCAACTGATCAACTTGAACTTCAACAAGTGTTAATCTTGCGTCTAGTTCTTCGATGCTTGTGGCAAAGTCTGTGTTAACTGTGGTTCCAGTTAGGTTGGCTAACTTAACTTCTACGGATACTAATCGTCCGGCTAGGTCGTCTAATCTCATGTGGTTCTCCTTAAGGTTTTATGAGTGTGTACCATTATAGTACACTATTATTTATCTATTAACTTATTACACAATTATTACAATTTAATATTTTTCAACCAAATTATCACGGAATATTTCCCAAGCTCGTTGCCAACTCCAACGATAGCTTACTCTATGCACATCAGCTCTATTAATTTTCAAACACTTGTCAACAGCTACTCGTAGACCTTCTCTACCTTCAGCCATAAATCCAGTTATACCTTGATCAATTACATCTTTGGGGCCTTGACAGTTATAGGCAGCAACCGGAGTGCCACAGGCCATGGATTCAATCATCACAATGCCAAATGTTTCCCACTTACTAGGAAACACAAAAACTTCAGCATTGGCATAATAACGTGCTAGATCTACGCCGGTCTTAATCCAGTGAATGTAACATCTGGATATTGTTTCTTGTATGTTTCCAGCATCGGTCCGTCACCCACCATGATCTTTTGGTAACCAGGATAATCTAATTCTAAGAAATCTTCTAGATTCTTTTCTTTACTAACACGGCTAACACATAACAAATATTTGCTAGGTAGCTGCTCTCTTAACTCTGGTTTAAAGATCGTTCTATCAACGCCGCGTGTCCAAGGAATAACTTCGCCCTTAAATCCGTGTGCTTGTAATTCTGTTACCATGCTGTCCGTAGTGGTCAACACCTTGCCACTGTGTTTGTGGAACCAGCGAACAAAGTGCCAAGTTAAGAATTCTGGGATTCCAAATAGTTTTTTTAACCCTTCAGGAAATTTAGTATGATAAGCGGAATTATGCCTAATATTAGCCAATGACAAATACTTTCTAGCCCAACAACCAAGAGGACCTTCTGTCGCGATGTGTATATAATCCGGAGCAATCTCCTTGATCTTCTTGCCCATGTTACGGGGGTAGGCAAGTTTGACTTCGTTATATTTAGGGCAATCAATGTAGCTGAACCACCCGGGATGCAACACCACAAACTTATAACCATCCAAAATCGCACATGCCTCAATATTCGTATAGGTCGTGACCACGCCATTAATTTGCTCCGGTAAATTATCCGTTATGATTAGGATTGTTTTTTGTTTCATATTGTATTTACTAATAATAAATTAAGCCATTGTCTAATAGGTTTCTCCGTCATTTAGATAAATAAAAGTATGAAACAACAAATATTAGAATACCTACAAGCATCTACTCTACAGAAGAAACTGATCTTTAGTCTGCGTAAGGCTTCTTGGTTTGGAGAGTTAGAAAAACAATTTGTTCAATTGAACTTGCCAGCAGAGTGGAATCTACAGAGAAAACTGTGGCATTATTGGAACGAAACTAATATTGTTCCTTTATGCCCAATCTCGGGTAGGGAAAGAAAATGGAGAGACGGAGCGGCTGTTGAACGTATAGATATGCCCGGAATGAGCGAGGGATACAGTATGTTTGCTGATTACAAAGTAGCAGGCAAAGGTATTAAAAAATTAGCCAAACAAACTCTGCTAGAAAAATACGGAGTAGATAACCCTATGAATCTACCCGGGATGTCAGAACAAAGAAAGAAACACTTTATTGAAAAATACGGTGTAGAAAATCCCAGTAGCAACGAACAAGTAAAACAAAAAAGAATCAATACTATGATGGAAAGACACGGGATTCCACATAATTTAGTAAATTGGCAGGAAAAGTTTTTTAATAAGTTTGGAGTCCGTAACCCTGCCCATGTTCCGGAAATTGCCGAAAAATTATGCTACAACAGATTTAAGAAAAGAAAAGAATATACGCTATCAACAGGCGAAATCATACATCTACAAGGATACGAACCGTTTGGGTTTGACTACTTGAAGACAAAATACCAAGAAAATCAAATACAATATCGTAAAAAAGATATGCCAGAACTATGGTATAACTGGCAGGAAAAAACTCGTAGATATTATTGTGATTTCTTTGTAGCAGACGATAACCTGGTAGTAGAGATTAAAAGTCCATTTACTTTGAGTCGCGATCTTGATATCGTAAAACAGAAAATCCGTTCTGCTCAAACCAAGGGACACAAAGTTCTCCTGTTAGTATTTGATCGCTATGGACAGGTCGCACTGTTACCGGCTGAAATTGATTTCCTACTAACTGAATAATAATCCAATCACCGTTGTGTGTTTCACACAAGGCAGTACAACTTTCTACCCAGTCCCCGGTATTACTGTACCAAACTCCATCTATTAGTTTTATTTCGGCCAAGTGTATATGGCCACATATAATACCATCATATCCGCGTTTCTTACAATACGCTGCCAGATTCCGTTCAAAGTGGAATATAAAATCCACAGCTTTTTTTACTCGTCCTTTAAGATACTGGCTAAGACTAAAGTACCCAAAACCAAAGCGATGGCGTATCCAATTGAACCTACTATTAAGCGATAAAATGATATCATATGCTCGATCTCCTAAAAATGCTATCCAGGGTGCTAGTCTGGTGATGCCATCAAACAAGTCACCGTGAATGACTAGATAATGCTTACCATCGGCACCTATATGCTCTATTTGATTGTGTATTTCTACTAGACCAAAACTGAAACCATACGGAATCATTGGTCTTAAAAATTCGTCGTGATTACCTGCAATGTATACTACTCTGGTGCCACGTTTGGCATGACCTAAGACCCTACGAACAACATTGGTGTGACTTTGTTTCCATCGCCATTTGTTCTGCTGTATGCGCCAGGCATCGATGATGTCGCCGACCAGGTACAAAGTCTCACAAGAGTTATGCTTCAAAAAATTATCAAGTTGCTCCGCCTTGCAATCTCTTGTTCCTAAATGTACATCACTCACACATATTGTTCTATAAGTTTTGAGTTTATTTGACATACAGATATTTATTGTAAAATGTTTACCAGAATATTACAACTGTGTTACAAATATAAATTGCAAATACAAAGATCATAAATATCTACACTTAACACTACTGCTGATAAATATCTTTGAGACTTGCAGGATTTCATTAATTCAAGGAAACTTAACATGAAAAAAATTGTATCGCTATTTTTATTGACAGCATTAACAGCCTGTGGCGGTGGAGGTACTTCAACAGACGTATCAACACCACAAGCAGTGAAATCATCAGTGGAAACAACCACTGATCTACCAACATTTATTCAACTAACTCCCGGCATGGCCACTATTAGTGGATTTGTTGCTGGACCGGTCAGAGAACCAATCCCAGTGATAAAATTATCGGTGGAGACACTTGCTCAAATGCCTCCACCGTTTGTAACTGGTCCAAATCCTGATGGATCACCGTCTGGCCCGTTTGTTGCTGGGCCTGTACCGTTTGTTACAGGACCACAACCGCAAACACCCTGTGCGCCTCAGTTTGTAGCTGGACCTGTTGTTGGGCCTACACCCTGTACTGTGCCAGTTCCCAGTGTGCCAGTAGTTGGACCGGGTCCTGTAGCCCAGTTGCCTTTTGTGATTGGTCCTATCGCAGGTCCTGTTGTTACATTAACTCCGCCCGTAGTAATTGGACCCAGCATTGTAACACAACCTGTGATCAATTACTGTACCAATGGATTTGTAGTTGGACCGTGTACACCACTGCCCACTACATGTAAACCGGATACCCCCGGTGGATTTGTAACAGGCCCTTGCTCGCCGTGAAAAAGCCCCTTGCGGGGCTTTCATCTCTGTGTTAAATCTGAACTATGGTCCACTTGTGTGTGAATGGTTTGCCTTCGGCCTTGTGTTTCAAGATTTTGGCGAATTCTTTCTTACGAAGTTCAAGCTGTTTCTCGGCATCGTGGTCGAAGCATGCCTTATACAACTCAGAAATTAATTTTCGTTGTTTCATAGGTTGCCCCTCCTTGAAAACTATTTATACCGTTTTGAGTTAAAACAAGATTTTCTAGCCAAATTATGTACGATTAACAATATCAACGTGACATTAAATTATTAACAAAGTCCAGCAGTAGGGTATGATGTTGGCCGTGATGCCAATGCCGCTTTAAGTACGGCGTTGCATACCAAGATTCTAAACTGTCGGGACATGCTCCCATAAGTCCAATTCTATTCTGTATTATGGCCATTGGGTCACCGTTTGCATATGAAGCAATGGTGGTGAATTTTTTAGCATCACCTACAAAAGCACATCCATCGCGGAAGAACATTTTCTGAGGCGTATTATTCCATATGACCGATGCAACTGTATTATAACTACGTCTGATATCAGCAGTGGGGCGTTTAATGTATTGCACAGCATCTACACCGTCTAATATGTCAAAGAAGTGTTTTCCGGCCCAGTATGCACCAATGCATATTCCCAGATAACGGCCGCCATTACTAACATAGTCTGCCATTGCGTTTGCGGATTTTCTTAGAAAATATCCATCATAGTCGTCGGCTTCTCCCACACCACCAGGCAATGCAACCATGTCTACATTCTTAAATGTACTAGAATTGCATTGTGCGTGACTAAACATTTTAATATTGTAGTATGGTGAAAGCACTTTAACCACACCATCGCAGCATTCTTCTGCTTCTTTGGAAGAATAATCTTTAAGCAGGGCAATAGTAGGCTTCATTTGAATATTGTATGTTCTGAATTAATCCACATGATCAATATTATTAGCCATAATATTCTTAATATATGGTCGACGATTATTTCATACCAATCAAACCATGTTTTTTTATTTTGATCTTGTTGTGTCATGTTGTATTGCCGGTTGTTCTATATTAATTTCGGGTTCAATATATTTGTCCCAAACTTTTTGACCAGCATTCCAGCCAAATACTGTACAAAATCCTATAATAACATATGTAAGAATAAATTCCATTGTTGTTCTCCTAACTGTATTTATTGGGGAAGTTTCTAGGGATTAATTTTCTTTAATAGCAAGCGGGATATCTGTATGCTACATATTGGTCAGTGCATGAACAAGGCAATAGTAGGTTTCATAATGTTTTGTTAAATTTTAATAATAGATTCAGGGCCCATTAATTCTTTAGATCCCTGCATGGTTCGATCTTGATTACGAATTCCCGGTGTACTTGTATCTTGTACTGGTGCTGCTCCGGGTACTGATTGTGTTGTTGTTGTTGTTGCTGTAGTAACGGGTGGTGCGGGTGGTGCTTCGGGTGGAGATAGTGTAAGGTCATCTAGCCATTTGACTTTTCTAGTTTCGTTCTTTGTATTAGTTTCTGCTCTAGCATTCTTAAGACCTAGATCCGGTCTACCTGTCATGTACCTAACTGTAAGATAGGGTTCGTATATACCAGTAGGAGTAACACCATTATCATACACAGTGTCACCATTTAATTTAAACACACCCGAACCTGCTGGAGCTATAGAAACTTTACCTACTAGAACGCAATTAACATTAGAAACTCCAACATCTTGTCCAAAATCTTTTCCAAAAACAATTTTATTTTTAATTTCATTGTTGTTGAGGTGAAGTCCAAATGATTCTCGTGGACCTAATTCTCCTCCTGTAATTTCTTTTATCTTATCGACCCATGCTTTTATAGTTGGATATGATCCGACTAAATGTGTAAAACCACCCCACTTTTTAAAATTATCTGCTTTTAGACTGACATATGCAACCGGCTCATTATTTTCATTAACGACCGTCATATCGCTTTTTACCCTTCCAGGCGTTTTTTCAAATCTTGCTGCATTAACTATTGATCCCTTGCCGACTATTAATTTAATAAAAGGTTGACCTGCTTTTAATTTTTCTAATTCTTCAGATAACCCGGCAATTTGAGCTTGTTCTTTTCTTTCTCGAGAGAATGAACCTTCTCCGCCAAACTCTTTTGTTTTTTTAATTTTACCAAATGAAATAAACCTTGGTGGCTCTTCTATTGTTTTTAATTGGAAATTGGTGTTGTTTTGTTCCAAATTTTGAGCAATTTCGTCGTATTGGGTGGGATCAAATATAACTTTTTCTTCGCCCGCTGCTGTTTTAATTGTAAAAGGTGTCTGCATTATTATTTTATCTAAGAAAATAGGAACTCTATCTCTGTTAGGATGGTCCTTGTACTTGAACATTTCCTTATTGGTCAAATATGTTTCTGGTAAAAATTCTCTTGCTCTCATAACAAGTATTTATACCACTTCTGGAAACAGAATTTCGCTAACAAATTTTTTCATTTTAGATTCTTCTACACCCATAGCAACCATACTTTTAATTACGTGAGGATTCTGCTTTTGATAATGACAATACCGATTCTGTGCCATGTGATAATCTGCTAGATCTTGCTGTGTGTTTCCCACATGTTTTAGGTAATAATCTAATGTTCTAGTGGCTAATTCGCATAAGTTATCTAATTCTTCACCTATTCTTACATTACCTGCGGCAACCATGGCAGGACTGAATATACTACTTGCCCACTCAGGAAGGTTTCTAGGTCGTTGCCAGTTGTAATATAGTGTTTCATTAGCGAACCAATGCATCATAGGATGACTAGGATCGCCTGCTGAACTATAATCACAGAATGCACCTGTAATTTTGTTTGGACCGCATACAGCATCAAACCCAAAAATAGGACTAGAGTCGTTGAAATGTGGAAACACCGTACAATGTAGAATGTATATATTGTGACTTTCTCTATTGTCTACAATTTCTATATGTGCTCTACGATATCGAGGACTTGCCCAAAGTTGATTATGCCACTCGTAATCTAAATTACCAGTTATCGGTTCACCGGTAGCATTGAATCGATCTTCAAACTTCTTGGCTAATTCTTCAATTTTGTCCCAAACTGCTGTCATATGATTCCATTATTTTAATTGCCCATTCAAAGGCTATGTTGGCTTCAACAGCCATATCGTCTGAAAGCATAGTACGTACAGTTTTAATTAACTCAGCACGATCTTCAAACTCTAAATGTGAGTGAGGTGCTTGCACAATTTTTTTAATCATTTGGCCGCCATGTAGATCTCCCATGTGCCATGTATAAAGATGTGCCATAATACGTTTAGGATCATCTAACGACCTTATATAACTAGCATAATCTTTAGTTATTGATTTATATGTATTAAAACTTCCTATAGGTTTATCCATAGCTTTGTAGTCGTCCATGATTAATCCTGCACGTTCAAACCCCGGTAATGCATCTAACAATCCTGCTTGACGAGCAGCATGTTCGATCTCGTTATACCATAGTTGTTTTTGGTAAGTGAAATCTACCCATAAATCAAAAGGCAGGGTTTTTGCAAACACTGCCTTCATAAAAGGGGTATCTTCCGCTTGTTGATGTTTTTCAGCGGTTAATTCTTTTAAGCTCATAATATTTTCTCATTCTGCGGTTATCTTAATTATCAAAGGCCAACCGTGCAGCCTTGCTAAATTGGTTCCATCTAATTGTTTTTGCTCTGCAACCTCATGAGTATATGTGCCAACAATTGCACTTTCTTCATTATGAATTTTTAAAGTTAATTCCATTGCTGTGCTTTCATTATGCCTAAATATTAAAATTAACATTGCAATAACAAATTCCATGGGGGTGGAATTATCATTACAAACAATAACATTAAATTTTCCAGGTTCTTTTACATTTGTAGTTTTAGACTTTTTTTCAATGATTGTATCAGTGGTCATAATTTTATTTAATTTAGTGGGGGCAAATGCCCCCGGGGGTTTACTCAGCTTTAATTTTTAATACACGAGGTTTTAATGCATCGGGAACAATACGCTTTAATTCAATTGTAAGCACGCCATTCTTAATCTTACCCTCGCCAACTTCCATGTGTTCAGCTAATGTCCAGCTACGTGTGAAATCGCGGAATGAAAGTCCACGATGTAAAAACTCAGCAGTTATATCATTGCTCTTGTCTCGAACACCCTTAACAATGAGTTGATTCTGATCAATCTCAACTGTGACTTCATCCTTAGCAAAACCTGTAACAGCGATTTCAATCTCGTAAGAGGCATCGTCGTGTTTAACAATATTGTAAGGTGGGTAATTGTCTTTGAGTTGATTTGCAAAACGATGTTCAAAATCGTCAAACATTGAATCAAATCCTAAGAGTGCTCTGTTTAGAGCGTTGGTATCAAAACGTACTAATTGTGTCATAATTTTCTCCTTTAAAAGTAAGTGACAACATTGGGCACTATGCCCTAAAGTGGGACCCTTAATAGGTATCCCACGATATTATTTATTAAGCAGCCTTTTTAGCTTGCTCAGTTGTTTCTTTAAAATCTACATCAACTATATTATCATCTGCGGGTTTCTCAGACTCGCCAGATGCGGTTTTTTCTTCCTCTTCTGCTTTAAGTTTTGCAGCAGTAATAGAACCCATGCATTCGTAAAGAGTTGAAATACTTTTTTGTATTGCTTCAACATCGTCCCCCTTGACAGCATCGTTGATACCTTTGATTGCATCTTCAACCTTGGTCTTTTCTTCAGGTGGAACTTTATCGCCGTATTTTTCAATATCATCTTTAAATCCGTGAACAGTAGATTCGGCAGTATTTCGAGCATCAACTAACGCACGTTGCGTTTTATCTGCTTCTGCATTGAGTTCAGCATCTTTGATCATATCTTGGATTTCCGATTCACTCAAACCACTGTTAGATTTAATGGTGATTTTGTTTTCTTTACCAGTATTTTTATCTTTGGCACTTACGTGCATGATACCATTTGCGTCAATATCAAATGTAATTTCAATTTGAGGAATTCCCCGACGTGCAGGTGGAATTCCTTCTAGATTAAATTCACCTAACAATTTGTTATGTTGTACAAACTCGCGCTCGCCTTGGAATGCTTTGATAGTAACAGCTGGCTGATTGTCGTCAGCAGTTGAAAACGTTTGTGAGGCCTTAGTAGGGATAGTTGTATTCTTTTGAATCAACTTGGCCATTACGCCACCCTGTGTTTCAATACCAAGACTCAACGGAGTAACGTCTAGCAATAAAACGTCATTACGTCCACCACCTAGAACATCACCTTGGATAGCTGCACCTGCGGCCACTGCTTCGTCTGGGTTAACATCTTTACGTGGTGCTTTGCCAAACAATTTTTCAACTGTTTCAACAACTTTGGGCATACGTGTCATACCACCAACGAGGATAACTTCATCGATATCACTGGCAGTAACGCCTGCATCTGCCATAGCAGTTTTACAAGGTGCAACACTACGCTGAATTAGTTCTTCAACAAGTTGTTCTAATTTAGCACGGGTGATCTTAACATTCATATGTTTCGGACCGCTTGCATCTGCTGTGATATAAGGCAAGTTAACATCTGTTTGTGCAGAACTTGAAAGTTCAATCTTGGCTTTTTCAGCAGCTTCTTTCAAACGCTGAAGCGCCAGCATGTCCTTCTTAAGATCAACGCCCGAGTCTTTCTTAAATTCATTAACCAAGAAATCCATAATACGTTGGTCAAAGTCTTCACCACCCAAGAACGTATCGCCGTTAGTACTCAGTACTTCAATTTGTTTATCGCCGTCGATGTGTGCAATTTCAATAATACTAACATCAAATGTACCACCACCCAAGTCGTAAACTGCAATCTTACGATCTCTTTTATCAGTTTTATCAACGCCATACGCAAGAGCTGCCGCAGTTGGTTCGTTGATAATACGTAGAACTTCAAGTCCTGCAATTAAACCAGCGTCTTTAGTTGCCTGTCTTTGACTGTCATTAAAGTATGCAGGAACTGTGATAACTGCTTGTGTAACTTCGTGTCCTAGATAATCCTCTGCTGTCTTTTTCATTTTACGTAGCACTTCTGCACTAATTTGTGGAGGTGCCAGTTTTTCATTATTCACATCTATCCAAGCATCGCCGTTTTCTGCTTCTACAATTTTGTAGGGCATTAGGTCAATGTCTTTTTGCACAGCTTCTTCTTTAAATTTACGTCCAATTAGACGTTTAGCTGCATAGATTGTATTTTTTGGATTTGTAACTGCTTGGCGTTTTGCGCTAGCACCTACAAGGATCTCATCATTGGCATATGCAACAATACTTGGGGTAGTGCGATTGCCTTCTGAATTTTCTATAATTTTTGTGACGCCATTTTCAATAACTGCCACACAGGAATTTGTAGTTCCAAGGTCGATACCTATAACATGATTTCTTTTGCTCATTAATTTCTCCTTAGTAAGTGAGCGGGCATTGTGCCCATGTAAAAGCCATAAGGTCTTTTACAGCTTTATTTATTATACCACTATAATAAATAATTGTCAATTGATTGTATCATCAATATGATCTGATGCTCTTGGCACCTGATCAATAAACTTGTCTTTGTATTCTTTTTTACCTCCTTCTACATCATAGGTAGATTCGGTGTTGGCTATGGCTTTGTATATAGGGTGCAATAGTTTATCCATAATCCTACGTGCCATTTCTTCCAATACTCGATCTACATCTTTGCCCTGTGCAATCTGCATCATAGCGTGGCCGTGTTCAAACATGCGGACACGGTTGCTCCACGATTCCATAGATTCGTTGGGATTAGGTTTCACACGGTCACGACCACTTTAAAATAAACATTGTAGCATCTCTAGGGTCTTTGAACAACCACTGTCCTTTCGACAACTTATATTCATCTTTGAAATACAATTTCTTATCTTACTATACCCATTTTAAAATAAAATTAACAGCATCTTTTTTAGATTTAAAAATAAAATCTCTACCATTGCGCTCATAATTTTTAACATTTTCTTCTAGCCAATAAGTTATGTCTATTGCATGTTTATTATCTTGAAATCTTGATATACTAACACAAGTCCAGCCTTGGGCTTTAAGCATATTCCACATAACGTCTTGATCAATTGCTTCTTGCATTTCTTTAGCAATCTTAGTTAGTATTTGATCTTGTAAATTCATGACCATTTCAAAATAAACATAGTACGATCACGTTCATCACGGAACCAATACTTTTGATCACTACCAACCCAACGAGCGTTTTCTGTAAACCAATTACAATTGCCCATTGTTTCTATTAACCAATTGGTCATCTCTTGAAATTCTGTCGTAGAGTAGTAGTAAGGTCGAACCCAATAGGGCCATTTAAGTTGAGTATCGGCATATCCAGTTTCGAGGTATTTCGCATTTGTATAATAATAGACATCGTACGAAGAATCTATTAACATGTCTCTTGAGGCGGACAAGGCACGTTTCTTAAGCATTGAACATCTTACCAACATGTTCCACTGCGAGTCTGTCGTCTGGAACAATTTGAGCATTCCACATGATTGCCATGACCAATGCATCCTTGTTGCTTTCAAAGATGAAATCCATATATATCTCGTTGGCATGGGCAAAAAACTTTCCGCCAGGCAAACCAAATCGTTCGATTGCCCAAGCACAGACGTTGCCCCACCAGACGCCCTTATCTGTTTCAATGGTCCAAGGTATTCTTACAGTGCTAGACATCATGCCTCCACAATTCTATACTGAGAGTTTGGATAATTTTCCTGCAACCATTCCAACATACCTTCCTCACAGGGCAGTCGAATAGAATCAAATTTGTTAGTAATGTATCTCATTTTATCCTTAATATAAATGTGGTTCTACTGTGTGTTCATCTTTTAGAATCAACATGACTTCTTCTTTGCTGGTATAGATCAACCGGTGTTCTTCCAAAATACTTCTACGTTGCTCTTCATCACAGCTGGACCAAAACAAAATCTGTTTATGACTGCCACGTGCTACTTCTGGTACTGTGCTGTCAATCCAACCCACTAAGGCCTTGAACGCAGGAACAGTATTGCCAGGATGGCTACGTCGGATTGCTTTGGCAAAGTCGTTGCACAGGATTGCCTCAAAACAGCCGCCTGGTCTAAAACCCCAGACTAGATAGTTGTAAAACGGTTCAGCAAACTCCTCGGGCACATCCCAACGTTTAAAGGTTTGCAAGAGTTTGTTTCTACTGTGGACTGTTAGTTTCATTCTTCAACTCCAAAATGTTTGCTAATACCATGCCCTGCTTCCAACGAAGCCATATCCCACGTGTGTCCAAGCCGCTGTCTTACTTCATCTTCTTCGTACGGACAAGGGGTTGCTCGTGCAATGCGGGCGCATTCTTTCACAATCAACTCGGCGAACTTTTCTTTGTCAAAGATCCATCCTTCGCCACTGTTGGATGTTGGTTCAATACGAGTAGTAGCCTGTTCAGCAAGTTGTCTAATTCGTTCGTTCATAGCTCAACTCCAAAATGTTTCATAAGAGCCTGATATCCGTTTGGACTAGCAGTTGCTTTACCAACAACATCAATACATTCTTTAATAATCAACTCGGCAGTACGATTTTGAATTTCTTTGATTTTATCGTAGCCCAACGCCACCCAAGTCTCGGGCACTATCTCATCTAGCACCTGTCCTGTGATTTGTTTAATTCGTTCGTTCATATCATACCTCAATTGTAAAGTTTGGATCAAAACCATTACCGGATTCCCATGGAATATATCCTCTGGGATTACTTATTACTCTTGTCGTTCCTATATTGTAACTTACTGGGTCATGCATGTGACCGTGAAGAAAGTATTTTATATTAGGAAAATCTAAAATAAACTCACTCATGTCACTAGCATAGGCACCATTACTAGTAGTCTCATGTTTATACTTTTCATGTATACTCATGTAGCTAGGAGCCATATGTGTAATAATCACAAAAGGTTTATCTCTGTTCATTTCCAACACAGACTTAAAATACTGTTTGGTCTTACGATGAATAGCCACAGTATGTTCCGGTGTCAATTTATGATAGAGACTTTTAGCAGGATAGAAGTTTTGAATAACCTTGTAGTCATTTATAAAACTTCTCATGGAATGAAGGGTAATAGGATCACCCTTGTTCATGTCGGTCCATAATGTAGCACCCATGAACATGACACCTTCATACTCTACTACTTCATCTTCCAGAATGGTCACGTTGGGGGGCATCAAGGATTTTAAATCATTATAAGTTTTATCCAATCTATGATTATAGAATTCGTGATTTCCTAGCACATAGAACACTTTCTTATATTTGGCACATTCGTGATAAAAGAAATCATAGGCATTCAATCCACCGGGAGTATAAGGAACTACGCGGGTGCTGTGAAAGTCCTTTTTGAGAGTTCGGTATTCACAGATATCTCCGGCTAATATCAATAAATCTCCTCCGGGAAGTGATTGGTATCCAAATTCAAGGTGAATATCGGAAACAAGGGATGCGTTAATTTTAGTGTTTATCATGTTATCTTTACCTTATATGTTTCTGCTCTATCACTATATAATTGATGACCCCGCTGTCTAATTAAGTCTGCTGTTTCTTGCGGGCATTCATTCCATTGTTTCCACCAAAATGTTTCATCCATCTCTTTGGTGCAATCAATGGCATAGATTTCATAATGCCTGTGTGTATTAAATCTAGCCCGCAATAACAAACTTCGAACAATATTGTCAAGAGGGTTTGGTATAGTTGTTTCGTCTTTTAGTAAACGCATTGTATTATCTCTGTCAACATGTTCATACTGAGAGATGGGTATAATTGCTTCGATACCTAACCGATCCCAACTAAATATAAATGCATTTTGCGTTGACATGTTAATATTATACACTCAACTAATAATTTTGTCAAGTGATTCTGTCTCACTAACTACTAAAAAGGAACTGTTACATGATAGCAAAAATTAAAAAAACACTTTGGTTTGCCGCAGGGATATTATTCTTAGGTATAGCCTATATTGGTGTAATTGTTCCGGGCATCCCATGGTCTACCCCCAGTTTAATTGCCACCTATTGCTTTGCTCGTAGTAGTAAACGGTTTCATGACTACATGATAAATCATAAATTATTTGGACCTTTTATCCGAGATTGGCAAGAAGGTAGCGTATTTCCAACCAAAGGTAAATGGTTTATGTTTATTAGTATGGATGTTAGCCTTGTATTATTTTATCTAGCAACTCAAAATTGGAAAGCCACCATGGGTATGGGTATATTCTTTGCACTGATCATACTCTGGGCAAGTCGTTTGCCGGGTAGTAGGGAAGAAGCCGAACGCAGAAAAGAATCCGGCCAAAAATTGGGTTGGTTCAAATAATGCTGATTACAATATAATTAAAAAATGTAGATTACTTTGTCAAACTTGCTAGACGCTTATATTCTCTAGCAGTAGGATGCACATGATCCTTACTTAACTCTGCAATAGATATAGACTTATCTTCAAACTTATCTGCAACAATACTCACGGCTTCGGCGGCTGTTTTATTGTTAGCGGGTAATATCCAAACTACGTGTTTAGAACCAATTACTTGTCGTAGTGCAAACAATTCTTTAAGAGTTTTGATGTTCTTAGAATCATTTGCACCCAAACTGACTACAACCGTATTAGCATTTAGATCACCTGCAATATGCTGATCAACAAACTTGCGACTTGTAATACCTACAGTAGCATAGGCAATGCACTCCGGACGGTGTTGTGCTATACCAACTGCGATACTATCTCCTAAGATTAGGCACCCTAACATTACATTTCCTTTAATTTCTTTATATCTTTATGTTTGACTATAATGATGTTGTTTATAACATCGTTAAACTTGATTGGCAAATCTAAATGTATAGTAATACGAGGTCCTTCGATCTCATTGATCACAGTATCATTACCCACTGTACCAATGAATGGGATTTTATTCCATTTGCCAAATACTCGATCACCTAAGAAATAAGATGGCCAGTATTTGGTCTTGTTAAAATAATCAGTCTGATTTGCCATACGTTTCCCAACAATTGTTCTTGTAATCCCAATGACGGCTGTCATAGATACTGATATCCAATTGATAACCAAATAGTCCTAATTCAAAACGAACACCTGCATGGTCATGTTGTACAGTCCAATTAAACTCAATTCGAAATAGTTCCGGAGTTTTCATAAACTGAACTTCCCAGAATTTATGCTGGAAAGGAGTTTTTCCAGACTTGCACCAACGGCTCTCAAATCGATCCCACCATTTGGGATTTTGGATATTGAGATTAAGGTATATCATACAATGTGACCAAGCACTTGGTAAATCAACCGATCCAATTCTATTTGGTAATCGTGATTACCTAGACGGCGTTTGAGCCAGATCTTTTCTACTAAATCTTTAATGTTTGATGGATTACTCACTTGCATTAAACCGCGTGATTCTAGTTCGTCAATCAATTCAGAGTCGTCAAACTCTTCCAAGTCAACTTCAACTTCTGTATAAACTGTTTTATAGGTCATATTATCTTTCTCTTATTTTAAGTTTAGCGTAGATGTTTTGCACACCTACACTTTGCCGAATAGCATCCTGCAGAGCATCGTGTTTGGCACCCTGTGGCATCTCTGGATCATAGCCTAGATCGAACAGTGTGCGAGTGTCACGTAGTTGCCAATAGTTCCAAGGCAGTGGTTTGCCAAGCTGACTATAGATATCTTGGATAATCATTAAGTCAAAGGTAGCACCGTGACTCCAAAATGTGTCACATCCCCAAGCAAACTTGTGGAATTGGTCGATAGCATCGACTAAAGGAATTCTGCCTTCTTCGCTGAATGCTTCTTCCATAATTACTGGATCTTGCCGCCCCCACCATTCCAAAGTTTTTGGATCCACTTCTCTACCCAATGCATCTTGATCGTCAATATTAATTTTAAAATAGAGCTTGTCCCCGTATCCGTTTCCATATGGATTAAAGTGTACCGCACCTAGGGATAATACAGTAGCTTTTGGAGAGACTGCCATAGTCTCTAAATCTAGCATCATATGACGAGACATAAATTACTTTCTATATGTAAAAGTATAGTTTAACAGGATATATTATATTTGTCAACCGCTTAACAATCTAAATGTGCGTTCATCCAATCTCTAAATTGGATCCATTCTTCTTTGAGTATATCTCGTTTCCAAATGTTATAGATCAAAGGAACAATAACCAAATTATCAATTGTCAATGCTCCGCCTTTGACTCTGGGTATTTTATGATCCGGACTAGGCATATGCATAAAATCATCTGTAACTTTATTAGCACCCATTCCATAACAGACTTTTCTATCTCCAAAGTAGTCCGGACTAATTGCATACAGCTCCTCGGGTGTTGCATCGTAATCGGGTTGCCTACTCCAATAAATACAACGTAGCATTTTCAAATCCATACGCCCTTCCATAACTGCCAGATGGTAGTCACCGTTAATATAGGTGGCTGCATCTGGCATCTTGTTAGGACGAGCCTCGATAGCTAGGATCAGCTCGTTAGTTGTCATTATGACGTCAACCAACTATGTACACGGATTGTCTCACCGTACTTGTTCACCGGAGCAGTCATTGAGTATTTGTTACCTTTTGACACATAGACATGATACAATGCATGTCCAACTTTAATCTCAGGACCAATGCCGTTACCTTTGCCGTACTCGTCATTAACCGCTTTCTTACAGCTAGCATGAAGACTTTCACTACCTGTACCAAACTCGTCTAAAACAATCGTTGACAGGTGTTCCAGTTTGGGATTAGTCAAACTGCCTTTATCAAAAGATGTCTTTAAATCTGGAATAGTCCAAGTTACATCTTGTTGACTGATCAAATTAGTTAATCCCAGCAAGTTTGCAGACTTGATAGTTTGATCATCGTAGCATCGAATATGCACTGCGGCGGCAATGTCCATGTTTGCAATGCCCATACGAGCCGACTTCAACAAATCGCCCATGTGACTAATACCTCGATTGCTACTAGCTGCCGGATCATTAGCACGGCAAATACGAATCTTCCAACGAGTCGCCCAATGTTTAATATCCAACATTTCTTGATCTTCGCGGAATGGCTTCTTACCGCCATTGATATAAATTTCTGCACGGCTTGAGCGATTACGATAGTTGTCATACGGCTCGCTGGGCAAGTTATCTACATTACATGCACAGAACTGATCAATATCAACTGTGATGTCGTCACTGATACGATATTGCACAGCCATATATCGCATACCAAAGAACAAACAAGCAACAGTGCGATGTTGGCCGTCGTTAACATAAACATAGTTGGATGAGTCTTTACGACCGATAGCGTTAAACACACTCCATGGGTCAAACTTAAAAACAATGCCAATACAATGGCGAAGATACAAGATACGCTGACTGCCATAATTAATCATCAAAATTTCTACAGGATGCCGTTCTGTTCCTTCCATGGGCATGATATTAAATTGTGGGAAATCAACACCCCACAGAGCTTTGCTGTCGGCAAGATTCCGCAAGGCCAATTTCCAGCTATCAAGGATTGACAGCATTCCTCCTCGGGTTTGGTCCACCCACAATTTTTCTGGAATCTTTTCAAGACGTTCTGCTATGTCTTTTTGACTGAGTTGTCGATAATCAACTCGTTGATTTTTTGGACCAAAAATCAATTCTAGATTTTCTCCAAATTCTTCTTTAATTGTATCAGCGTATCCATAGTTTGGAAATGGATTGGCCATAATTTGAGATGCTTGTGTCATAATGTTTTCTTATCCAAAAGAGTTAAACTTGTTAGCACCACGCTAACAGTATATATTATACACTAAACTTAGAAGGCTGTCAATACATTTTTTTAGGTAATTGCTGATCGCGTAGCTTTTTATTCCAGCGAGCCTTGGCAGCTCCCTTTTTACGCTTACGCTCAGTAGTGGGTTTTTCATAAAACATTTTGGCTCGTACAGTTTCCAGTACTCCTGAATCTTCTACTTTTTGTTTGAACTTTCTAAGTGCAACTGCTAGGGGTAAATCTCCTACAAGTATTTTATTACCTAGTAATTTATTTTGTTTGCTCATTTTTATTTTTATCAAAAATCATCGTGGCTGATTTGCCATCAATCGTATCTTTAGTTATCCGAATTGTATTCAAACCGCGTTCTACTAAATCAACAGCATCAAATTGATAGGGCAATAGGACTTTTTCAATTATGTTTTTTAATCCGCGAGCATTTGTTTCTAGTTCTTTAGCTTTGGCTGCAATACTGAGCATTGAGTCATGGTCAAATTCTAATGTAATATTATCCAAATTAAACATATATTCATATTGTTTAATTGGGCTATTCTTTGTTTTGGTAAGAATTTCTACTAACTGTTCTTCGGTAAGTTCATCGACGTTGGTAATGAGTCCAAACCTTCCAACGAATTCTGGGATAAGACCAAATTTAATAAGATCTTTAGTAATTACTTCTTGAAATACATTTTTATCATCTTCTGCATTACTAAAGTTTGCATGAAATCCCACTGAACGTTTACCCATTCGTTGCTTAATAATTTTATCTAAACCAACAAACGCACCTCCGCAAATAAACAATATACTTCGAGTATCAATTTCTTGCATATCGCTACCAGGATGCTTTCTTTTACTATTTGAAGGTATTCGCATTACACAACCTTCGATCATTTTTAACAATGCTTGTTGTACACCCTCACCACTTACGTCTCTGGTAATACTGGCACTTTCGCCTTTACGTGCAATTTTGTCGATTTCATCAATGTAAACAATACCTCTACTAGCTTTTTCAATATCGCCATCGGCTTCGCTGATTAAACGAGTAAGAATACTTTCTACATCATCACCCACATATCCTGCTTCTGTAATTCCTGTTGCATCACATATAGCAAATGGGAGGTCTAGATATTGTGCAATTTTCCTAGCCATCATTGTTTTACCACAACCAGTTGGACCAAGTAATAACACATTGGTTTTTTCTAATTCGATAGAAGTACTAGGGTTGTTTATTCTTTTAAAATGTTGACTAACTGCTACACTTAAAGAAATTTTAGCCTGGTCTTGTCCTATAATGTATTCGTCTAAATAGTCTTTGATCAACACTGGATTTAGTAATTTACTTGTATCGGCGGGAACTTTTACTTTTTCGTCTACAAGTATATCAACACAGAGATCAACACAATCATTACAAATTGCTGCAAGGCCACCGACAATTAACTTCTCTACATCTTCTTTACTTTTTCCGCAAAAATCACAACTGTGAGTTTTTTCCGATTTTGCCATTAAATGTTCTTTCTAAAAAGGTTTGTATAGTAGTTATTCGATTTTGATTTATGTAATGATAAACTGCGGATTCATTTTCATCGTCGGTTTTATAATATGTATTTTTCTTACCTACTATATACCCGCTCAATGCAGAGGTAGCATAGTTAAGTCCGTCTAGGTCTATATACTTATATTCGCATCTTGCCAAGGCGTGCAAGAACCATGGTACATCTATTTCATGATCATAAAAATATATATTCACATGCTCGGTTAAATCAGCCTTGGCTAGCCATTCGCTAACTGTAGCTTGATCATCATCACTAAGGTGAATGAACAATATACTAAATGATTCATTCTCAAAAAAATCAGGAGGAGTTATTAATGTTATTTTGTTATTCATTATATACGTTTTTTAACTGCTTCCATCATATCAGGATGTAATTCTGACAGACGAATTTTTTTGGCTTTTATAAGATCAATATATTTTTGAACTTCTGGTGAGGGACGATCGTTATATGGGTCTTCGTTATTTGTAGCTGTTTCACTGGTCTTTATATATTCTTCTTTGCTTATTAAATTAGACGACCAAAGATTGCTTTCGTTTTGTTCTTCATTTTGAATATATACTGATTCTTTAATTTGTTCAATTTGAATATTAGTTATTGGAACATTATCCAGCTCGTACACAGGTTCTTCAATTACACCACATTTTTTGTTAGGGCAGAATAATCCTATACCTGGTACATTAATTAGTTCAGTTTCACACTTGTTACAATCAATAGGTTCAAATTGTGTAATAGTAGTGCCAACACTAACTACGTTAGTAGGTTCTTGACGGTCATCCTCCGCTAATTTTTTTAATTGTTCAGTTTGTTGATCTGTTAATGGTCCGTTATCAGGTTCATAATCGAGCATTAAATTTTTACGGTCTCTAAACTCTTGAAAACTTGTTTGACTAGCTAATAATAGTATAACTGCTAATGGATCAAACACCACAATTAATGTAATGATAACCCACGTAACTGATTTTTCTAAAACACTAGGATCAGTGTTACCATAGAAGAATGCGGCTATATATTTTATTGGTCCTACTTCAGCTTCTACCTTGCGGACCTCGGCCGCAATTGGCGCACGTTCTTCGCTAAGTGCGGCAATAGTTTTCTGTTCGGCTTGGATCTCAGACTGAAGGCGGGCACGTTCTTTAAGTTGTGAGCGGCGTAGCCCAACTGCTTTGTCCGCACCTGTTTCCGAACTGCTTCTTGCCATGACCTGGTCCACAGCTTCATCCATCTGTTTAAGAGCCTGACGGTTTGCATCGATATTGTCCTTACTGGTTTTAATTTTTTCATCATATATTGCAATCTTACTGATAACATCCCCACTAACTAAATTTTGATCACTATGTGCCTTACTTAAGAATCCAAAGATTCCTATGCTGGTAATGATCATCAATACCACAATAGCAGTAAAAAGATATGTTTTAATTAAAAGTGGAGCAGTCTTCCAATTTTGTTTGAGCCAAACTGTGGCTACTAACTTACTGATTTCTAATGTAGTTCCCATAATGATAATAGGAATAATAGCCGCGGCAAAAATAGCAGTAAGACCTACTACGCTATAATAAACTGCTACTGCTGAAATTGATAATCCACTTAGTAGTGCTAGGTATGCTATAAATTTTTCAATGAGTGTAGGTTTCATAAGGTATTTATCGGCGTAATTTTGCCTGGTTTGATTATACATATCATCTTATTACCAGTGTATTAACGTCTCATTCGGGCAATATCTACAATGTGATCACTATTGAATACAGGCACGGCGTTTGATTTGGCCATTTGGGATATTCCTAACATTTCAGTTCCAGTATACATCTGTGTAGGTTTAAGAATAGCCACACCCCCACTATCCCTACTAGGGATATGTTTTGTATTTGTACGTCCAATTGGAGTTTCAAGTTTGTAGACTAAGGGTTCAGCAACCATTGCTCTTTTTCTTTTTTTCTCTTCTTGCTCAATACCTTGACGTTTGAGCAAATCTTTCCAATCTGATTCTAACTCTCGATGTTTACGAGCTGCTTCAGCATTACGGAATTTAAATTTACCTCGTGATTTTCCATTAGTGGTCAGTGCGGGTCCTGCAAGATGAAATGACATACAAAAACTCAATTGTTGATATGTTACTATTATATAACAGAATTAATAAAAAAGCAAGAGTAATTTTTCCAACAAAAAAGGGTTCCTCAAGGAACCCTTTTTATACTAAAACGCAAGAGAATTTGGTAATTTATTCTATTAAATTTAAAAAACTTTTCTAGCTAAACTTAAAAACGATGGATTTTTATTAGTTATAAAGTCGTCAAATTGATCCGTTAACTCTTCTAACGATTGTGGTTTATATATCTTGATATTTGGCAAACATGCTAGGATCTCATCTGCATCATGTGCCCAATGTGATAGTCCATCATGAGAGTAATCTTTATTTCTTCCACTTCCAATTAGTTTGACTGGAATATTTTCTGCATCAAGATAATTACGCAAGAATTCGAATGGACGATATAGAACAAAACTACTCATACTATAGCAAACAGGAATTTTACCTTGCTCAGCAAGGCCGATACCAGCACCAATCAGTAATTGCTCTGCTGCACCAACATTGTAGAATCTGTCTGGATGTGTATCACGCACCACATCGAGCAATCCAAATCCTAAATCTGCGGTAAGCAAAATCACATCTTTGTTTTCTGTCATCTTTTGTGACAGGAGATTCATGCATGTTTTTCTCATAATGTATTATACTCTTCAGGTTTAATTACATGATAATGAGATTCAAGACCCTTTGTGAAACCCAAATCAGTTGGCAAACTTATTCTTAAATTAATTGTAGGCAGGAACGCTTTAAGCCTATTTGATAGATTCTCAACATCGATATATTCATATGCACCCATGCCATTAATATTTACGTAAACATGAATATTATTAAGTTTTTGTTTATTAATAAATGCAAGTGATTCCCAAATACTACCTTCAGCACATTCGCCATCACTAATCATACAGTAGACAGATTTATCTTTATTAGCTAATGCATGACCCACTGCAATTGGAAGTCCAGAACCTAAACTGCCGGTAGAGCAATATAGTTTGTTCTCCAAATCTTTTCCTGGATGAATTCCATGCTTATGAAGGAGCATTACTGGATCAATTCCATATCTAAATTCAAGTTCACAATATAGTGCCAGCCCAGCATGTCCATTACTGAGGATGAATACATCATCCTCTTTCTTGATATTATAAATTTCATGAATGATGGGCCATGCACTAAGACAACTGCTTAGATGGCATAATTTTTCTTGATATGTAATATCCACAATTCTCTTTTCAATTTGATGCATGATCATCTTTCATTATTGTTTTATTAAACCAATTCACAATTTCTGGCGAAAAAAGTTCATCTAGTCTCGGCTTTCTTGCTCTGCCGCCTGGCGCAGAAATTGGATTCCCATGTGCCACATGATAACTTCTCATAGGTTTTCCATCTAGAATTACTTGTCCATTAACTAGGCTACATGTATTTTCTCTACCTAAACTTGCACAATTATAATATCGCAAAAATTTAGTGCTTCTGTAATCATAGTCACCATCTAGTAATTTAGTCTTATATTTTCCACTGTGCCATAAAATATTTAGAGTATCATTTTCATACAATCGCAATTTTAATCCTAAGTCTCTCGTAACGTTGTAATATTCATCCCAAAATTCTTTGCTTGTGCTTGCAACTAGGCCAGCTTGAACGTATTCAATTTCACTAACATACGGAATATCATATCCGTCTATTGTTTTCTTTTCTATCCCAACATTCATTTTTGCATTGTAGTTGCTACATGCTGCAATATCATAGTCTGCTTCTAAAATTTCATGGCATCTATCGAAAAAGTAAAAGTCTGCATCTACATTTACGACAAGGTCATACTGCTCATAAAGTTTTTTTGCAAAGGCAGCTTTACATGTACTGTGCATTATCCAAGGTTCTGATCCAAAGACTTTTGCAATATCATCATCTGTGTAGATTTTTAAATCGATATCAGGATGAAAATGTTTGAAACTTTTATAGAATCCTTTAAAGTCTACTACCGTATCTTTAAAGTCTTCTGTTATCCAGGCAAAAAAGACAGTCTTCATTTGATTACGACTTGAAAACGCGGAGACCATCCGCTTCATAATATTCTGTTTGATATCCAGCTTTTTCAAACACTTCTTTTAGTCTATTTCTATTGTCATGAGTATAGCCAGTTGATGTATTGTGAGATTCAATGAACCATGCACCAACTCTATCCTTTGTTTCTCCAATTGTCTGATCATTGATTGCAATCATTTCACTGCCTTCAATATCACACTTGATAAAATCAACATAATCTAATCCTAGCATGTCTAAAACAGATGATAGCTTTTTACCAGAAACAACAACTTCAGCGCCGTATCTATTTGCAATGCTATTCATTGTAGAGTTTTCTGTAGAGAGATATAATGTAATGTCGCCATCTTCTCCACTCAACGCAAGATTTTGCGGATGAATATTTGAATGTGCTTCTGTCAGTTCACTTAGAATTTCAAAGTGAGCAGGAGTTGGTTCTATTGCATAGATTGCTTTAGCACAATCTGATACATGCAAAGAAAATAGTCCAATGTTTGCACCAATATCTAAAATAGTTAGATCATTTCCTTTCGGAACAATGTCTGCGTACATATTTTTGATGTTCATCTGTCCAATAATAAAGTCTGCGTAATTAGTACCATTAGCAAAATGAGCATTGGTAGCGACATTTTCAGATTGAATTTCTATTGTATTTCCTCGAATTGTATTAATTTGTCTTTTCATATTTTCCTATTAGTTTGTGTATTCTAAAAATTCTTTGATACCGTCTCTTAATATGTATTTTGCTTCAAACGCATATGCACTTTTGGCATATTCAGTGTCACATTTCCATACTTCCGATTCAAAGTTCTTACTTAGCGTATGCATTATATTAACATTGCCTTTGCGATTTGTCAACTCTTTAAAGATGTCGTAGACACCATTTTTGCCAAAATTAGGCGATTGTATTCCAGAACCTAGATTAATGATATCACCTGGATTCTTTTCAGAGTTAGCAATAATATTTAGACCACGAATAAAGTCATCAATGTAAATAAAGTCGTGATATCCTTGCCATAGTGTCATCTCTTGATCTTTAAAGAATGACCTCCACATAGTAGGAAATAGTCGATGACTTCTTTCAAATCTTCCGTATACACTATATGGTCTTGCAATCTTTATGTCTAAATCATAATGTCTAGCATAACCTTGACATAGTAATGTAGCAGCGCCCTTAGTTGCTTGATACATATCTACAGGATTTATCCTATCAGTTTCTGCACTTGCTCTAGGGACTTTTCCATATTCACTGCTTGACCCTATATATATCAGTTTAGTTTTTGGATTTAATTTAACGTACTCAAGAATATCTTTAGTCATAAGAACGTTAGTTGATATCATAAGATTATCTTTATAAATCTCACCTGCACAATGAAAAATTAAATCTGGACAACAATTATTTAATGCAGTCGATATACATTCACCACGTTTGTACTCGATAATAGTGTTTGTGGTATTGTAGTATCTAATTAAGTTTAGACCTATAAATCCAGTCGATCCTGTGATAAAGATTTTCATAATATAACGTGTTGAGAATATTCTTCAGCCAATTGCAATCGTCTACTTAATGACATTCCGGGCCAATGAATTAACAAATCCCCAGGTTTCCACATTCCTTCCCATGGAGGAGGCTGATAAATAACTCTTTCTTTATACATAATTTCATAATCATATGAATTAAAAGTTTTTTGATGAACTATTTTTATAATATTGTTAAATTCTTTTAGATTATCAATCACACATTGTTGTTCAGCTAAACAATGAGCTTTATATTTTTCATAGTTTGATGCAATAAGGTCTATAAAAGATCTACCCTCTTGAGAATTTTTAACTAGAAAACTATCCATATTAATTCCATTCACATCTTTTGCAATAATGAAATGAAAATTTTCATCGATAATTGATTCCAATTTTATATTAAAGTTTGTGATTATAGAATCACATCCTGTTACCCACACCCAATCAGGATTGTCCTCATTAAAGATTTTCTGTAGATGATATATCTTTTTAAATCCATGAAATGATAATGAATGTGGGGTATTAGCTTCATTTTGATAGATGTTTAATCTAGTGTCGTATCCATGCTTAGCCGCATATGCAATTTTATTTTTATGCCAAGTTAAATTTCCTAAAGAAATATAATTGTCTGCATAACAATTTTGCAATATAATTTTCATGTTGTATGTACCTGATTGTTAATCCAGTTATACGTAGCAGTTAGTCCTTTTTTCAAATCTTGTGGTGGCTTCCACTTTAGTTTTTCTTTAATTAAATCGTTATTACTATTTCTACCACGCACGCCTTGGGGGCCATCGATGTGTTTAATTTTTATATCTTTTTTTGCAATACTAGCAATTAATGTTACTAGGTCGTTGATTGAAATTAAATGATCTGAACCTAAGTTTACTGGACCATTGAATGTTTTATGTTTCATTAAACGCATAACGCCTTCAACACAATCGTCTATATAAAGAAAACTTCGAGTTTGTTCCCCATCGCCCCATACTTCAATTTCGTCCCCATCTTTTGCATATGCAATTTTTCTACATATTGCCGCTGGCGCTTTTTCTCTACCACCTTGCCATGTTCCATTTGGCCCAAATATGTTATGGAATCTTGCAACTTTATTCTCCATACCATGTTGACGATTATATGACATAATTAATCTTTCGGTGAATAGTTTTTCCCATCCATAATCACTGTCAGGGTGTGCAGGATATGCAGACGCTTCTCTGCAATCAGGATTTTGAGTATCTAGCTGTAGTTCTTCATTATAGACACAGGCGCTACTACTGAAAAATACTTGTGGTACATTTCTTCGATGTGCCGCATCTAATACATTTAAATTTATAATGGCACTGTTATGCATAACATCTGCATCGTATAAATTTGTATTAATATAGCCTGCGCCACCCATGTCAGCAGCTAATTGATATACTTCGTCAAATCCTCTATCAACAGCACTCCGGACTACGTATTGCTCTCTCAAGTCTCCGAGTAAAAAATCATCTGCTTGAGTTGATTCAAACTCACATTTTTTAATATCAACTCCACGAACCCAATAGCCATTCTTTTTTAAACGATTAACAATGTGCCCACCAATGAATCCACCGGCGCCTAATACTAATGCTGTTTTCATTTTTTATCCTAATAATTTTATATTATACTTTTTAATACTTCTTTGCAAGCCTCAGGCGACCAATCTTTTTGCATTTGTTCAATATTTTGAGCACCATTGAGAATTGCGTCTTTCAATGATTGTGCTGGGTAAGGTTGTACATATTTATGGATGTGTCTAAATGTAGTGTTAGAAGAAACTAATAACGGTGCGCCTGACATTACTACTTGATCAGTAGTCGCCGCCAATCCCGGCAGGTCTCTGGTATAGAAAAAACAATTTAACGTATTTTCTGCACACCAATCAATTAATTGGTCATCAGAAAAATAGTCACGTGTAAATTGTAGTTCGATACCGACTTTTAAATTTGCTCTACATTGATCTTCAATCATTGTTTTGTAATCAGCACCAAAGTGTCTATTGACTGCAACATCTGCAAATGTTGACGGAGGAAGATTTATTCTAAGTATTGCTTTATCGAATTCATGAGAAACTGCTGCTGCAATTAAATGAAACCCTTTGTCAAAAGTTGCATATCCAAAACTTCCAATTACAGGAACTTCTGGTATACTATCATAGTGTTTAATACTTCTAAAATTAGAAAGTGGACGAGAGAAAGCATGTATATTATTTTGTTTAGATTCAAATGTTGGATCTAAAACAAGAAACTCATCAAAGCCTTCAGGACGCATAAAGATAAAAGGATCATCTGCTGTCATCTCTAAAATTATACAAATCTTTTTGCCTGGTAGATTTACAAAATATCTGGAATCTACTCCTTCATGTAACCGCATAGTATTGTGATGGTAATTAAAAATATAGAAGTCATAAGGTTTATAATTACCGCTATGTAATGAATTAACATCTATATGACTAATTTCTTTATATGTTAGTTCATAGTCGACGCTGTCTTTTAATGCATTGTATATCATCAATCCACTACTATAAATGCTACAATTTGCTTTTCTAGTATTAACAAACAATCCCTTTTTCATTATTAAATTCCTTAATTATTTTGAAATAATTTCAAAAACAGGACATGGTACGATAAAGGAACCACCTGCCTCTAGGAATGCTCGTTCTCTAGTTTGGAATTCACTGATAAAATGCCATGGAAGAACTAGTGCATAATCTGGATTTGCATCACGCATTTCTTCTTCGCTGATGATTGGAATATTTGTTCCAATCGTTTTGTATCCAAATTTGTACGGACTACGCTCTGCAATTGCAGCAATATGGCTACTATCTAACCCAAAGTACTGTAACAACGTGTTACCTTTAGTACTAGCACCATACCCATATACCTTTTTACCTTCAGCTTTGGCTGTATTAATAAACGAGTTAACATTATTTTTTAATGTATCAAGTCTAAGTTTGAAATCATCCCATGCTGCCGCACTCGAAATATCAACTACATTAGTTTCATAATTAAGAATAGTTTCTACACGATAATCACAAACATCACGCAAAGGAGAAGTTCCAAAACTAGTAACTAGTGCAGTTTCTTTTTGGAAGTAAATTCTAAAACTACCACCATTTGTATCATTAACGCTACAATCAACAACACGGAAACCATGTTGTGAAAATAGTTTATTGATGCTCTTTAGGTCATAATAATACACATGCTCATGACAGATATTATCAAATGCCAATTGATTCATCATCAATGGAGTATAACTCATTTGAAGAACAGCAACACCATCATCGTCAAGAATATCATACAAGTCTTGTACAAATGGATGTGGATTATCTAAATCATAAAACATCGCAATACAAGTAATAACTTTAGCTTTCTTATCTGCAAATGGTGTTTTGTTCCATGCATCCTTACTAAAGAAGTCTTGGACAACAGTGGCTACTTTACTGCTTTCAGCATAGAAAGATTCGTCACATGGATCAATACCCACTTTGGTTAAGTTGTTTGGTACAGCTTTTAACAATGTTCCGTCATTACACGCAATGTCAAGCCAAATATCATCATCTTTTAATTTAACTCTAGAAGTAATTTCTTTAACAATCCCCTGAAGTTCAATAGTCATGCTGGTATTAATAGCACTACGGTACCAATATTTGCCCCACATGGTATGTGCTGGCGCAATGTTCATTAATCGAGGAGCTCCTAGGTCTTCATCTAGGTATAGATCTAAACTATACTTTGTACGTCCCTCCATTTCGCTGTCTTCTTTAATAAAATCACTTACATAGTGATTGCCGAGTTCAAGTAATTTTTTCATAATTAGTCCTTATAAGATTTTTCTTCAATTAGTTCAGAATTGCAAAGGATGTTTATTTCCTTTTTAATTTTGCTTCGTTTGTCATTCATTTTGAATATCATTCTCGATGTTTCAAGATATTCTTCGCCGATGTTATTATCGTTTTCAAGTCGTCTAATATCTTCGCCACCGAACCATATTTTATAATTTACAGTAAGAAGATCTTTTAGATGCTTGGCAAACTTTTCTTGAACATTTATAAATTCAGGTAAAGCAGTTAATACATCATATTCTTTTGTAATGTTTTTTAATTTATCAGCATCGGTTATTTCCATAGATTTAATCTTAAGAACTGTGATCTTATCTACAAGTTCGCCGATGCTAGCGGGTACGTTAATCATTTGCGTTCGATATCCTCTTCAATACACTTATCACCATATTGAATTTCTATAACTCGTAATGGTAAATCAGTTTCATTGCATAGCTTGTGCCATTGCTCATTACTGATATGTAAATTTTGAAACTTATTAAAGTTACCAACTAATTCCATATCTGTACTAGCACTATCTAATGTGTATACTGTTGCAGTACCTTCAGCGACAAACCAATGCTCTGCTCTGTCTTTATGTTTTTGCATACTTAAACAAGTCTTTGGCATTACAGTTAATTCTTTAACTTTAATTTCTTTACCTTGCTCATGTAATACACGATAGTATCCCCATTCACGAGAAGTTTTAGGAGCCTTCCATTCTTCAAGTATCCACGATGATGAATTCATTTTATTATCGCCACCGACACTAAATTCAAATGATACGCCTTCTACAGACATCTCTGAAATATTCTCACTAGTCCTATCTCCACCATTAGCAAATACTATTTTTGATACTGGAAATTGTTTTTTAATTAGTTCAATAGCATTAATGGAATTATTAGTGTCATCATTAAATTCAATGACATGGTCTACCATACTTAGATTGCTAATAATAGCAAAGCGTTCTTGCCAAGTATAAAATGCTCGGCCTTTTTTTCTTTTCAACCAAGCATCTGAATTAATGCCTACAACTAGTACATCGCCTAATGCTTTGGCAGCATTAAAATATGCAATATGTCCAGAATGTAACGGATCAAATCCGCCAGTTACTATAATAACTCGTTCGTCTTTGGAAAGAAGCGTCCGCTCAAGTTTTCCAAAGTCTCTAACATAAACAGTTTTTCCTTTATCAGGACTTTCGTATATTTTAGCTGTTGGCGATTGCATGTTGTTGGGCTTTCATTTCAGTTTCACACATTTCAAAAACTAAATCTTTAAATGTGTAAGCAGGTTTCCAGTTTAACTTTGTGTGCGCTTTAGAGCAATCACCGAAGATATTCGGCACTTCAGCCCTGCGATAGAAATCTGAGTTTACTCTAACCACTGTCTTACCTGTAGTTTTGTTAATGCCGATTTCATCTAATCCAGTACCTTGCCATTCAATTTCAAATCCAAGATATGTAGCAACATCATTACAGAAATCTCTAACTGAATGCTCTTCACCACTAGAGATAACAAAATCTTCAGGTGTGTCTTGTTGTAGGATCGCCCACATTGCAACAACATAGTCCTTGGCATGTCCCCAATCTCTACGTGCATCTAAGTTGCCTAATTCTAGAATGTCCTGGAGGCCAAGGTGTGTACGGATCATTCCCAGTACAATCTTACGTGTTACAAACTCTGATCCCCTACGTGGGCTTTCGTGATTAAACAAAATACCATTACATGCATATAAATTAAAACTCTCACGATAATTTACTGTGATCCAATAGCCAAACAATTTTGCAACTGCATATGGGCTTCTTGGATAGAATGGAGTATTTTCTGTTTGTGGAATTTCTTTAACCTTGCCATACAACTCACTAGTTGACGCTTGATAGAATCTAACTTCCTTATGATCAGAAAGTTTCTTAACTGCTTCTAATAATTTTAAAACACCGATTGCATTTACATCGCCTGTATAAGTTGGGCAATCATAACTAACACTTACATGACTTTGAGCGCCTAAGTTATATACTTCATCTGGTTTAACTTTTAAAAGAATATCATTTAAATTAGCGCAATCTGTTAAATCACTATAGTGAAAATGTATTTTATCTTTAATCGATTCAATGTTTGCAGTGTTTAATCCTGTGCTAGATCTACGAACCAAGCCATGAACTTCGTAATCTTTCTCTAGCAAAAGTTCTGCTAAGTAGCTTCCGTCTTGTCCAGTGATGCCTGTGATCAGCGCAATTTTTTTCATTTGTAATTCCTTTAATTATTTGCCTTTTGCGTCAGCGTGTTATATTATATATGCTTTTTAAAGCCGCTGTCAATAAGATATTGGCTTTTAATAAAGAAAACCTGCCAAAGCAGATTAATTATTTTACATAGAGAGCAGGAGGGTATCTAGTTTGATAGTGATTAGTATTGTTATCGTGTGACTCATGGAAACTATATGCATTTGGCTTTCCTAAGCCGATCCAAAATTCTGCATCCATTCTATGCATATAGCCATGCGGTCCAAAATTAAATTGACCAAAATAATTATTGTCTTCTGGCATCCGGAATGGCGGCAATTTTTTAATATAGCTACTAGTTGCCCACCAAAAATTTCCACTATAATGTAAATGGTGATAATCACCTCGCCATATTACTCCAGCAGTATCATATCCTTGATCTAATTTATCAACACAATCTTTCCATTGTGTAACATTAAAATACATCATTAAATCGCGCCAATCATCTACTGATGGATTACCCATATGTGTTATACCTTTCTGATGTATATATAACACATATGTTTCTTCAGAAACATTATCGCAATATTCTTTAAGACGTTTAAGTGTAGGGATTTCCCAATCTTCTGGTTTTATACGTTGATCAATATAAGATATATTTTTATAATCTTTTAATCGATCCTTTAACCAATCATAGTTAGCAATGTCATAATTGCAATAAAAAAACAATTCACTATGATCTATAATACCTGAATTAACAATTGTATTAATTTGAGATTCAATAATAGGACGACCGACAGGAAAGTCGGTCATGTGATAAAATACCGCTAATTTCATTTTTACTTATTTCTTTTTCCTAATAACTTGTGTAGCAAGTCTTTCCATTAGGGTTAGATTTTTACATGACATAATTTTTTTATTGAAATGACGGACTCCTTAGGGATTGAATATAGCCTCCGCCTAGCCGATGTAGTTTTTCACTACCCCAAGCCGCTATGCAACTTTAGCCCTACAAGATATAATATTTAATCAATCCGGCTGTAGTTAAGTACAGTACCTGAACCATATTGTGATTCGGCAATCATTTTGGCTTGCCAATCATTATCTGCATTAACCACAACATTGGCGGTTTGATATTGATTAAGTCTAATCCAAACTGTATATTTGTACATGATAAATCCTTACTTTACTAGTTGAATGTTTTGAGCCTGTTTTCCATTTTTACCATCGATGATTTCAAATTCTACAAGATCGTCTGGTTTCAAACTTTTGTATCCCTCTATTTGAATTTGACTATAATGTGCAAACACATCATCGCTACCCGATTCTGGAACAATAAATCCAAAACCTTTGGAATTATTAAACCATTTTACCTTACCTTTTACCATATTACTTTGCCTTCTTTATGTATTTATTATACTGTGTTTTAGTCAACTTGTCAACCATTATGTTTTAGTTGGGCGCCAGCAACTTACCCAATTTGCATTATCTGCGGTCATTCCGTTTGGATATGACTTAGTTAGATCGCCATCATCTGGATTATTTTTACCACCGCTAGGAGTTTGATTGCCGCCTACAAATGTATACTTTCCATTTACCGCAGTATAAACAAAGTTAACATGCCTATAACTCCAAAATGCAATATCGCCGGGCTGAGCTTGATTCTTTGGAACCGATGTGGCACCCCATTTTTCTGGATTAGTTGTAATTGCGGCTGCACTGGCAGTTTGAAAATATCTATAGCCTGAACTTTTAAGGGCATAATTTACAAATCCCATACACCAAGCAGTTTGATCTGTAGTCCACGGGTTGTTTTTTGGATATCCTAAATTTTGCCAAATTCCTGTAATAGTAGGATTACTTGGTTTACCGCCTTGGCCGGTTTCTCTCCATTTACCTTGTGCTGCCTCATCAAGACACTGTGTTAAGAATGGAACAATGCTTGTAAAAGTACTATCAGTTGAAATACTTGATGTTGCAGTTGTTGATGTTGTACTGTCATCAACTGTTCCGGCGCCTGCATTGCCCTTAACTCCATCAGCTGTGGCCGCTGCACTATATGACGGGCCCGGTTGTCCTGGATTTGTAACTTGTTGTGCTATTAGTGAATCTATCTGACTAGCTGCTGCGGCTTGAACTGTGGAATCTAAAGCCACTGCAACACTAACACTGACACTACCAAATGTTCCGCTTTCTCCAGGGGGTTTCCACAATGCTACTAATGTATTGTTTATATAAACATTCCCGGTATGATAAACGTCAGCTACGTGAACTACCCCGTGTGCTACTGATCCTGGCTGGTATGGCATAAAGTTAATTTCCTATCACTTATTTAACTCAATGCAATACCAGTAGTACCTTCTAGATATTGTTTAGCTGCTTCGCCCTTACTTTCTACAACAAAAAATGTGTTGCTTCTGCTAAGTGTAACAGCAGAGTCTTTACCTAAGAACACCCAAGGAATCATTCCAAGTCCTTGACCGTTCATGGTCAATGCTAGAGGGCGACTAACTGTAACAGTATCTGCGTCCTCTTTTTCAAACCTAGCAATAATTTCATCACCGTTGATTAGTTTGATACTTACTACATCTCCACTGGAGAAATTCTTACTGACATTGATTAGCATTTTATTCCTTTGTTTCTTTTGGTAAATCGCACAAGGCTTCTAGAGTCTTGTAATTGTTGTAGGCTTTCTTTAGTGCCTCAAAGTGTTCTAACTTGGCAGGGTCTGGCACTAGTATGGCCAACCGACTCTGTATATCATCTAATATTTTGGCAATACTAACGCCTTTGATTTTAACATCACCCTCAAAGTTAGCATCGCCGCTGACACTTAATGATGGGGGGGTAGATGACGATGTTACTATACTTGGAGCACTGCTCCAAGTAGTTCCATTCATTCCGTTATATAGATACTGACCAGCGGAACCTGTAGAATTTATAGTATAATTTGATGTATTCCATAATGATGTATCGAGGGTAATAGTATTAGATGCTGCTTCCTCAATTTCTTGAGTTGCAATCTCTGTCTCGTCTGCCCATTTAAACTCGTTTGGTTTAATGTTTGCTAGAGCTTCTTTGATTTTATCAAACCCATTAACCATTTAAATGTGCCTTTAATTCAGTAAAGCCGCCAATTACCACATCGTCGATAATAATTTGTGGAACTGACCGGGCAGTTGGGATTGCTTCTAGCAATTCTTCTCTACTATATCCATCACCAATTTTACGTTCTTCAAATGCGATATCACGTTGACCTAACAATGCTTTGGCCTGATCACAATATGGGCAGTGATACTTACTCCATACAACAACTTTCATTTTTATTTTCCTTTTAAATTATATTATGTTTCTTTTTATAGTCTTCAACGGCTGCAGAAATTGCTGATTCTGCCAAAATACTACAATGTATCTTAACTGGGGGCAGGGCTAGTTCTTCTGCAATTTGATTGTTTTTGAGTTTAATAGCATCATCAATATGCATACCTTTAACCCACTCTGTAACCAACGAGCTACTGGCAATTGCTGAACCACATCCATATGTCTTGAAACGAGCATCTCTAATAATACCATTTTCATCTACCTTTATCTGTAATTTCATCACATCCCCGCAAGCAGGGGCCCCGACCATACCTGTACCAACTGTATCGTCGATTTCAAACTTACCCACATTACGAGGGTTTTCATAGTGGTCAATTACGGCAGCTGAATAAGACATAATTTTACAAGTCCGGTAATTCTTCGTATGTTACAGAGTCCGACATTACCCCAATAACATAATTCGTACTTTCAGTTTCCTGAAGTGCCGACTGCTTCTTGCCGATGTTGACATGCTTATTAAACCATGGGATAGGACTAGATTTAGGATGTTCACCTAGATACTTAATGCCAATATCCTTGAGACGATTAAATGCGGTATAATCAACAAAATCGCTTAGGATAGCGGCATTAAGACCAATAACTGGTCCTAGTTTAAACAAATAGGTTGCCCAGGCCTTTTCTTCTTTTATAACTTCCATATACATAGCATAAACTTCATCTCGACATTCTTCAACTAGATTAGCAAAATCAGCATCATCTTTTACTACATTATTAATAATCCAGGCAGTCCAATCTGCGTGTAGGATTTCGTCTTGTAGGATCAAGCTGATAATGTTGCCATTACCGATGTAGATTTTATTCTCTACCATGGCTAGACTTGTGGCAAATGAAACCATAAAGCGGAACGCTTCTAATGCATAGCTAGCATGTAATGCAAGCCAAATGGCTTTCTTATGTTCGTGTAGATCAATATCCTCACCACATGCTTTTCGACAATTGAGAATGTGTAAGGCTTCGTAGTAGCGACCAATACTAGCAGCCATTTCTACAATTTCTGTAGTGTCGTGAATCTTATTAAATTCTTCTTTAGGTACTCCATATACGTTACGAATAATGTGACTGTAGCTTTTGCTATGAATATTTGTCTCGAACATCGACCAAATAGATACTAACGACTCAAGTTCAGGTAAACTAACAACGGGACTAAAAATTTGAACCGGTGCTCGACCCTGAATGCTGTCTAATGCTGTCTGTCTTAACAAGTTACTGGTAAAAATATGTTTAACTGCCTCACTTGCATCTTTGTGGTCCATTTTGTCTTTAGTGAGACTAATTTCCTCCGGCACCCAAAAAAATCCTCTTTGTAGTTCTTCAAACTTTGCAATTTTAGGCTGTCGATATTCTTCAAATCGTTGCACAGTTACTACACCATCTAAAAACATTTTTCGTTTTAAATAGTTAGTAGGTTTAGATAGGTCATATGTATTTGTCATTATTTTTCCTTACAGTTATCAAAATGCCAACGACCCATTGATATTGCGCCACCCTCTTTATTACAATGAGGACAGATTTTATTAGGCCTTGGTTTGTTCTTTAGTGTTTCTCTTATTTTATTCTTTGTGTCTTCAGAATGGAAAACAGGACCATTCCCGCCATTCTTTTTTTGTGTTTTGCTAATGTTCTGTCACTTTGAATATTTGTTCTAACCATAATTTACAGTCATTCCATTTTTTATATATGTGTGACTGTCCGCCCGCATTTTCCCATTCTTGACAATTGCTGATTCTATCATCTATCAATATGTCTCCTGATTTGCAATGCTTCCATTTGTCGGTACTGTAAGGACCAAGGAAAACAGGAATACCGGGAAAATGTTCTTGCGCCCAAAAAACTTTATCTTGTATGGCCCATTGCATGTCGTTGTTGCGCGGTAATGCTGATAGAAAAAATAAATTCTCTACTTTGCCAGATTCAACAAGATCACGACAATATTGCACTAGGTCATGTGCATTATCTTTCAAAGGCAAATGGCGATAAAATCTAGAGTTCATTTTGATTTTATCCCAATCCTCCTGGGGAATACGGCCGCCTTCTCTTTCCCATTTCATTTTAAGAAATTCTTCTGCACTAGTATGCCAATCGGCTACTACGTCATCCATGTCTAAATATATGTTCATAATTTCATCCATTCATTGTCTTGTATTGGAATCCAACCTTTTCTAAAATACTTTATCATATTCATAAAAGGCCCTGCCTCTTTGCCGTCATCTTTCCAGTTATAATTTTTATTCATAGTCAATCCGTATAACTTACAATACGATGGTTTATTATTGTTAATCCATATATTGTAAATCTCATCGGCTCTTTTCCATAATGCTCGAGTAACATCGGTCGCCCTAGGATGATTCCAGGGCTTGACTCCAGCATTTGGATTCTTTTCGCCGCGCTTTGCTTCAGACATGGATTTCAATCCAGATTCTGTAAAACACGATGCATCAAAAGGCATACCAAATTTCCAATGTGCAGATCCCCTTGGCTGATTTTTTCCAGGATTATTAGGACCACGCATATATTCGGAATATTGTCGTTTTAGCCAACCATATGCTTTATTGTTACGTTGTACATTGCTGTTTGATGATACCATAAACATAGCGGCTTTGACAAGGCGTATATTGTTAGGATGTATTTTAACTAACAACAGATGACACAAGTAATGTTCTTCTGGTGTAAGTGATACTAAGTTAGTTGCTTCATCTGTTCCTTCCATACATCGTGGAACAATATGATGCTTTTCCTTATATCCTTCTAATATTCTGTTTTGTCCTCTCCTTATTATATTATTATATATTTTTTGGTAATCCATACAAGTCTCCTGTAAGTTTATTTATCACAACTTACAGAAAACTTATAATTTACAACTCAAAGTTTGCAGGCTAAACAATCCTCTTCTTCTTCATATATTGTAACAGGTTCTGCTGTTACTAATCTATCACTTTGTGTATTTAAAATATTCTTACTGCCCACTTTATCTATCAGACTATAGTACATTGTCTTTAAACCCCACTTGTAGGCCAACATTAAATTCTTTGCTATTAATGTGCCCGGCACCTTGCCATCTTTAAAATGCCTTGGACTATAGAATGTATTAGTACTCAAACTTTGATCAACATACACTGCAAGTACAGCGGATGTCTTTAAGTATTCAACACAATCCTTTTGATCCCACATCATTTGATAACGATTCTTTAAACGGCGATATTCTGGAACCACTTGTACAAAACTACCTGCCTTGCTTTCTTTAACACTGATCAGTTCCATGGGCATTTCAATACCATTGGTAGAATTTAATACAACACTACTAGACTCAACAGGAGCAACTGCCATAAGTGTAGCATTACGAATACCATACTTGATCATACGAGCACGTAGTGGTTCCCAATCCATGCTAGAAGTAAAGTCAGTTAATTCGTTAACACCGTTGGCTCTACGTTCCCAAGGAAATACTCCCCGACCGTAGTAAGTGTGTTCGCTACGCAGACAGGGGCCGCGCTCTTGGGCCAATTCCACACTGGTTTCGGTTAGGTAGTATGCCTGGTGTTCCATCCAACGTTTGACTTCGGCCAGTGCTTCAGGTGTTCCATACTTGAAACTTTTGCGAGCATGCCAGTAGGCCAGATTTGTGATGCCAACTCCCAACGGTTCAAAGTCTTCGTTAGCCAGTTTACTTTGAATGCTCAAGAAGTCTTGATACTGCAATAGGTTGCTTAAACTACGCACCAGCACACGACAGGCTTTTCTCATTTCCTGTGGATTACGGAACGCTCCCCAATTGATTGATCCCAACGTGCATAAGGCTATCTTTGGTACAGCTCGTGTACATTCTTTTTTAACTATTTTCATTTTTTAATGTTCTTCCTCTATAATAATTTTTATTTTCTTCTAGAAAATTATCCATAATAGATAACTCAATCCTGCAATTTGCTGTCCCATTAGTCACCCAGATCCATTTTGCTGACTGCGATGATAAGTGTTTTTTATGTTCCGAACTTCTATAATATGGATTATACTTAACCCAGTTATCGGGCGCTAGTTCATTATTAATTAATTGAACCAATTTTGTCTGAAATACTATTACCCACTAAATTATATTAACAAATCTCCGATATCATCTGTTTCATCTAGTTCTCGAACCTTTTTACGATTTCCATCTTTAAGCAACACTTTATGTTCGCCGGGCAGAGTTAATTCTTCCCCGGTGTCGAGAGTGATCTTAAATTCACCTTCGTCGTCAATTCTTTGAAATGGATAAGTTGGAAGTAAAATTTCCATACACAAATTCGATTGATATATTGGATCCACCGTTGTGTCAAACGGGCCCTGGTTGATGACATTGTCGATATTGACAAGATATATGCGCCCAGTATCAGTACGTTCTTTAAGGATTCCAGCTTTGAATATCGCATCCGCCGATACAACTTTCTTTTTAACTTTCTTGTCCTGCTCATATTGTAGGTATAACCTTTCGAACTCTTTACTGTCTCTGTAGTAGGCTTCGTATAGATCCGGAACTTCATGAGGATCAAACAACGTCATCATTTCACCACGTTTATAACGGTTCCAGAACATGGCATTAACTACCACTGAGTAATCCATTTGACGCACACGAGTTTCATCAGTACCTTGATTGTTCTTTAATACAATAAGATCTTCAAACTGTGCGTGCCAAATGGGGAATGTAACTGTACAGCTGGCGTTACGAATTCCGCCCTGCGAGCATGATCTCAAATCTGCAAACCATTTCTTCAAGAAAGGTATCATTCCAGTATGCTTGATCTCACCATTGCGAATAGGTGCACCTAAGGGTCTGATTCTGCCTATTTCGAGACCAATTCCGGCTCGTTTTGAGGCATATTTGGCCATCATTTCGCCGCTAGCAAAGATACTGTCTAAAGTGTCATCTGACGTTATCAATACACACGAGCTAAATTGTTTGGTGGTTGTTCCTAATCCTGCTAGTACCGGAGTAGCTAATGTAAAGTGTCCACTACTAGCACATTCATAATATTCTTTTACAAGTTTTAATCTTGTTTCCTTGGGTTCATTATGAAAAGCTGTTGCGGCTGCAATAGCATAACGTACCTGCGGAGTTTCATAGACCTGTCCAGTGGCACGATTTTGTACAAGATACTTTTCTGTTAACTGTGCTATCGCAGCAAATGTGTATGTTTCATCTTTATCATGGTCGATGAAAAGATCAATGATATCCCATTCATCTTCTGTGTACCAATCTAGCAATTTGCTAGTGTACATGCCTGCCTCTGTATTTGTTTGTACAATGCTATAAAGTTTAGGAGGGTCGTATTTACCATAGACTTCTTTGCGTAGCATACTAACACGCTGACGTCCTGCTACGTATTGGTAATTGACATTGTTAATTTCTGGATTTTCTGTTTCATCTATCAAATTAACCATAGCTTTAAGCAATAGTTCATCTATAGTTTCTGTGGTCATTCCGTCATGGAGTTCAATTTGAGCTTTGATTTCGATCATTGATGGACTAACTCCATCAATTCCTCGGCATGCATGTGCTACTTGTCTTTGTATTTTTTCAATGTCCAATGGAACACGTTGTCCATTACGTTTGACCACTGTGATCATTAATTACCTCTTTTATCGATATAGATGATATTTATCTAGGACTACTTACTTCAATTAGGTTTTCAATGCTAACTGAATCGGGAATGTTTTTTAAGGTAATTGGACCGTTATCGTTATAGTTTATAACCCACGTGTCATCTATATATATTACATTATACTCTCTAGTTTGGTTAAGGTCAACTAATGTTTTAAGTTCTATTTTTGAATCTTTGTATTTTTTTGTCAATTTTAACGTCCAGCCTATCATCAAAGCCTTGGTAAAATCATCGTATTTGTTATTCACAATAATTTCCCAAGGACTAGGCCAGCTTTGTTGATAGTAGGGATCTACTTTTGGATTGTGGGGAACAAAAGGAGCATGTCTCCAAAAATCACAAGTTTCTTGTAATGGATCTGCAACTTCGTCTAATTGTTTTCTATGATTTGACCACTCTGTTAATCTATTGTCTATGGGCTGATTAAACATAGGTTCCTTATAACATTATTTTTGTTTGAAATTCCATAATAAATGATGTACTTGTACTGGGATTAACAACTAACACTTCTAGCGATTTTGTAGTACTATTAGCAATTAGGCCAAAGTATATCCCACCGTCAGCTCCTGCTGAATTATAATTATCCTGTAATGTCACATTATTTGGTGTTAGTCCCGGTCGTACATTTATATCTAGATTACCTGTTTTTGCACCAATAGGTGATGTAGATATACAATTATATTTTACAGTTATTGCTTGAGCGGCACCGGTTATGGGCAATCTCATAATTGTAGTTGATGTGCTGGTACTTAATGATGCAGTGGTTATTGCTCTAAAATCTAATTCAGCTTTTCCTTGAATTAATGGATAATAAACAGTTGAGGTATTAAAGTTAGTATCGTGATAACGTTTTCTTTCAAAATAATCATTGATACTAACATTTCCATTAGTGGAAAAAATTATAACTGGCTCAACTGCTACCCTCTCAGTTCCTCCGTTAGTGTTACCCACATTGATGTACGAATTATTTTCACTAATAAAATTATGTGATTCCACACTGGTATTGGTTCCTATAAAAATTGCTTGATGTTCTATACCCTGAAATTTATTATTAACTGCTCTATAATAATTAGGACCAACAGTGGCTAGTAAGTGTGTAGTGGTGTTTAATGCTATACCATATGATGAAGCTAAAAAATTATTATTTTGAATCACAACATGATTAGTATCATAATTTGATCTTATACCATAATATAAACCATTAAATTCACAATTATCTATTAAAATATTTTCAGAAGTAACAGCACTGTATCCTCGTAAATTTATTCCTGTAGGCAAATTTCCACCAAGACCAGACCAGGATAGTTGTCTTCCTTGTAATTTAATATTGCGTATTAATCCACCGGACACGCAATCAAGACTAATTAAACTTAAATGTGGCGTAAATCCAGTTGAACTAGAATATCGTAATGTCATTCCTTCAATTTGAATATTATTGGGTTGCCCTGACCCTGATATGCTTGTTACTGCATTATATTCAGTTGGATCAAACTTGCCCCAAGTTAATGGATTAATCCTTCTTCCATCATAATCCACGGTTTGAAAAATTCCCGAACCTGTAGTGATATTTTCAATAATAGTTTTATCAATGCCTTCACCAATTAATACTGCTTTTCTAGGAAGGAAAATTGTTTGTCCTACTTTGTATATACCTGATTGAAAATTTAATTTTTTATTATATTTTAAAGTATTTCCAACATCCCAATGTGTAGAAGTTGTGAGAATATCAGTATCTAAATATAAATGATCTATAACCATTTGAAGAGCCGCACTGCAATCTACAGGTGATGCGTCAGTTGATGGATAAACACCAAAATCAGCAACATTAACGATATCATCTAACTTATTTTGAACTGTACGTTGTATTACTTGAAACAATGCATTGTTGATTGAAGTAGAGGTGGTAATTGTTGCTGCGTTATCACTTTCCCAAACATAATTTGTTAAAGTATTTAATAATCCTGTACTTACTATAGTGAATAGAGATTTAACATCATTTTCTGTTAATACTCGTATATTTGTGTTTCTAGATCCGCCGTCGTTGCGGTTAAGTCCAATATATAAATGTTCAGTGTCTGCGGCCCATGCAAATTCACCGCCGTCAAGTAGCGGGACTCCTGTTGTAGATTCTTTTCCTCTACGTACTTGAATTTTTGCAATTTCAACCACAGCCATAATAATATCCCCTATATAGGATATTTATACGTTTAGTAAAAATTGATATTAAGCGGGTAAAGCGTAATATTCTTCAACTTTACCAAGCCAAGCATCTTGCCACTTGTTGAAGTCTTTTGGCTCTAATGTAAATTGTTGGTATTGTAAATCTCTGCTACACATGAATATAACACCCTTGCGAATGTTAGTTTTGTACACTTCATTGTGTGCCAGTATATATGCCATCAATTGCAAATAGTAATCATCTACCCAAGCGGCTTTTTTTGGCTTGTTGGTTTGCTTGTGGTCACACACTGCTGGCTCATCTTGATGAATACCAATTAAGTCAGTAGTACCACTATACAGTCCAGGGAAGTAAAGACTTTGTTCCATGGCCCAAACTTCACTCATTTTACTGAGTCCGTTCTCAATAATAATGTCTGCCATTTTGTTAGCCTGCACATGTACAGGATTACTACCTGGTTGTCTTTGTTCACCGATTAAGAATCGTTCTAAATTGGCATGCATTGCAGTCCCCACGCCTGCTGCTTCTGTAGTAATCTGCTGTGCTTTGGCATGCCCGATTCTATCACGCCATTGATTTAAATGTGTCATATCTTTAGTAGCACCAAGGATAGTGGTCACGCTGGGCAACTTTTCACCGTCGGGCGTCCTGTAAACTCGCTTACGAGTTACTGGATCATTTATTTGGACACAATTTTTATATTGGAAACGTTCGACGAACGGAGGAGGAGTATACATAGTATTAATTATAATACCACGTAATCTTAAAGTCAAATATCTGGTTTTAAATTCTTAGCGTTTCTAGATGCCATTGCATCTACAGTGGGGCTTGCCCCAGGTGCTGGAGGAGTTTGATCTGGTCTTTGTGTTTTTGTTTTGAGAGTAACTGTACCATTATCATCAATCTTTTTAATAATATCGCCAGCTGGATCAACTGCATTTTTTAGTGCAATCAATCCATCAATGTCACTGATTCCAAGATCCATTCTTTTAATTATTTGCATAACAGCGGTAAAAGGCAACGTTGACGGTTGCCCTAACCTATCCGCTTCGCCTTTGATAACTGCTAGAACATCTCTAGCATCACCGACGTCTATTTCATACAATCTCATATTACTTGGCCAATGCACTTATTATATTATGCGACTCTTGAAGTTTTTGAGAAAATGTATTTTCACGAATTTCACGACCTGTTGTGCCTGCACCTGCTGCTGCATCTGCTGCACCAAATTCATCACCTGCAGGTTCTGGATTCATTTCGTCAGGTGCGCTCATATCCATGCCCGGTTCCATACCCATACCCATGTCAGCTGTGGCTTCACCTGCAAGTACTGCTACTGCATTACTAATTGCTTCACGCTGTTGTGTTAGCATTTCTAATGTTGAGCTCAATGCTGGAACAATTGCTGCCTTAAATGCTTCTGCTTCTTGCGCTCCAAAGTCTGCTTTGATGGCATCTGCTAATTCGATCAAAGTCTTGGTTTGATACTGGCCAACACGCTGCATCCAACTGGTGAAGTTATTGACCATATCGCCTGCACTGGTAATAGCTTTTGCTTTACCTTCTTCATCTTCTTGTAATAAGAAATCTAAACTTTCATTAACAAAACGTACATTGTGTTTGAAGTTGCTTTCTTCTAATGTACCAGCCTTGGCCTTGTTAGCACGGATTTTACCTGCTACACGTTCACCAGCCTCTTTGCTACCATAACGCTTGCCTGCATCCTTAGCAATCTTTTTAAACATCTTACCTGGTTTGCCTTCGTCTTTACCTTCCATTGTACCCATGCATTCTTTGCAATCACAATCTTTAGGATGTGCATCATCTTCACCTAGTGGCTTTTTGTCTTTTTTAGCAGGCATTGTAGTTGCTGGACGACGGGCGTCTTCTGGTGGCTTTTTATAATCAGATTGATTGCCATAGGATTTGCCTTTAACTGTTTTACTCGGTAAATCAGACATTTTAACTTCTTTGATTTTCTTTTCTGGGTCAGCATCTGCTTTTGTATGCTTCTTAGTGTAGATTGTTCCACCAGTTTGCGGATTTGGCTTTTTATCAAACTTGCCAGTAGTCTTTTCCTTTTCGGCGCGAGCTTGAGCATCAGCCACCGTAGGAAATTCTTCTTTGACTTTGGTATCTTTCGTAGCGCCACTAGCCTTCAAGCGAGCAATTTGCACATCCTTGAAATCATTTTTGCCATCTTTGTTCTGGTCTACTTTTTTACCTTCGCTTAGTTGTGCCATTTTGTCACGTAGTTTTTGCATTTGTTCGCCTAGCATTTCTTTAATCCTTGTGTTTAACAAGTCCAGCATGGCCTTGTCTTTTTGGTATGTTTCATTGGTTAGCAAGTCGTTAATACTTACTCGTCCCTCTTGTTGGAATACCTTTGTGCGAAGTTTATTTCGCATATCTTCTAATTGTTCTCTAGAATACTTTGATATATTGACATTGACACCAAACATTTTATTCATGTTTTCTTTTAGCTGCGAACTTGTTAGTTTTTTTCTAAAATCACTTGTTTTCATAATATTGGTTCCAAAAGAATAGTTAACTTTATTTATCTGAATCTTAATAGTTTCTCAAAATCATTAACAATGGTTTTCTTGTGTTGTTCTCGCTTATATTTGGCAATATTATATTTGGTAAACATAATTTCAGCTCTGTCAATATTCTTTGATTTAATGTTTTTTTCCGCTAACATTTTATGTAATTCTTCTTCAAATAGTGCATGACCATAGTTTCTGTCAGCATTTAATATCTCATCATCTATGTATTTTCCAAGGGCAAGTTTATTGGCCAACAATGCAGCAGATTGTGGGAGATTAATAAAATCAACTACTACATCATTACAATAATTTAAAATGCTATAAAATCCAGTTTTAGATTTTTTAATCTTATAATTCCCTAAGATGATAGTTCCATCTTCAGCCTTAGATGGGATTGCAATGCCTTGTTTTTGTAATTTTGTTTTTACTTTTTCGGCAAGATCTTTGACTTGTTGATATACATCATCGAGATTTTTTTTCATCTATTTTCTTTATCAATGTTTGGTTATTATTACTTATTGAGTAAATTCCTTTTCTCACTAAGTTTTGGGCAAGCCATTGATCGCGATCACTCATAGCATCAATGGATATGTGTGATCTATGATTCTCTACAAATTGCTGTTCTTGATTTGTGAGAATAATATCCATTCCAGATAGTAACTGTGCTATTTTCATACTCGGGCAGGTGTACTAGGTTGTGCTGGCGGGGAGGCGGGATTAAGAATTTGTTTTTGTAGCTGATCATATTTTAATTTCAATGCATTAAATTGATCAGACATAGCCTGCATACCTTGTTTTATCTCCGGACTGGGTGTAGCAGGAGTAGCAGTTGCATTAGGTTGTTGATTGCCCAAAGTGGGCTGAGGTGCCTTACCCGGAGGAGGTACAGCTTGTTGAGAATTTTGCTGTTGAGTCGGTGCTGCAGGTTGCGGTTGTCCTGGCACAGCTGGTGCCTGTTGTTGCGGAGGTGTATTGGGATTAGCAGCAGGTTGCGGTTGTCCTGGCACAGCTGGTGCCTGTTGTTGCGGAGGTGTATTGGGATTAGCAGCAGGTTGTGTGCTTGATCCTACAGGTATAGCTTCAACTAATTCTTGTATCCGCATATTATTTTAATAGAGTTAGCAATGTTTCACTATGCGCGGTAACCCATCCCAACGCTGCTAACGCACCTGCACTAAGATAAACCCATTTTGTTTTAAATTGCTCTAGATCTTTGATTTTACCCAACATGTTATCATGTTGTTCAATATTTTCCCCATGCATACCTTTAAGTTGATCCATAATATCATCACGTGTCTTATCAAGACAATCATGCATGTCCTTAACATCTATTTTAAGGTTATCAATTTTTTCTTCGATGTTATCTACTTTTGTTTCTAACACGCTAACACGTTCTGGAACGGTTGCTAATGATGTTTTTGCCATCCGAGCTATCTCCTTTTTTTTTAGAACTACTACTACTGTTAAATAGTGCCTTAAGATGCCTTGATGATTGTATTTTTAGCGGAAGAACTTTTCAGTTCAAATATCGCCTTATCTATATTTATGGTTTCTGTTAATTTTTTAACGATAGGTACACCATCAATATCATTGATTAACAATCCTATTTCACTAGTTTCATCACTGTACACACCTGCTCTATCAGGATAAAATACCCATGTCCATACAGTGTGTTTACCTTTGTATTTAGAACCAAATCCTAGATCTTTAATGTCAATGTTTTCGGAACTGGGTCCACGATCGTAGCTAATGATCGACCTAAGTTCAGCACATTGCCTTAATGTGGTAAAATTTCTATATTGGTCATATTCTAGTTGAGAACCTTGACCGGGTCTAAGCATTGTGATGTTAGTGATGTCTAATAAAGTTTTAATTTCTATGATTTGCATAATATACCTATATAATATATTTATGGCCAAAAGAAAAGGGAGTTAAAAAACTCCCTTGTCTTACTCTTAATAAAATATTAAGCTAGTGTGAATGCACCAGTGTTGGCCATTGATGTACCAGAAGTAACTGTTAGGTTACCTAGAGTAGCACCAGTTGCTGCCACGATAGCGGCCTTCAATGCACCGAAACCAGTTGTAACACCAGATCCAGCAACGCCGTCGCCTTGGTTGCAACTTGGGAAGTCAACGATAGCGCAAATTGCGGTTGCGTCTGTACGTGCGCCTAGTAGAACAATGCTGGCTACTGCTTGAATGCCTTTAACTGCCTTAGAATAACCACCTTCTGTGATTACGCCTGTTGTTGCATTAACTGTGTCAGCTGTGAAGCTGTTACCAGAATCAGCAATTTTAATTACTAGTGGTGAATAGCCATAGAAAGCACCTGCGCTAACTTGACCGTGAACTCGATTGATTGTTGCCATTTTAAATCTCCTTGATCTTTTTTGAGCTCCCCTATGGAACTCGTTATGTTTTTATTTATCTAATTTGGAAAAAAATATCCATTATGGTCGATTAGTCGTCGGTTTTTACATCACCTTCGATGACTTTTAGGTGTTTAGCAGTTTCTTTATTGTCTCTCAACTTACGTATGCTGCGAGTAAATTTGCTTGAATCCCCACCTTTAATACTGTTAAGTAGTCTACGTTCTAATTCATAGGCCTCGTCTGGACTGAAGTTTTCTTTGATAAATGACAATAGATTGATTGCACTATCAATTACATGAGTTGCCCTAGCTTCTATCAATGCTTCATTATCTTTTTTCAAAGTAATAGAATTTAGTTCTTCTAGTAAACTGCGGGTGACTTTTTTCAAGATAGTATCCTTGTTGTATGAATATTTAGTGTAATTGTAACATCATTAAATGGTAAAATAAAGACTTGCAAATACACTCAAGGATTATTTAATTGTAAAAATATTTATACTTTTTTGGAAGAAATATATAATGGTTTCTACTGAGTTTTGTTGCGTCGCCGCATAAATACCAGTACAATTAACACACAGGAGAAAAAATATGTTAAACCAATTAGCTGAATACTTCCACAAGATGTTTCAGAATTTCGAAGCGCCGTCTACCTATGGCGCTGCATTAGAATCGTACATTGTTTCTAAAAACCCACAAGATGGTGGTGATGTAGATCGATTAGTACGAGAGTTTGATCAAAAAATGGCAAACCGTCACGAAGCAGGGTGGCCAATATGATCAAGAAAATCTTAAACTCTATCTGGGATTTCTTGATAGATCTCGGAGAATATCGTTACAAAGTAATCAAATCCCATGGTTACCAAACTTGGTATTAGAATGAGAAAGGAAATTGACTTTGTAGCTGTCAGTACTTTGATCCTGTTATCAGGATTGTTAATACTGGTTATCTAAAATGTCATATGCAACAGTTAGGCGAGTACTGCCTTACGAATATCCCAAATATAGACTACACCTTAAGTGCTTGGATTCTGAATCTAGGACACTTAGGTTTGCTAGTCCAATCAATGATCATGTAATAGATAAATTATGTGATGGGTTTGAGGCAGATCCAAGCAAACATGTATTATTTGCCATTGAGAATTGTCGATTAGAATTTATTGCCATCGGTCATATTTCTCTAGACGGTGACATGGAACTGGCATTTAGTGTGCTTAAAAAGCACCAAGGCCGCGGCTTTGGTAATTTGCTGATAAAACGTTGTATACAATATTGCCGTACACATAACATACTCAAAGGTTACATGGTATGTTTAAGTACCAACACTGCTATTCGATACTTGTGTAGAAAGCACGGAATTACTGTGGAGAATGATCAAGGCGAAAGCCTTGCCAACATTCAATTGCCACCTGCAGGCATTAACACATATATCAACGAAACTATAGACAACAACATATCTGCCTTAGACTATATTACTAAGCGAGCAACTAACAAACTTCTATTTTTATCGTAACAATTGTTTTACACAGAGACACTGTGTATAATAAATACATTACACATATACACACAAGGAGAATAATATGTTTACACCGGAATTCTATATTGATTTATTTCAATCATCCAAGCGTCAGTTTACTAATCAAGTTTACAAAGACGACACACTCAACAAGGCCTGCAATGCATTTATTGACGCTCAAACAGCGTTTGCTAAAATGATGGCTAAGAATTACATTGACCTGTCTACATATTCTGCAGACGCAATGAGCAAAGTATTTTTCCCTCAACAGGAAGAAACAGTCAAGGCCAAGACTGTTAAAAAATCAGCCAACACAGACATTAACACACAAGGAGAATAATATGTCAAATTTTGAAACCCCTAAGCTACCAGAAGTTAAATTTAACAAGAACGGATACGAAATCCGTACCGACATCTTGGGCATGGCCAAAAGCCTAGTGCAAGAGGATTTCCATGCCAAATTCCAAGGCTGGGAAATGACTGCCAATCGTGACGAGAAGACAGGACAAATTGTCAGTACAGTTCAAATGCCACAGTTTCCAGGACTTGACAAGGTTCTAGAAACAGCAGAAAAAATGTACTCATTTGTTAACTCTGGTACAAAGAAATAATATAATAAAAGTTAGAGCGTAGCTCAATAGGACCTCCGGGTCCTATTTTTACGAATGTATTATCTAAATAAATGCATTTTAGAATTATGTACAGCGACATAGTTTGGACCACCAAAATTTTCATCAGTTAACTTGTAATTCTTAAACTCAAGGCCGTTTTTATTAAGTAATCCCAAATGAAAGCCCAATGGTGATAATTTATTGTATGCATCAAGCAACAACCATCTACTTAATACATTGGCAAAACCATACTCAAATTGTATAATACCTATTTTATTATTTTCTAATGTCTTGGTAAATCCTTCAATTACCATACCCTCTGCACCTTCAACATCAATTTTTAGAAAATCAATAAAATCTATTTTTCTACTTTCCACATATTCATCACCTGTTGCCACAAAACAATTCCTAACCTCAACTGGCCCAATATTCAATCCGCTATACAGTGAACTAACAGCATCAAACTTTGTACTGTACTGGATCTCCATCATTCCATGCATATCCGATAATCCAAATCCGTTGGGAATTATTTTAGGATCACTGGGTACATTGGCTAGAAATTTTCTATAGACATCTGGTACAATTTCAAAAGTATGTATATCTGCGTATGGTTGGCACGACCTAGCCATTAAACACCATTCTCCTATATTACTTCCAGCATCAAAAATTGTGAATAATTTATTTCTTAAATGCGATAATATCCAATCCTCGCCGTGTCGAGCAAATTCTGCTCGAGCATGTTCTTTATCATATACAGGGTAATTTGTCATATTTTATTTTTAAAGTTGTTTAACATGGCAACATATAATCTACATTCTCTTTCGAGATATATAAATTCTCGATTTGGTATTGTGTTTGCTGTTACATTATTAGGTGTTGAAAATTTAAGATTTTTAATATAGTAATTTTGATTAAATTTGGCCAGCATGGTGTCCCATAACCAACTATCACCATGATAGATATCTAACCCTGCAGGAATATTGATCCAATCTTGCTTGTTAATAAACATTAAACAGCCGATATCAAATATGTTAGTTGATCCGTTGTAGTGAACTATATCAACAGGTTCCGAAGATCCATTAGATAATTGTGAATGAGATTGTGAAAATACTACAAATTTTCCTGTATCCAATTTATTCTTTAAAAAATCAAATATTGATAGATCAAAATCAATATCATCATTCATGACACACACATTTGAATATTCACTCACGCCTGCTCCAAAATTCCAAGCAGGATTTACAAATATATTTAATTTAAAATTATGTAATTTAATTTTTGGATGATGTAATACATCAGCATTGGGTGTGGAATTCATATCATTATTAATAATAATAATTTCTCCCACTAATTCATGCTGTACTAACTTATATAGTAAATTAATAAATGGTGCATATTTCCACATAGTGGGTACTACTATTGAAAATTTATTTTCGTACAAAGTGATAATCTCCATCTGGTCCTTTATCGCAGAACATGCCTGTACACTCAAATCCCAGTCTACTCATGTATGCTATTACTTCATTATGTAAAGGAGCACCTTTATTATATTCTATCATCTGTAATCCTAAAATTACATGGTTAACAGTTTTTAAAGTTTCTGTGGCACCTTTGAGAATATCCAATTCAGAGCCCTGCACATCCATCTTAATTAAATCAGGTAGTGGTAATTGTCCAGCAAGAACTGCACTATCTAATGTGATTGATTTAAGTTTACGCTTGTGAGATTCAGTGTATAAAATTTTAGCTGCTGGATTTATATCAGAATTTTCTACATAATAACTATTGCCACCTGGATCAAAATCATTTTGATAAAATTCAATTTCTCTACCATCAGTGTCACTGAGCAAACCTATGTTATATTTCATACCCGCTTCTTGATATAAAATTTCTGCAGAATCCATGGCATCAAATGCAACAACCTCAGCATTGACCCAAACTTTCTTTGCAGCTTTGGTCCAATGTAATACACATGCACCTATATCATACACAACAATAGGGTTATAATTATATTGATCTCTAATTTTTACAAGATAGTCAGTATGTGAAGTGGGCAATGTTCCACTGTTTCCTATAAATCGCAATCTGTCTGCTACGCTATTAAACGTGGCAGAAGCTGGATCTAATAGTGCAGGTATACTATTATCAATTTGATAAGTGAAACTACCAATATGTCTGCATTGTATAGTAGTATCTACCCAGATATGGAATCCATTGTTTCTTGCCTTAGTACAGAAATCATTATCTTCAGAGATAGTGTGTGCATGATTTATGGCAGAGTGGTATTTAAATTGTGGATATCCAACTGTTCTAAACACTTCTGCCTTGACTAATACACATCCAAAACCGCAGCCTGCAATTTCAACTAGACCCCGTCCTTTGATCTTTTCATAAGGAATGTTTGATACGCCACCTCTATTATTATGCTCATATAATTCTAAAACATGTATGCCAGGTCGACGTTGTATGTACATACCTGATACCACATCCTTATCATGTGCCAATAATTTTTTAAGAATATCTCTGTCAAATGCAATGTCACTGTCAATGGATAACAAATAATCATACCCATTAACTACCCAATCAGCAATCAGGTTACGTACCTGATCAATGTTGTAACCGTAGTAATATTGAAAGTCAACTATATATCCATCGGGTACTTCTAGATCATATATAGATTTAAACGTGTCTGCTTCAATGTTTCTAGCAGTGGGTATACCGATTAAAATTCGTTTCTTTACTTGTACAGGTAATGGCGCAATGATAGGAACAGGCAATTCGTTGATTATCTCTTGCATGTCTACTCTAACCTGTTCGTAGACATGAGTTTCTCTTTCTAACACCCCACCGGTGATAGAAATATCCGAAGTAGTTGCTGCAAATTGACTATAGAACTCCATGTTTGTAATAATATAGTTTGTCTTGCCTCTCCTTAGCTGTAGATCAAATATAAAATTATCACCATAATAAATATCCAAACCATGGGGTATTGGGATCCAGCTCTTTTTATCGATGAACATTAAACAGCCAAAACCATAAGTATGTTCACCTGTCCATGGAACAATATCGATGATTTTTGTAGTAATAGGTGGCTGGTTAAAGTCGGGCTCGCCTGGACATAACCCAAACACACCATTATCTTCATTTAACATGTTTTGTAGTTTTTCAAATACATCAGTATCAAACACCACATCATCGTTGACAATACATAGTTTGTCATTTCTACTGGTTTCAACACCAATGTTCCATGCTGGATTAACAAATATGTTTGTGCCAAAGTCTAACATTCTAATCTTAGGATGATCTAATCCTATACTAGGTGTTTTGGTATTATCATTGTTAATGATGATAATTTCATTTACAGATTTATGTTCACATAGCTTACCCACAAATTCTATAAATTGATCTGCTACTCTCCACATTGTGGGAACAATTACAGAATACTTGGTAGTTTTAGTTTTGTTAATAATATCTCGGGCTGTGCGTGTTTGTTCATCACTGTTAACTTTATAATCGTTCAATGGATTTATATCGTTGTAATTATAAACAATGTCCTGCAAACATTTAATTTTATTGGGATTAGCTGCTTCGATCAATGCATAGAACACACTACCGTCGCCTCCTGCTTTGTACCATTCCCCTTGACTGTCTTGAAACATATTGTTATCAATACTATTAATTAGATGTTTCCTAAAGGTACGAAAATGCGTATAAGGTAAAATCCAGTTAAAGTGATGGTTACGATAATTTCCGGACTGCTTAATCTTTTCAGGATATGGTTGACTAATCAACGGAATGTTATCAACCATACTCCAGCAACTACCATAAGTAAATTCAGTGTCAGCATCGTATACAGTATTGTAATAGGATAATACAGTATTGTCGTTAATTAAACTATCATCACCATCGAGCAACATTACAATCGCACCATCATTTAATGTACGTATGGTGTCAATTTGATTTTTAACAGCACCTTGATTAGTTGTATTTTTAATTAATATAAATTTATCTTGTATCTCAATGGGTAACTTGCTGATTACATATTCTACAACTTCAATGGAATTATCAGTTGAGCAATCGTCAATCAGTATATGACGGTAATTATTGTAATCCTGTGTGGCCACACTGAGGATACATTTTTCAATGTAATGAGCACAATTATAAAATGGGCTAAGAATTACAAATTCTTGTTCAACATTGGATTTATAAGTTTCAAGTTCAATCTCATTATGGAATCTACGTTTCCATATTTTATTGACTTTGTGATTAATTTTACTAGCTTCTCTATATTCATCAGCAGGGAGATAATTGCCTGTCTTTTTAAAGAAATGCTGTTTCCACTGCAATGCCACACTGTCCCATCCTGCTATATCTTTGATGATGTTGCAATAGTATTGTTTTTGTTGATGTAGATATTTGTTATGATATGCTGCTAGTGTTGCATTGACAAAATGTTCAACTTGTGCCGATGAATTAATAGTGGGAAATAAACCGTTGGGTACTATGGCATAGTCAATGAGATAACAGGCACCGTCTAATGCAATTTCTTCCAAAGCGCCAAATCTGCAAGTGATCACAGGAGTATTGTAGATTAAACTTTCTAATGTACTAATTCCGTAAGTTTCAGGAAATGCTGCAGGATATATCATGAAATTAGATTCAGATAATATCTTTGCAATTTCGTACTGTGGTATAATGCCAGTAAATTCTATACCCTTGGCCTGATTATTGACATCATCTGCTAGCTGTCGCCATTTTGTTTCTTGTTCATCAGGTGCATCACCGGAGCTAAATCTATAATAGCCTCCAATGATTTTTAATTTTGCCTGTGGCAATTGATGTTTAATCCTTGGCCAAATTTGTTCCACCAAGGGGACCATGCCCTTGCTAACAGAAGCATTATATACAAATAAATTTGGGTCTTTAGCTTGTATATCAACTTCGAGATTATAATTCCTAGCACCGTTTCTAGTAATGAATAACTTGCGTTTTAATACTTCAAAGTTTCTTTTCTTACCATGGTCGCAATTGGCCACATAGGTTGAATGAAAGTCACTGAGTGTAAAAATGTCAGTGATACGATTTGCATTGGCCAAATCTTCAATCAATAAGTCTCCGAGGCAAAATGTATCATGCATCCATAACACACGCATCTTGGCTTTGCTTAGAATACGATCATATAGATTCATATCCTTAAATGGCCAAGCTCTTGCATCACCTAATTTCTGATAGTCATTTGGATCTGTAAATGGTATTACAGTCCTAGAACTAATAATTATATCAAAAATATGATCTTGTGCAAGATCAGTTAATGGACGATATGTTACGTCATCATATATGCCTGCTTTTGCGTGATCAATATTACAGTTATTGAACACGGTAACATTAAAATCTAATTCGGCTAATTCTCGAGCCATTAAAGTAACAGCACTTTCGCTGCCACCTAATCCTTGTTTATCCACAGTAGTACCATCGAATGGTATACCAATAATGTCTATTATAGCAATTTTCATACTATTAATTATACACTACAGGTACTGTGTGTCAATAATATTGAGTATGGTTTATCTTAACCGTGGATAAGTCAGTGGTGGCGGAAGTAAAGGGTCTGTATATCGAGCAATTTGTGTAATTCTTAAATCATCAATATATCCCTTAAATGATAATGAATTATAGGATATTCCAATGTACTTAAATGGTATTGTGTAATTTGTTGTATTTGTTGTAGAACTAGTAATTGCAGAATTTATATACATAGTTAATATAGATCCAGATCTAACAACTGCTACATGATTCCATATATTAACAATCACAGTTCCTGTGGTAACAAATGTGGTATTATCTTTCCAACCAATTTGACTGCCCACAGCATCGTTCACTCCTGTATATCCTAAATATGCAGATCCCGGAACACTGGTACTAGTAGTCCTAGAATCTAATAATGCCGGTGCGGTAGTTGAGGTACTGTACAAACTAAGTGGGTACATCCACATTTCTATTGTAAAATCCCCAGAGCCCAGTGCTGTTAAATTTGTTGCAGTGGTTGTTGAAGTCGAACCTATACCCAATCCATCACCGTCACCATCAAAGTATATACTAGTGGCATTATATTTAACAATTGAATTTGAAACTGATATATCACCTATGGAATATATATTATTTTGTGTAGTGGCATCAAATATTTTACTTTCAGTGGCATTAATTAATAAACTAGTGTTAGCAAATTTAAATTCAATAGCTCCGCTGGAATTAAACACATAAACTTTATAGCTGTTTGTGGTATAAACTCCAGTTGTACCTGTGGTCAACGGTGCAGTAGTAAGCGTATCTGTATGCCATATAATTACTTTACCTGATCCTCCGGTGCCGCCGGTGCCGCCGCCGCCGTAGTAATCGCCGCCGCTGCCGGCTCCCCCGTTGCCAGTGTTTGTGCCGGCTGCAGGTGGACTTAAGGAGTTGGATGGTGTGCCACCTGCAGAAAATGTTGCCGAATATGTTGAACTACTAGCAACACTAACATACAGTCCGGAACCACCAACACCGTAAGCTCCTGCACTAGATGCACCACCTGCAGAACCAGCGCCACCACCACCGCCACCGAAATAGCTGCTGCGGCCCTGGCCGGCAACGCTGTAGCTGTAACCGCCACTATTCCCTCCACTATTTCCATATCCAATTCCAGAACCATTTAGTCCCAGTGTATTTTGTGTAGATGTACCAGCCTGGGTTGCCGCCGTTTGATAACTATAGGCATTACCACCACTACCAGAACCACCAGCGAGACCTACGGTACCGGCTGCATCCGACCCACCACCACCACCACCTTTAGCTAGAATATTTGGAGGAATATTAAGTCCAACCAGTTGACTATCTTGGCCATTGGTCCGGGAACCACCGCCTGCACCCACAGTGATAGTTATTACACCCATGATATCAGTGGCAGTAAAGCTACCAACTGTTAGGCCGCCTGCGCCGCCGCCTGCGCCATATTCTGTGCCATAGGCCGCACTGGGAGTGTATTGGCCAGTCCCACCACCACCGCCACCTGCTACTACTACATAATTAATTGTAAAACTTGATGATTGAGATCTAGTGTCAGGTGTTAATGGTGTAACTGGTAATGTATATGTTGTAACACCTCCAGCAGTTGTTATCCGTTCTGAAATAGCGCCTCGTAATATACGTAGATTCGATAGATACCCCTTGTAATATCCAAGATTTAGATATGTCGATCTACCTATACTAAAATTATTAGTAATCAATTTAAAATTAGGAGATACAGCAGTATACAAACTGCTTAGAACAGTTGTAATTGTAATAGATGTAACAGTAGTACCGGCAGATGTGCCATTGATATACAAAGTTACAGTTGTATTATTTCTAACTAATGCTATATGATTCCATGCTCTAAATTTAACTTTTAAATTTTCTGCATCGGTACTTGTAAATGTAGTGGCAGTTCCTAGACTAACTGTACATCGCCCCGAAGTCTGCAATGCCAAAGACATCCCATCGTTGGTAGACGTAGTAGCTGTACCAAATGTCATAGCACCGGATATGTTATATCGACTATCGATAAAATACACAGTGGTGCTAATTGGTTCTGGATAAGACCAAAATTCTATACTAAAACTGTTATTTTGAAAATTAACAGCATTAGGATTCACTGTTAAAAAGTCTGTGCTACCATCAAAGTAAACACTACCACCGGTCAACAGTGTGTTATATGGCCCGGGATTTATAAAGGGAGAGAATCTACGTATTGCAGGAGTACCATTTTGACTAACTGTAAAATTATAATTGCTTTTGTCAATAAGTGATCCACTTGCAGAAACCAACAAGTTAGTATTATTAACTAACGGAAACGGTGATCTAGGTAATGCAATTATACTTGATCCATTTAAAAAACGAAAATTTGACATGTAACCCTGGAAATAGTTGGTACCGTCATAGCCAATATATATAGATTGAGTATTATTATACACTGTTCCAGTGCTGGACGCGGTTACTAAATTACCGCCATTTAACATGCTGGTATAGGTTGATCCGGACCTAGATAGAGATATGTGATTCCAAGTGTTCAAATTAATCAGAGTGTTAGATATTGGTAGATAATCTGTTCCGAACGTAATAGTTCCACTACCGGTGAATATATATATTCTAAATCCGCCTGTCACAGTGTATGTTACTGGGCCAATTGTTGTTGCTGGTGCATAGGTATCAGAATAACGAAGAATGACTACTCCCGACCCGCCTCTACTACCCGCAGTCCCTGACTCACCGCCACCACCGCCACCACCTCCTCCAGTATTTGCGGTGGCGTTTGAGGCAGCCCTGTAATTGTAAGCTGCGCCATAGCCACCGCCATAACTAAGGCCGAAGCCGGTGTAACTGCTGTTGCCGCCGCCACCACCTCCTCCTCGGCCAACAGATGTCCCTGTAATAGTCGAATATAATCCTATGCCACCTTCTCCTCCTCCTCCGACCCCGCCAGCACCACCGCCTCCGTTGTTATAATAGCTAAAACTGCCGCTAAGACTGCCACCGGCAAATCCTTGCCCAGTTGTGCCAGCACCACCAGTACCGCTACCGGAGTTGCCTTGAGCACCGCCACCACCACCAGACCCTCCAGCAAGGCCATTACCAACATTATCATAATAACTACTACCACCACCACCACCACCGTTTGCAACCACGCTTACATTTGGGCCTGTTATAGAAGAATAGTTGCCAGATTGTCCTGTTCCAAAGAACGGCGTTCCTCCACCATCTCCCACCGTTACGGTATAAAGGGTAAGAGTTTGTACCGTAAGCGTATTCTCGGCAGATGCTCCGCCTCCAGATGTTTCGACAGATGTTCTATATCCACCAGCACCTCCTCCAGCGCCGCCAAGACCACCACCACCACCTCCTCCACCACCACCACCAATGACTAGAAAATCAACACTCTGTGGCGGGCGAACTTCAGCAATTGAAGTAGTTACTGTATTTTGAGCACTTATTTTTAAGTTAAAAGGACTGAGTTCACTAGTGATTGATTTTGTAATAATCGTAGAAGTGGATGCACGAGTTGAATAAAACCAACCCTCTACTGTAAAATCTGAACTAATATTGAATACACTGCTGTGTTGAATGCTTAGGTAGTCAGTGGTGCCATTAAAATATGTACTCCAATTTGTTGAGTATGGATTAAATGATCCTTGTGCCAACATATTCCCATACCCTTGAACAGGATATGATAATATACTTGAATCTTTTAAATATCTATTACCCCATTGTGGACCAAATGTAATTGTTCCGCTGCCATTAAGAAATGCATATATTATATAATCATTTTGATATGATATATTATATGCACTTTTATTTCCAACTGCTGCTATTGGCAATGATGCTAAATGCCAGAAGAATGCAAGACCACCACCGCCGGAATATCCAGCACTTCCACTTCCACCTCCACCATTTCCGCCTATTGGGCCGGCACCGTTAATACCACCATTACTATCGCCACCACCAGTGGCAAAAGTATTTGAAAAAGTTGAAGAGCTAGCTATATTAACATATTTTCCAGCAACAACAACTGAACCGTCTGGTGAGTTAGAAAGATAGACTGTATTCCCACTACCTGTAATATTAACTTTTTTAATATTAGTAGGACGGGTACCTAATCGATCATCATTGCCTACTTGAAATAATCCGCCATCATCATGTCCCCAGTCTGCAAACCATAGATATCCTGATGAATCAATGGATCCAAATATATCCATGTCGCTTTGCGTTGAGTACCCAGCAGTAAAACTACTTTTTCCAATAATTGAACTTGGACCGTAACCTGTGTTTTCTTTCCAACCCGATGTTCCACCATAGTAAAAGTTCCCGTTACTATGGAAAGAAGAATAACCATCAATTGAAAATAATTGTGTTCCCACTGAATCTTCTTCTGTAGTATTTCCATATGTTTGACCAAATGACACACTGATTGGAAAAGCAACAGAAGTTAATACGCCTGTGGATAAATTTACTGTAAACAATCTTGCGGAGTTGGTATTCCAACGTCCAATCATAAATTGATTAACACCGTCCGACATTGTCCATAAACTGTTGCGGGGCGACGCAGTTCCTATTGCAGCCTGTTCACTTGCTGAAAATGTTCCAGTAGTAAAAGAATTTACTTTATATTTTTGTGTAGACAAGTTAATCCACACAGTACTACTTGTTGCAGGGAACGTAACTATTGTTGCGCTGGCGCTGCCAGCGTTTATAAACGTAGATCCAGGATAATACGTTACACTATCAAGTGCTGAATTTGTAATAGTAGCGGCGCTCCCTTGAAATTTGTCCCAGTTGCCGCCCCAAGTATCTGTATTATTTCTAGCAATTACACCTTTACCATCTGCATCCATGAATAAACTATCATGGTCGTCATTACTATAGAATAATATACTAGTAGTAGCAGCAGTGTATGCTGGGGTTACGCCACCAGTAGTAAACATAGACTGCGAAATTGTAGTTCCGAGTGTGTTTTTTACATATGCTACACTAATAGTTATATTGCCACTGGCAGTTGCAAGTATATATTTTAAAAATCCTTTATTTGGTAACGCAATAAATCCAGTAATAGGAAGTAATGCATCAATGGATGTAATTGGGCCAACTGAGGTAGCGTCATAACTGCTACCTGATATCAATGAAAACCCAGAACTAAGACCACTAGTAGCTGCACCAGCGCCACCGCCTTGGGCAACATAGAGACCTCCGCCACCCATGAAACCTGCATGACCCCAATAATTAGGACCATTATTTAGTGATAATGTTGTAATACCAGCAGTACCTCCGGGGCTACCACCACCACTGCCACCACTTGCTAATGGGCTATTAACATATGCTCCTGCATAGCTATAACTTTGTCCAGCACCGCCGCCAGTAGCAGTAATTGTTTGTGCAGTATCGCCGCCTAGTGGTTGTTTTCCGTTAACTGTGGATGATGTACCAGTACTTGCAAAGCGGGCAGAGTCATTAGCTGCACCAGCGCCACCTGCACCAATTGTAACAATTAATGTATTACTAAGTAAAGGATTAAACGAATTTACATAAAGACCACCAGCCCCACCGCCGCCACCGGCATATGAAACACTAGAATAAGTTCCGCCACCCCCACCACCACCACCACCGCCGATGAGCAACATATTAATTTCACCAGTTGAGTAACTTACTGATGATTGATTACTTAATAATAAATTATTATATGCAAAATAGGGATCAAATGACTGTGGGGTACTTGCTATATATTTTGTGTATCGTATAATAACAATACCAGAACCGCCGGGGAAACCACTAGTACCGCCGTTTCCACCACCACCAGTATTTGGGGTACCTGCTGATTCAGCACCACCACCACCGCTTGAAGCAGTGCCATCTAAACCAGAGCCACCACCTGCGTATGAAATGCCATTAAGCCAAGTTGCACCATTACCGCCTGTGACACCGCTGCCTGCAGATCCAGCACCGCCGCCAGCCCCGTCGCCTCCGGCAAAACCTTGACTAGGATTTGTAACCAGCGCAGCTTGGCCGGAGCCGGGGACCAGAACACCATTACCGCCACCGCCTGAACCTCCGGAGTAACCAGCATTACCGCCACCATACGCTGTGGAACTAACACCGTTTCCTATAATTGAGGAATTGCCTCCCGTGTTGGTTCCACTGTCTGCTATGCCACCCTGTCCCACAGTGATGGTAAATGCATTATTTTTTTGAAAGCTAATGGTACTTGATATATATCCACCAGCGCCGCCGCCGGACAGCCCACTACCACCACCACCGCCACCCACTATTAAACATTCAGCAATTACATTGTATACTGGGACAAATACTGAAGATGTTGTGGTGAATGTATGATATACATAGTCAGAAGCTGTGGTAACTGTTCCACCTGTGGCAATAAAGGTAGGTTCTACATACCGTTGACGTTTGATTATTCCTAGATCGTATACCATGAAAAAATTAGTTTAAGGGAGTAGTTGTGACTTATTGTTGTACTACTATTTCAATCCAATTTACTGTTGTTTCGTCCCAAACATATCGCTTTCCGTCCTCTACCGGCATTGCAATTGGAGCTGCCCAAAGACATGTTTCTTCGTTCAGTACCCAAGAATCAAACGGCTTTGGAGGAATGAATGCATCTCTACCTGCATCGTAGGTATATCCTATGCCCGCATAATTTTTTCTCAGTGGAGTACCACCCAACCTATGCTGGCCACCTTGAGTATTATAGCTAGTTTGGACCCATAAGCTGGGATCGCCCCAATGTCCTGTGTTAAGGACGTCTTGTTCAATAACAATTACTTGTGTTACTATACCGTCTTCTACTTTTGCAAAATGACTCATTTTTAAAATCCTTGTAATGATATTGTTATAGCTATTTATAACATTATAATTTATCATAGATGACATTTATACTTGGCAAAATAGGCCATAGTATTCTGTATCATATGATGTTAAAGTTATTTATAAAATATTTTTAGGGCACTATCATGTCTATAAATATCGAGAACAAAATAGGAATTTAACATGGCTTGGATAGCTGGTATCACACGTGGACATAATGGAGCAGTGTGTCTTTTAAAAGATGGAAAAATAGTATTTGCTATAGAAGAGGAAAGATTAAGTGGATTTAAATACGATGGATCTCCACTACTTGGAATGTCATTAATACAAAAATATACCGACAAACTCGATTATTTGGTAATTACAGGTACTTATTCACTAGCAGGGGATGTTTATAACCGGTTGGAGTGGACCGAGGAAAATATTTATGCAGGTTATGCTAGGAAATTAGGGCTAATTGATCGAGATATTACCAAATCAAAAAATACAGAACATCCTGATTCACAAGTCATTGACGTTGGAACCCAACATCATAAAATGCATGCCTCTTGTGCATTTTATAGGTCCGGATTTGATCAAGCAGTTGCAGTGATTTTAGATGGTGGGGGATCAGGATTTACATTGCTAAATTCAACTAATAGCCGTGTATTTGAAGTAGAAACCATATTTAAATGTTCATACCCAAATACATTTACAACTCTATATAAACACATGGCCGGATCTGGTCCATTTAAAAATAATAAAAGTTATGATTTTAAAGATCCACTCGAATATGATCATGCTCCCCAAACAGCAGGCACTGGTATTCTTAAAGTAACTACCAGTGCAGGTATTGTCAAAGCATACGAAGCAGTCACTGAATTCTGTGGTTGGCAAGGCATCGAAGCGGGAAAAACTATGGGATTATCCCCTTACGGAAAATCAAACAGCCTTATACCACCAATATATACCAAGGACATTGACGGATTTTATTGCGGTAATAAATCCATGTTTACGCCTAACTATCCGCAAACTGCATTTATAGATAATGATATGAGTATCATGTCAGATACATTTTTATCTAATGAGAAAGATAAAACAGTATTACAAGATCGAAGAGACATGGCATATGCTGTTCAGAAACAAAGTCAAGAAGTTGTGCTAAATCTCATACTTAGGGCTGTGGAAATGTCTGGTATAAAAAATGTAGTATTATCCGGTGGGTATGGATTAAATTGTGTGGCTAATTATTTTTATCTCGAAAAACTAAATGAATTAGGTATTAATTTGTATGTTGAACCAGTGAGTACTGACGCTGGTCTCAGCGTGGGTGCTGCATTATATATGCATCATAAATTAGAAAAAACTGAAAAGCCATTACCACGTGATACTAATTTATATTTAGGCATTGATTTTACATATACACCTGAACTGATCAATCAGTTGGTATCACAATATAATGGTGTTGAAGTATTAGAAAACATTCACAGTGATCAAGTTTCTCAAATTTTAAGAGATAAAAACATTGTTGCATTATTTCAAGGATCATCTGAAATTGGGCCACGAGCATTGGGTAATCGAAGTATTATATTTGATCCAACTTTTAAAGACGGAAAAGATTTTGTCAATAATGTAAAACGCAGAGAATACTTTCGACCATTTGCTGGTAGTATTCTACACGAACATGTAAATGAATGGTTTGATATGCGGGGACTTGAAGAAAGTCCCAATATGATGTATGCTGTAAATTGTCAGCCAGGTGTTGAAGAAAAAATTCCCAGCATCATACACATTGACGGCACCTGTCGAATTCAAACAGTAAAACCTCAGCAGAATCCATTATTTTATGAGTTGATATCAGAATTTTATAAATTGACAGGCGTTCCCATTTTATTCAATACCAGTTTTAACCTCGGTGGAGCACCCATGGTTGAAACATTGCATGATGCAATACATACATTGGTAAACAGTGATATTGAATATCTCTACTTACCAGAATATAAGATATTAATAACAGCAGAAAATCAACCCGAGGAATTTTAATGACACGACCACAAGCATATTTTATCAACGGCGGTGCCGGAAGAGTAATTGCATCTATACCAGCTTTTGAAAAATTAGCCGAGACTAACACAGATTTTATAATTGTATGTGAAGGTGGCAGTGACATGTATCGGGGTCATCCCTTATTAGATCAAAGAGCATATGATCATTGGCATAAAGGAATATTTGCAGAGCAGTTAAAACATAGAGATTTAATTACACCAGAACCATATCGTGTATGGGAATATTATAATCAAATGTGCAGTCTTTCACAGGCTTTTGATATTGCCATTAATAATAAAGGAATACGTAAATTACCTGCACCCTCTATTCATCTTAATAAACTTGAAATAGCAGAAGCATACCGATTTATGCAAGAAGTAAAGACCAGATCGGGATTTGAAAAAACTATAGTTATACAACCATTTGGTCGAAGTGTTATCGCTAATCACGGAATGATTGTTGATCCCAGTTCAAGAAGTTTTGCTCAGAATGATTTAATAGATATAGTCAATTCCTTAAAAAAGGAATACGGTGTAATTGTTATGAGCGAATTTGGTAATATTACAGGAATTGAAGCAGCTACTCCAAAAATACCGAACATTAGGATATGGGCTGCAATTATTGAACTAAGTGATTACTTCCTGGGCTGCGATAGTGTGGGACAACATATGGCAAGAGCATTGGAAAAACCTGCTACAGTTGTTATCGGATCTACTTTTCCTATTAATGTGAGTTATCCAGATTATTCTAATTTTACAATAATTGACATTGGTGAAAAACAAAGAATATATAGCCCAATTAGAATATCACAAGAAGATGCCATTGAAAGACATAATGATGCATGTATGGAAATGTCCGATGAAGATAAGAGACAAATTGTGAAATCTATTAAGAATAAACTTGGAAAATCAGTTAAATCTGCTGTAAAACCGTCTGTGAATGCCAATACACAGATAGATAACACCCATATACATAATCATGGGGTAAATCCCGTTAACAATGATTTTAAATTAAATCCACTTTCAGAAGAATTATCAAATAATTTTCCAAAATTAGTTAGCAGTCCAAACTTGTCTTAATCTAGTAATCATTTGAGAAGATCCTAATGGTGCAGCTGGATTAACATATGCACTGGTTATAAATATAGCCGAGCTGCCACCAACTGCCCCACTTCCCGGACCACCCACATAGAAACTGCTGTCGGGATTAATAGTCAACGATGCACTAATTACTGGGTTATTATAGCTCATATAACCGGTAGGAATTGCTCTAACTCCAACTTGTTGATATTTACTATTATTCAGTACCGGTATTAGTAATCCAGAATCAAAATCTTGTATCCCAAGATAATAATTAGTATTATTTCCAGCAAAACCGTAACCTGCCAAGGAGTTTAGATTATTAATGGGTTTAAATCTGTTGTCTTTGAAGAATATTTTTGATGTTGCTTCAATTACAATAACATCGATTGCACGATTTGTAAGCGAACTGGCATTACCAGTTTGACCTATTGCTTGATAGGGAATTGTAGCGCCTGCGGCCCAACTGGAGGTATTGGGATAATTGTATAATGGTACTTCTAATAAAACACTGGTGTTGGTATAAACAAAAGATATAGTTCCTGTTGATACCAGTGGACTTATATTTCCAGTGATAGTTGATGCTACTGTGATAAGGGTTCCATATAAGGGTGCAAGATCTGCATATTGAGAAACTATGGTTGTTGCTGTATTTACAAATTGAATAGTGCCAACATTATTAAAATTATTAATAGATGTAGAAGTTGAAACACTATTATTGCCACGGAACTCACTATCTTGTAATATTAATAAAGCAGTTTCAGTGGTTATTGCATTAATATTCGTAGCACTAGTTGTGGTAGTAGTGAATGGTATTGGCGGAACTGTAAATGCCCCAGTATATACTGTATTGCCCACTACAAATCGCATATTTGATATATAACCAGTCGAATATGCGCCAAGTGTTGAAGGAGCACCTATGAATATATCACCACTTGACGTAGTTAATGCCTGATTGTCGGTTCGAGTAACTCCCACAGCACCATTAACAAATATCCTGAATGCATTAGCACTGTTTCTGGCAAAAGCATAGTGGTTCCATCGGTTAACAGAACCACTAAGCGTTGATAATCCCATAACGTTGAGTGCAGAACCTGTGCCTGCAATGTTCATCTGCGGAGTTATTCCGTTGACTAGCCAAAATGACCAAGTTGCAGTACCAGTATTAACAGCATTATTCCTACCAGCTAGATAAAAAGCCGATGTAGACACTGTATAAGCCCAACACTCGAAACTAAATGGTACACTTGCACCTATATTATATCCAGCTTGGTATGGTATAGTTAGATAATTAGTGGCGGTACTATCGAATACTGCTGCAACGTTAGTACCAGTAGTTGATACACAGGCCAATAATGCAGTATTTGATGTTGATACACTGGTAAATGGCATACTAACTGGAGTCACTGCTGTATTAGTAAATGAGAACGATGTGGTTGTTGAATATAATGCTGTACCTTTGACCAGTCTAAAATGGCTAATGCTTCCCGACCAATAAGCTGTTGTTTGATTTGTTCTTCCCGCGCCTATACGTAAAACATCAGTTTGATTTAAAGTAGCAGTTGAAGTAGCAGTGGATTGTCGTACACCATTGACGAACAATGCTGTGGCGCCGGTGCTGGTTGACGCTCTAGAAACCGCAACATGATACCATGTATTATCTAATACCCTAGTACTTCCAGTAATTGTTACAGCAGTATCATTATAAACTACCACGCTGGCAGTTGATACGTATATAGTCCACCCCGTACCCGTGATACCTTTTGCAGCAAAGGTAGATGATGTAGAAGTTGTAGTTCTATATAGCCATCCGTCAATGGTAAATGCACCTAAACCAAAACTTAGAGTAGTACCGGATGTGGCTTCAGTTACACTTAAATATTGAGTAGTACCATTAAATGATGTTATACCTGTACCAGTTGTAATAGCCATGGCGGCAACGGCACCACCAGTACCATTAATTGAACTTTTTAATTCTGTCCAATTTTTTGCCCTACGGTCACCAAATGTGATATTACCCTGTACTTGCCTACTATTTGTTAAGTTTGATAACAACAAATTATTAGTAGTCGTAGTAACAAGTGTACCGGCACCATAATAAAAAGATTGAGTAAGACCACTGGGAGTACCCGATGGCGTAAAAGATAACGAATTTTGAGTCGAGGCAGTAGTCCCTTGTACAAAAACGTTGAGCTCATTTAATTGAGGTTGATATGCAATTGTGGGAAAAGCACTTGAAGCGTCTTGTCCCTGCGTATTCCTTTGGTCCAGAGGTCCCCATTGATTCTTGCCGCCCGGTCGCGTACCGTAATCAATTTGAAAGTTTGATAGTTGTAACTCTCTAGACATTTGTTTTCTTAAAAATGTTAAATTTCAGAAACAGTAGCTACAATTTTTGCATAAGCAGCAGATATTAAGTTGATTGTAACAGAGGTATCTGTTGACGCCGAGGATGTTACAGTTGCAAAATATGTACCATCACCGAACGTTATACCCGGATTGGCTGTTTGACCAATAACTGACAATGTCACTGGTTTAGCCACTCTGGCACCTAGATAATTATACACGTTAACAAGTATGCTACTAGACACAGTGGTTCCAGTGTATACAAAACTGGTTGCTGTGGTAGTAAGTGAAATAGTTTGTCCAACATCTGATGTTATAACGTCAATATAGTTAGAAGTATAACCGTTGTTGCTAATACTATTGTCAAAGACTTGGGCACACCATCTAGAATCTTTATCTTTAAATAATCTAGCAGCCGCATATGGCATGGTATTTTGATATTGATAGATACCTGTGGTTATATTCAATGTCATAATAATATCATTAGAGAATGTACAACCTACATACAGGGTATTCCACATTACACCAGTTGGATACGAAGCAACATTTCCCGGATCTAATGGACAAAAATATCTAGGACCAAACTGGGCGGTCGATACATTGCCCATATATTTGGCATAAGAACCAGCATCAGAAATTTCCCAGCTGTATATTCTAAACATATTTCCTGTACTTGCTGCGTTGTTGAAACCAGTTGCTGCCAATACTAATCCTGTTCCGTTAGTGTTGTATACACCCATATGTAATCTTTTAGTACCGTTTGAATCAATACTGATCCAAACACGATGCACTGTTTGTCTACGAAAACTCATATTATCCAATTGTCCACGACCATTATTGAGATATCCACTATTTGAATAGATTTGCTGTTGGTCACTTATTGACATAAAGCCAGAGTTATCCGAATTTTTCAATGCATAGGTAGAATAGGTAGAAGTGCCTCCACTGTTGTTTAGTGTGATTCTAGCAAGAGTAATACTACCAGTGCTTGATGGAGAGACAGCAGTAAAATCATTTCCATTAAAATATAATTGATAAAATCTATAACTTGAACCTTCTGTATCTTGATCTGGATTCGATGGGGTAATAAACCCACCTAGACCCTTGTTGATAGAGAGAATGGTGGTAGTACCACCACTGGCGCTATACGCTTTTAATTTTAACCGCTGGAGATTGCCTGTATTTGTGCTGCCATCAGATCCTTGAATTCCTCCAAACAGCGAATTAAAATGCATATAATAGGTATACTGATTAATGTTGGCTAGGAATATTCGACTGCCAAATTCAACTGCCTGATCAGCCGTGGCGCCGGCAGGCTTACCACCCAATTGGAATGTTACTCCATTGATGTAATTCTGCTTGCAGCAGGCCAAGACGGTATTACAAGATGCTGATATAGTAGAGAATGTTGCTAAATTTCCCTGGTCACAGGTACCATAATAGAACTGATCACCAGTTGATGTAGTTCCAGAGTAAACCCCGAGTGGTTCGTTTCCTCCAGCTGTATATATATCGGTGGCCAGAGTTATGGGGGAGGCGGTGAGGCAGGAGCATTGTCCGGCGCTATACTGGCAAGCCGAAAAGATAGTTGATGTAAAAGTACCACTTGTTTGTTCCGTTACATTAGTGGTAGTGGAACGGGTACTTACACACGTACAACCGCAGCCACTCGTGATGCTGACGAATTGTTTAAATATGCTGTTGGGAACAAAACAATTAAAACATCCAGTTGGATGTTCTATTACTTGCCAATTGTATAGATTACTGCAATATGTGTAAGTGGCGGTGGTGCCCACGGTAGAAAGATAATCATTGGTCTGATCAGTATAACCACACACACATCCGCATAAACAGGAAATACCTGTACTATCTTGAACAGAGAATGTCAACGGTCCAAGGCAGCTTGTATTCTTAAAGGTCCAAACTCCACTAGAATTATAGGTGCCAAACGAATTAAATTTTGCAGCATTATATTCTCCGGAAAATCTACTACCAGCGTGATCAAACGGTGTCATTCCCAGGCTGGGTTCAAACACACTGGGAACTGTAATAGGAGCCAAGGCCGCGCCGCATCGACTGGGGGCACAGGTATATTGATAATTTCCCACTTGTTCAACGTTGTTTGTTGTAAAATAAAATTGACCGTTAACTGTATAGTTAGTTCCTCTATACCCGTATTGGACCACTTGGTCCGCGGTTGGGGGCAAGTATCTCTGATAAAATTTTGCCATTTATTGTTCTTCCTTATTCGTTAGTAGATAACCATAATCTTGAAATGCCCAAGTTCGAGCTTCTTCTTCACTGGTCCATGGTTGTTGAGTTGCTGGATTAAATGGTTGAGTAGCCATCCTAACCTTAGTATCTGTTAGATTTATGTAAGCAATATTGTTTATAAATTCAAATTCGTGACTTGTCATTTTTTCTCCAATTTAAGAATTAACATAATTAATAGACACATACAAATCTGCTGCATATGCCCCTGTATTAGTTATGATAACTGTAACATTTGATGAAGATGATGCGATTGAAATAGGAGTATTAGTACCATAACTCGGTCCGAGACCTGTAAAACTAATTGTACTCACAGTCACATCATCAACATTAATATTTAGCGAAACAGCTTGGGTACCAGAACTTAAAACTCTGGCTGTGATACTGTTAATTAAAATAGTTCTGTTTGGAAACCATTTTGAAGTATATAAACTACTGTATCCAGTGAATAAACTACCCGGAGTATAAACTTGAGCAACTAATGCAGTAGATCCACCTCCACCCACAGCACTACCATTTTGATAAATTGTTCCGCCGACATATAAAGATCCGCCGATCCCCACTCCACCTCTAACTACTAATGCACCTGTGGTAGTTGATGTTGAGCCAGTAGCATTAGTTATAACAAATGTTGAGCTAGTTCCAGTACTATTAGATGCACTACTACCAGTATACCCTATTGCTGTAGATGCGCCAGAAGCTCCAACACTACCGGTAAAACCCAGTGGGCCTTGAATTTTAGTTATAGAAGTCCATGTCGAGCCGCTCCATATCCACAAAAATCCGTCAACAGCAGTAATATATGCATCTCCTTTAGAACCAGTATATGACATTGGAGCTGTTTGATAACCAGGCAAGTCAGTCGACGTTGAAACAGAACCTATGATAGATATGGATGATCCGGGATTACCCTCACTTCCAGTATAACCATTACTACCTATATATCCACTAGCGGTGCTTGCTGATCCAGTATAACCTCTACTACCAGTAAATCCTATGCTACCAGTGTAACCTGTGCTACCTATGTATCCACTAGCAGTGCTGGCTGATCCAGTATAACCAACACTACCCCAATACCCTGTGCTACCTATATAACCAACACTACCCCAATAACCTGTGCTACCCCAATAACCTGTGCTACCCCAATAACCAACACTGCCCCAATAACCAGTAATACCTTGTGTACCGGTACTACCAATAAAACCTGTGCTACCCCAATAACCAACACTGCCCCAATAACCAGTAATACCTTGTGTACCGGTACTACCAGTATAACCTGTGCTACCTATATATCCTAGACTACCAGTAAAACCTGTGCTACCTATATATCCTAGACTACCAGTAAAACCTGTGCTACCTATATATCCTAGACTACCAGTATAACCTGTGCTACCTATATATCCTAGACTACCAGTAAAACCTGTGCTACCTATATATCCTAGACTACCGGTATATCCCTTACTGCCCCAATAGCCAGTAATACCCTGACTACCCGAATACCCGATTGGTCCTGTTTCTGAGTTTGCAGGACCGGCAAATGTCCATTCATTGCTAGCTACTTTAATCACCGTAGCGATAGTGAACGGAACAGTTAAAGTGGGAGTTTCCGTAGTATGTAACGTTACTCCAAAAAATCCTGATATGATTACAGGTCCAGTGCCTACGTTACATAAATCAATACGTTGACCCACAGCAAAATTAACTCCCCCCTCTGATGGAATATATACCGTAATAGGCGAACTATTAGTAAATTCAATAAGTGTGCCGGCATCTGACAATGCTAGAGTATAACTTCCTGATTGCGTACTAATAGCTTGTATTGAATCAAATCCACCTTTACTACCAGCATATCCCTCACTACCCCAATATCCATTAGTTCCGTTGGTTCCATTAGTTCCACCACTACCCCAATACCCCTGGGCACCTCTGCTACCAGTAAATCCAACAGCTCCTGCAACACTGGTAGCAGGACCGGCAAATGTCCATTCATTGTTGGCTACTTTAATCAACGTACCAATACTATATTGACTGTTTAAAATAGCAGAGTCCGAAGTATGTAAAGTTACTCCCGCGGCTGCGGCTATAATTACAGGACCTGTACTTATCTGACCTATATCTATACGTTGACCAACACTGAAATTAACAGTATTATAGTCTGGAATAGTTACTGTAGTACCATTAGTAGTATCAAAATTAACTAGGCCACCAGCATCTGACAATGCTAGAGTATACGTTGCTCCTGTTTGAGTACTAATAATCTGTACTGAATCAAATCCACCTCTACTACCAACATATCCTGCACTGCCTGTAAATCCTACGCTACCTATATATCCAAGACTACCAGTATATCCTCTACCCGCATATGCTCCATCTGCCCCAACACTACCGGTAAATCCCTTTTCACCCTGACTACCAGTATATCCTGCACTTCCAACGTAACCTGTGCTACCTATATATCCACTGGCAGTGCTGGCTGATCCAGTATAACCGGTGCTACCTATATATCCCACGCTGCCAGTAAATCCCATGCTGCCAGTATATCCCACGCTGCCAGTAAATCCCATGCTGCCAGTAAATCCCATGCTGCCAGTATAACCAGTAGATCCGTTAAAACCAAGTCCGATAATAGTTCCATTTAAACTAATAGCACCAGTTACGTTTAAAAGGCCACCCACATATAAATTTTCAGCAATGCCAACGCCACCTTTGACTAGCAACGCACCTGTACTGGTTGATGTACTGCTGGCAGTATTTGCTATTAAAAATGTGCTGGTGGTACCTGAACTGTTAGCATTAATAGCTTGACCATTAGAACCAAAAATTTGCCCACCCACATATAAATCTTTAGCAATACCAACTCCACCGTTGACTACCAATGCACCTGTACTAGTTGATGTACTGCTAGCAGTATTTGCTATTAAAAATGTGCTGGTGGTACCTGAACTATTATCACTAATAGCTTGACCATTAGAACCAAAAATTTGCCCACCCACATATAAATCTTTAGCAATGCCAACTCCGCCATAAACTATCAATGCACCTGTATTGGTTGATGTACTGCTGGCAGTATTTGATATTAAAAACGCCCTAGTGGTACTTGTATTTGAAACTAAAAAACCTTGAACATACAAGGAACCGCCAATAAATAAACTACCGCGTACACCTACACCACCTGCAACTGTTAATGCACCAGTAAAAGTATTAGCTGCAATTGTTGTATTGGAAATATTGATAGCTTGATTAGTTGATGATCCTCTGCTAGTAATAGTTTGTAATGTACTAGTATTCCAAATAATAATATTACCAGTACTGGTACTAACTGCTGTATCTGTGCCAGCAGTTATCGATGTTTGATTTGCATAATTATTAATCGAAGCAGTGGTAATTACTTGTTGATTATTTGAATATATATCGCCGCCAACATATAATTTCTCACCTATGCCCACGCCTCCCGAGACCACCAATGCACCTGAGTTAGTCGATGTTGATGCAGTGTTGTTAATTATCTGAAATATTTCAGTTGTACCATCAATAAATGCTGATACGATTGTCCAAGAATTGCTTGAAGCAGAGTAAACGTAGGTAGTTCCATCTACAACGGCTGTTTCATTGTCTACGGGTGAAATTGGAAATGTCATTCTATTATTTAACCGTTAAAAAGTTATCGTGCCTGAAGTTTGCCAGGTATATATTCTATATCCATTATTTACTGTTGCAATTGCACCACTTACAGAAGTTGGTCCCAAATATGTATTAGGATATCTAATAATTACAACACCCTTACCACCGTTATAGCCTGCCCCGCCACCGCCGCCGGTATTTGGGGTACCAGCAGTTCCCGATGTATCAGAACTTGCGCCAAGGCCGCCGCCGCCTTGTCCACCCTGTCCACCGTAAGTTCCATTATGTGATGAATAATATAATCCACCACCACCACCACCTGCATAATAAGTAGCAGTACCAGATATAGCTGATGCGGATCCAATACCACCGCCACCGCCAGACCCGCTGCCATTAGAACCTGCGCCACCGGCGCCGCCGCCGCCGGCACCAAGAAACGGAGCATTATACTGACTCACTGATCCCCCAACATTGCCTTGGTTGCCAGTTGCATTACCTCCCGTACTATTACCATTTCGACTAGCACCGCCGCCACCAGACCCTCCAGTACCAGCAATGCTAGTACTAACTCCACCACCACCGCCACCGCCCAATGCAGTTATGTTATTGCCAAATTGCGAATAATCACCAGATGAGCCGTTGCCTCCAAAGTTAGATCCCACTGCGCCACCGTTACCTACAGTAATTGTATAACTTGTACCAGTACTAATAGAATATCCAACACCTGTCAAGAAACCGCCTGCACCGCCACCGCCTGCATATGCACCATCGGCACCGCCCCCACCGCCACCTCCGACCACTAGATATTCTATAGTAATTGGGGCTGTTATACTTGTTAGATTTTTTACAAATTTTACTTTTTGTCCGGTGAAATCTAACCAGAACTTATCGGTATTGTTAACAGTGGTATATCTATATAACCTGTCATTGTTAGTATTATACCAAATATCTCCTACAGTAGCAACTACTGGAGCAGTAGAACTAGAGGTGCTTCTTACTCCACCAGCAATAATGCTAGTAGCATTAATTTGTCCGCCTACACCTAATCCCCCTGTGATTACTACAGCACCTGTAGTTATTGATGTACTAGTTGCGGTGTTGGTAAAGGAAACAACATTAGTAGTTGTTGCTCCTCGACCAGTTATACTTTGTAGTGTGCTGGCGTCATTAATTATGATTGATCCAGTAGTTGCACTTAGCGTAATATCCGTGCCACTAGATAAGTTCGTAACACCCAAGTTAGTAATAATTACATTGCCGCTACTAGTGCTTACACCAATGTATGTACTACCAGTTGCAGTAGTAACGCCAGTATTAGTAACAATTATATTACCGCTACTGGTGCTTACACTAATGCCAATACCAGCAGTTATTGATGTTTGATTAGCATACAGATTAACCGTGGCCGTGGTCAATACTATATTACCACTACTATATATTGTGCTATTAACATATAAGTTTCCACCAATACCTACACCGCCACGAACAATCAATGCACCGGTTGTAGTTGATGTTGAACTTGTAGTATTGGAAATACTAATAACTTGAGTAGTTGATGATCCTCTACTAGTAATAGTTTGTAATGTGCTGGTATTCCAAATAGTAATATTACCAGTGCTGGTACTAATTGCGGTATCAGTACCTGCTGTAATAATAGTTTTATTTGCATAATCATTAATTGTTGCAGTGGTAATTACTTTTTGATTCTTGGTATAAATATCCCCGTTGACCTGTAGATCCCCACCTATACCTGCACCGCCTAATACAACCAGTGCACCTGTGGTAGGATTATCTGCTGAGGTAGCATTAGATATTGATATTGCATTGCTAGTATCTGAACCTCTATCAGTAATAGTTTGTAATGTACTAGTATTCCAAATAGTAATATTACCAGTGCTGGTACTAATTGCAGTATCAGTACCTGCTGTAATAATAGTTTTATTTGCGTAATTATTAATCGTTGCAGTGGTAATTACCTTTTGATTTTTGGTATAAATATCCCCGCCAACCTGTAGATCTCCACCTATACCTGCACCCCCTGCAACTACTAACGCACCTGAATTAGTACCAGTCGAATTAGTAACATTATAAGTTGATATTATGTCATCTGTTACAATCAACGTTGTGGTAATTGTGGTTAATTGTATTTCCAATTCTTGAGCAACAATTTTTCCACCAACATACAAATTGCCGCCAATACCAACACCACCTGTAACTTTCAATGCACCTGAGTTAGTTGAAGTTGCACTAGTTACATTAGTAATTACTATAGTATTAGTGGTAGAACTTCCTCTATTAGTAATAGTTTGTAATGTACTGGTATTCCAAATAGTGATATTACCAGTACTGGTACTAATTGCAGTATCAGTACCTGCTGTAATAATAGTTTTACTTGCATATAGGTTAACCGTAGCAGTGGTAATAATTTCTGAATTAATAATATAAGATGTGGTATTAACAAATAATGCACCACCTACATATACATCTTTAGCAATGCCAACTCCTCCAGTCACTTGTAAGGCACCTGAATTAGTGCTAGTTGACTGGGTTAAATTATTAATAAGAAATGAGCTAGTAGTACCTGTACTACTACCTACCAAAGATCCATTTGAATATACACTGCCTGCAAATACTCCGCCACCTACATATACATTTTTAGCAATGCCAAGTCCACCATATACAACTAATGCACCGGAACTAGTGCCGGTTGACTGGGTTAAATTATTAATAAGAAATGTGCTGGTTGTGCCTGTACTGCTACCAACCAAAGATCCATTTGAATATAGATTTCCTGCATATGTTGTGCCGCCAACATACAGATCTCTATTAATACCCACACCACCATATACAACTAATGCACCGGAACTAGTGCCGGTTGAATTAGTACTTGTAGTAATTCTTAGTACTAGATCAATGACTGACTGGCCGAACTTACTGGTCAATCCACTTTGTGTAGTTAGAACTTCAACGTTATTAATAAGGGCTTTGCCCAATATGTTGATATCGCCAGCTATGCCAACACCACCATCTACTACCAGAGCATTGGGAGTATAAAAACCTATGTTAGATAATGTTGAGCGTACACGTACTGTGGCTCCATCAATTGTAAGAAGATTCGACCAATTACGTATATTTGTAGCAGTTGATCCAGTAAGTACACTGCCATTAATAGTTGGAGAGCCAAGATCCGGTTCTGCTTGACTAGTATCTAAATATTCGTAGCGATCAGCAGTTAACTTTGTACTGCCTAATTTCTTTATTTTACCGCTGAATAATCTACTTTTACTCATTGCTTGTTTCTAAAATACTTAAAACTAAATTAACACTGCCATTAGCGCCGGCGCTAGCAGTTATACTTGCACCGGTTTCAATTACTAGTTTCCCTGTAATAACTTCACAGGCATCGTTTACAGGTATTTCGAAATCTTTTAGCATAATAAATTCAGTGGCATTTTTAACCAAAGTAAATTTTACAGTAACAGGATCTATACCAATATTAGTAGCTTGGGCGCCAAGTACAATAGTAGTTACTGTGTCCGGAGTAGTATAGATGGTTTGGGCATCAGTAGTTAATTCAAATGCTTTAGTTTTAAACGAATTTAAGGGTAGTGCTGCGGTTGCCATTTTTTATGATCCTATTGCTAATATATACGGTGTCATGACCGCAAACAGACTTTTTGTAAATGTTCTTCCAGAAATTGTTCCTATACTGTTATTTATAACCAAGTCATTTCCAATTCTAAAATCTCCCTGTTGATCTGTTGCGGTGTAATAAACTTTGCCACCATTAATAGCTATAGCATAATTATCGCTGTTTGGTTCACCTCCCAAGAACGGTAATGCAGCATCAATATTAATACCTGCACCAATCCATTCAAAATTATGTGAAGAACTTTGTATCTGACTATATTGATGGAATGTTACTACAGTATTATCATTGATTGTTGACGGTACTGTTGTTTGTAGAACAACAGTACTTGAATATTCATTTTCCACTACATTAGCAATTATATCTACTAATGCTTGGGCTCGTAATGATTCTACGCTAGTAGCAGTAGTATAACTAACAATTTGAGTTAACGCGGTATACCTAGGAGTAAATGCGGTATTTAATACTACATTATCTATAATATCTTTAATACGAGAGTAACCAGCAATAGTGGCTAATTTTTGTTTACTTGGAACTCTTAATACGCCACCATCATAATATGCATCACCGGCTTTAGCAGTTTGACTATTACCGTTATATAATAAATCATAACTTACTGCATCTATTATGTAACCGACATCTCGTTTACAGGTTGCAGTACTGTACACTAATCCCACATAGCTAGTATTGATAAATGCCACAGTTTCTGCCTGTATAAAAGTTCTATTTGCTAATAATAAATTAAAAGCGTTTTTTACGCTTACATTTGTACTTTCAGTAAGAGGAATAGAAACTTTTGGAAGAGCAACACTTGGACCATTAATAATAATATTTGTTATGGTAGATATTTTAGAATTAATTAATCCAACTTCTATAGATGTTGCTGTATTAGCACTAACGGTTTGAGTAACTGTACTTTGATAGGGATTAGTTATTAAACTACCTTTAATAATAGATGATGAAATATCTCTGATAAAATTATATGCAGCAGTAGTCTGCGGTATTTCGTTAGCGATCACAGTGGCTGTTGAATCAGTATTATAACCATAATAGTAGACTCCGCTCATAACGCTCTGTCTATTACCACCATGCAATAAATCAAATGCTACACTATCAAGAATATATCCAACATCACGACTACAGGTATCTTGATTATAACTATATAAACTATTAACATAGCCAACTGTTTCTGCTTGTATAAAACTTCTATTTGCTAATAATAAATTAAAAGCATTGACAAAAGTAGTAGTAGAAGTGGCAGTTAATCCAATTGGGATTTTAGAAGTTACTACGCCTGGACCATTATTAATAATATTTGTTATTGTATTGATATTATTAACTATTAATGCTGCTTCAACAGAAGTTGCTGTATTAATACTAATAGATTGTTTTATAATACTTTGATAACGCGGAGTTACTGTAATACCTTGTATTATATTGCTTGTAAGTGTTTTAATATAATTGTATGCAGCAGTAGTCTGTGCGATTTGGTTAACTATTACAGTAGATGAACTATTAAAATTGTAATAATACACACCACTCATAACACTTTGTCTATTACCACCATGTATTAAATCAAATGCAATAGAATCAATGACGTATCCCAAATCTCTATAACATGTAGATGTATTAAATGTAAATGATGGATTATTAGTAGTAATCCAATTGAGTGTTAATGTTTGTAATTGAGCTTTTGAACTTCTGATTACATTATATGCATTTACAATATTTGTAGTAGTTTTTCTAACACCATTTGGAACTATTAATGAAGTTATACCAGTATCATAATTCTTGTCTATTTCTATAATTAGACCATCAATCATAGCAAGTTTAACTGCTAATAACAGTTTGGCAGAAGTACTTGTGGTTGTAGGGTATACTATTACAGGTAAAGAATTGGTATTACCGCTAGATATAACTCCTTTAACTATATTAACTAATGAGTCTAACTCTGTTGCTTCTGTAGCAGATGCAGGATTAGTTATGATTTGTGTTAATCCATCATTAGTAGTTGAAGGTGTAACCGTTTGTCCTTGAACGATTTGACCAACTACAGTTTGTAGTCTAGTATAAGCAGCAACCGTAGCAGCTATTTCTGATCCTCCTATTAATAAACTTCCCGAAAAATATGCAGACGCAGCACCTCGGCTTGCAGTATTTCCGCCATACATAACATCGTAGCATAATGCATCGATTATATATCCCACATCTCTAAAACATTTACTTGAACTATAAGTTAAATCAGAATAGTAATCGTATATATACGCAATAATTTCTGTTTGTATATATGTTTTATTAGCAATTAATAAGTTTTTAGCTTTGATAGCATTTGCGCTACGTGCGGTATTATTATTAAACACCAACGCCGATGGAGTTGATCCATTAATAATATTTGTTATTTCATCAAACTTTACATTAGCAGTAGAAGTTGATAATGATTGAGCTGTTTGCGTTTTTAAATAATTTATAGCAAATAATGTTTGTGCTAATTCAGTATTCAACACTATATTTGTTGATGTTATGTATCGACGATATGCAGCACCGGCAGTAACTGAATTATAATTAGTACCAAACGCCACATCATATGCAACACCAGTTAGAATAATATCAGAATCTCTTCTGCAGGTTGTTCTGTTATAATTTAGATATACAGTTCCGGTGTTAAAAATATATAATAATGTGTTAAAATTATTGCTAACACTAGTACCAACTGTGGCACCACCAGCTGCTATTACATTTCCTACTAATAATCCTTTTAAATATGATATTGCGTTACTAGTAGTAGTTAATTGTGAGCCGATGATCCCAGTATATCCTGTATTTTGACTCCAATATTGTAATCCCGCAAACGTTGATTGACTAGTGCCACCGTATAATAGATCAAAAGCCACCGAATCAACTATTAATCCTACATCTCTACTGCATTTTGCTTGATTATATGCAAATCCATTTGAATATGTAGAATTTATCCAACTAATAGTAGCTTCTTGTAATAAAGACCTACTAGCAACAATAGCATTATATGCGGCCACTGTACTGGTATTAGTCGTCGCAGTAGAATTAGGAACGATTTGAGATGAGATACCACTTGTACCAGTATTTAAAATATACAATATCTTATTAAAATTATTTGTAACTGTTGTGGCAGCAACCGTTCCTCCTGTTGCACTACTGATAGCAATTACTTGATCTCGCACATATGCAATTGCTGCACTAGTAGTAGTTAATTCTCTACCAATAGCACCTGTAAGGCCTGTTTGACTCCAATATTGTAATCCAGCAAATACACTTTGACTAGTGCCGCCCTGCAACAAATCAAATGCAATAGAATCAACAATGAGTCCAGTGTCTCTATAACATGTGGCGGTGTTATAAGTAAAATTGCTAATATATCCCACTGTTTCTTCTGCTATGAGAGTTTTGTTAGCTTGCAAGATTGTTACAGCCTTGAGAGCATTTGTAGCAGTAGTGCTAGTATTAATAGAAGGAAGATTATATGTTATAGCAGGTATTACACCATATCCGTTTTGAACTATATCTAATAGTAAAACAAATAAAGCATTAACTCGATTATATGCAGCACTACCACTTGTTAAGGATGCTAATATTTTATTTTGTAAAAATACAATAGCGTTTATAGTTTGTGTTTTTTGAGTAGTAATTACATTAGAACCTGATGCTCGATAATAACTTGAACCTGCTTGTATAGTTTGATAATTTGTGTTTAATACCATGTCATAGGATATTGCATCTATAATATTACCTACATCTCTGCTACATTTAAATTGATTAAAACTAAACCCTGGAAATGCTTCTAAAATATGATTAATGGTTAATATTTGTAATTTTGCTTTTTCATCTAAAATAGTTTGTCTAGCATTTCTTAACACAGCATCATACTGACTATTGTCCCAAACTACACTTAATGGATATACAATATCTGTAGATCCAGTTTTAAATGCAGTACTTGAAGCAACAGCATAATAATTACCATCTCCAAAATTTACAGCATCGCCTATAGCCGGTTTAGTTCCAAGTCCGTCAATAACAAATGTTCTCCCACTAGTGTCGCCTACAACCTTACCAGCATGTCTAATAGCTCCAACACCGTCTGCATATAATGCATAATTACCAAAGCTACTGTTACTGTTGGTAATAGAACAAAATCCGCCTGATTCGCATAAGTACCCTATATTGCAACATATAGTAAAAACTGATACTAACGAAGCATACCCGCTGTTTAACATGTGAATGCCAATACCGCCTTGATTATACTGTGTAAATGCATCAACCATCATGCTCTTTGTTCCCAATGCATGATTGCCGTTGACCCGCATACCGGTTCCGTCAGTGGTCATGCTAGTACAGTTTTGTACATATGGACTTGTTGATATAACACCTGCGCTACCGTCAATTGGAAATGCTATTGCTGCTGCTGGTGCTTCATGTCCTTTAAACGTTATGTTTGCTATGTATACACCATTGTTTACATAAAATATGTCGTTGGTTGATGTTGTGGCTCTGACATTGACTGTTCTTAAATTATCACCCACAATAGCAACAGACTTTGGAACCGTTATAGGAGTAATCTCAGTGTAATCACCGCTTTTAACAAAAATAGTAGTACCAGTGGTTGCGATTGCTACCGCTGCTTTAATAGTGAGTTTAGATTCGTTTAAAGTTGTTCCGCTATAAGAATCATTGCCGCTTTTACTTACATATAATACATTTTGAACAGCAATACTAGGGCCTTGCGGACCTTGAATACCTTTACTACCAACATAACCCTGTATACCACCGTAGGGTAAATCATTCCAATGCAGAATACCGTTACCAATTTTAAATAAATTAGTATTGGTTTCGATACCCATTTCTCCCTGGGCAAGAATAGGATTTGCGGTACCTGTATTGCTCCATTCTGTGGATGTACCGCGTCTAAATTGAATTTGAATTGCCATTTTAAGTGTTATGTGTAATTTGTAATATTTATGTTAAAACGCCGCCTGCATCTAAACTGGTAATTCCACCGTATACTGAATCGGGACGACCGCCATCAAAGTTACCTATAATTGCATTACTAGCACTGCCTGTGTACCCATCTCTACCGATAAATCCTGAACTACCTGTATATCCGTTGCTGCCTATATATCCAAGACTACCAGTATATCCTCTACCCGCGTATGCGCCATCTGCCCCAACACTACCGGTAAATCCAAGACCAAAACTACCTGTAAATCCCCTTTCAGTGCTGGCAGAACCAGTGTAACCAAAACTACCCCAATAACCAATACTACCCCAATATCCATTGCTACCCCAATATCCATTGCTACCCCAATACCCTTGGCGGCCTTCACTGCCGACATAACCTGTACTACCGATATATCCGCTTGCTGTACTAGCACTACCAGTAAATCCAGTAAGTCCAACTACCCCTCGACTACCTGTATAGCTTGTACTACCTGTGAATCCCACACTACCCGTATAACCTGTACTACCTATATATCCACTAGCAGTACTTGCCGAACCTGTAAAACCAAAACTACCCCAATATCCCTGATCACCTTGACTACCTGTGAATCCCACACTACCAGTAAATCCTAAACTACCAGTGAATCCATAAATGCCCTGACTACCTGTGAATCCAAAACTACCCCAATATCCCTGATCACCTTGACTACCTATGAATCCCACACTACCGGTAAATCCAAAACTACCAACGTAACCTTGACTACCTATGAATCCCACACTACCAGTAAATCCAAAACTACCAGCAAATCCCACACTACCGGTATAACCTCGACTACCAGTATAACCAACACTGCCCCGATAACCAACACTGCCCCAATAACCAACACTGCCCCAATAACCTGTAATACCTTGTGGGCCTTTGATTTCTCCTGCATCTATCCAACTAGCTCCACTCCAAATCCAAAGATGGCCAGTATCTGTGGCAATATAACCATCGCCACGTGTTCCAGAAGGTGGCAAATCGGATGAAGCTGCTACTGATCCCAGGATATTAACAGAAGTACCATCTGCACCACGACTACCCACATAACCAACACTACCAGTAAAACCGGTAGCTGTGCTTGCTGAGCCAGTATATCCAAATTCAACCAAGGTCCAGTTTGCTTCAGCATTGGGACTTGCACCAGTAGAACTATTTCTAACTTCACTGGATAATAATTTATATGTATAATATCTACCGCCCGATCTAGTATATCCACTAGCGGTATAGGTTGTTGTGACATATACAAGCATACCTTCTTGCAATCTTTGACCGTAGATATCTGTTAATCTATCACCGGAATTTCCTGTAATACTTTGCAACGATCCGCGTATTTCAGTATCTAAAACAATCGGCTGATTGCTACTAGGGCTCCATGTACCGGGCCATAGATTTCGCGTTAATCCATCATAATTTGTGCTTGTAGTTGAACTCATGTTATACTCACATATGTATTACCGTTTTGCAACGTAATTCCATATAAATTATATGTAACTGCAACATACCCTGGTAATGGACTATCTGGTTGTAGATTAACAGTATTACCTGTGACCACAGTTACATCACTTAACAACCCCGCACTTGCACCTGTTCTAAATGTAGTAGGTTGACTTCCACCAGCTCTTACAGCAAACCAAAGTGCTTGTGGTCCTCCACTTGAATTATTAATTAATCCTACTAACGAACTTGTTAAATTTGCTAATTGTGTTACCCCTGAGGAAAATCCCGTACCTGTTACATATGTTGATCTAGTGGGTATTGTTGACGCACCAGCAGTAAATACCCACAATGAAGGATAGGTAAATGAGGCATTTGGATTTGACGATGTTGCTGATACTATAATGTCATAGGCTGTACCGGTAACTGAACTAGGTCTTTTAAATGTAGTTGTAACTAACACAGTTCTACCACCTGTATTGTCTTTATGTAGACGGTCAGTAAATGTAAAAGTACCCGAGCCAAAACCGTTATCAGCAGTTCCTCCTGCTATAGATACGCTGTGGGGGAAATTTACAGCATTTGTCATACCTGTTACAGTAATTGTATATGCAACCGAGGCATAACTTTGTAAAAAAGTCAATCCTGTTAAATTAGACAACGAAATTGATAACGTAGGAGTTGCCCAATTAATTGACCAAGTGGCAGGTATTGCATATGACACAGTACTTGATCCATCGTAGTAACTAACTCCCACTTGAGCACTAACGGTGCTACCGGCAATAGTACTACTAATAGGTCTTATATATGCAGAGCCGCTATACGTAAAGCCTTGTATCCAACTTATTCCTCCAGCAGGAGTATTCGATGGCGTCTGTGCTATAAACGTTGAGAATGCACTTATAGATCCTGCTGTGGCTGTAATTGATGTAACACTATTGATATATTGATCTGTAATATCCGGAGGATTAGTAACATTCACAATAAATCCCGAGGCAGGAACATCCCAATTTAACGATGCACTAGGAGAAGGCACTGAAGACACCACGGGTGTAAATGTTGCCAATGTTAATTGCAATTTATTAGCTACAAATGCAGCAGTTCTAACTGGTTTAGTAACTAAATTTTCTTTATATCCTGTTAATGTTCTATTATCACCACTTGCAGTCCAAACTAATGTTTCATTGCCTGACCCTGCACCAGATGCAATATTAATAGTTACATTATTACCAGTAGCAACAGCAGTAACTCCTGTGCCTGTAAATGCAATACTAGTTACATTTTGTGTTAATGTGGTAGCATTAGCAATGATAGCTACTGCCGATCCAGCTCCCGCACTACCAACATAACCTGTGCTACCTATGTATCCACTGGCAGTGCTGGCTGAACCAGTATAACCTTTGCTACCGGTATATCCTAGACTACCAGTGTAACCTGTGCTACCTATATATCCACTAGCAGTGCTGGCTGAACCAGTATAACCTGTGCTACCCCAATACCCTGTACTACCAGTGTAACCTGTGCTACCTATATATCCACTAGCAGTGCTTGCCGAACCTGTATACCCAAAACTGCCCCAATAGCCAGTGTCTCCTTGACTACCAGTATACCCTGCGCTACCTGTATATGCCATACTACCAGTATAACCAAAGCTACCTGTATACCCAAAGCTACCCCAATACCCAGTGTCTCCTTGGCTACCTGTATATGCCATACTACCAGTATAACCAAAGCTACCAGTATAACCTGTGCTACCTATATATCCTAGACTACCGGTATAACCTGTGCTACCAGTATATCCCAAACTACCAACGTAACCTTCACTTCCCCAATAACCGGTAATACCTTGTTCGCCGAGAGGACCTAGACTACCAGTATACCCAACACTACCGGTATACCCTGTACTACCTATATATCCACTTTCGGTGCTGGCTGATCCTGTAAAACCAACACTACCTGTATAACCTAAACTACCGGTATAACCTGTGCTACCTATATATCCTAAACTACCAACGTAACCTTCACTTCCCCAATAACCTTGTTCGCCTTGACTACCTGTAAATCCTAGACTACCTTGAATACCTTGACTACCGAAATATCCTGTAAGACCTTTTGAGCCTGTAAATCCTTTACTACCAGTATATCCTAGACTACCAGTATAACCAAAGCTACCCCAGTAACCGGTAATTCCTTGACTACCGGTAAAACCTCGACTACCTGTGTATGCCGTACTACCAGTGTAACCAAAACTACCAGTATAACCAAAACTGCCCCAATAACCAACACTACCTCGATATCCAGTGGATCCCCAATACCCTTGATTACCTTGACTACCTGTAAATCCTGTTTTACCAAAACTACCAGTATAACCTCGAACTCCACGAGCACCTGTAATCTGCCCAATCTCGTTCCATTGAGATCCGTCATATAAGTAAAGATATCCCGGAAAACCAGCTGTTACATCGCCAACAATCCAGCCGTCACCAAGTTCGGGATCTGGCGGTAAATTTCCAATAGTTAAAATACTACCTAGAATGTGTACTGAATCGCCTCGATCACCTTGACTACCTGTATAACCTAGGCTACCATCATATCCCTGACTGCCAACATAACCAAAGCTGCCGCTGTATCCACTACTACCCAAATACCCTGTAGATCCCCAATAGCCGGTAATACCTTGACTACCTGTGTATGCCATACTACCAGTATACCCTATACTACCAGTATAACCAAAGCTACCCCAGTAACCGGTAATTCCTTGACTACCGGTAAAACCTCGACTACCTGTGTATGCCATACTACCAGTGTAACCAAAACTACCAGTATAACCAAAACTACCCCAGTAACCAGTAATTCCTTGACTACCTGTATATGCCATACTACCAGTATAACCTAAACTACCAGTGTAACCTGTACTACCTATATATCCTAAACTACCAGTATATCCAATACTTCCCCAAAAACCTTGATCGCCCGTACTACCAGTATATCCAATACTTCCCCAAAAACCGCGTAATCCCTGTCCTCCGGTGAATCCCCTACTACCAGTATATCCATCAATACCTTGACTACCAGTGTAACCAAAACTACCAGTATAACCAAAACTACCCCAGTAACCAGTAATTCCTTGACTACCTGTATATGCCATACTACCAGTATAACCAAAGCTACCAGTATACCCTAAACTACCAGTATAACCAAAACTACCCCAATATCCAGTGTCTCCTTGACTACCAGTATACCCTGTACTACCAGTATAACCAAAACTACCCCAATAACCTGTACTACCAGTATAACCAAAACTACCCCAATAACCTGTACTACCAGTATAACCTGTGCTACCCCAATACCCTGTACTACCAGTATAACCTGTGCTACCCCAATATCCTGTACTACCAGTATAACCAAAACTACCCCAATAACCTGTACTACCAGTATAACCTTTGCTACCCCAATACCCTGTACTACCAGTGTAACCTGTGCTACCTATGTATCCTAGACTACCGGTAAATCCAAAACTACCCCAATAACCTGTACTACCAGTATAACCCGTGCTACCTATATATCCTGTACTACCAGTGTAACCTGTGCTACCTATGTATCCTAGACTACCAGTATATCCCTCACTGCCCCAATAACCTGTACTACCAGTGTAACCTGTGCTACCTATATATCCTGTACTACCAGTGTAACCTGTGCTACCTATGTATCCTAGACTACCAGTATATCCCTCACTGCCCCAATAACCTGTACTACCAGTGTAACCTGTGCTACCGGTATATCCTAAACTACCAGTGTAACCTGTGCTACCTATGTATCCACTGGCAGTGCTGGCTGAACCAGTATAACCTGTGCTACCCCAATACCCTGTACTACCAGTGTAACCTGTGCTACCTATATATCCACTGGCAGTGCTGGCTGAACCAGTATAACCTGTGCTACCCCAATACCCTGTACTACCAGTGTAACCTGTGCTACCTATGTATCCACTGGCAGTGCTGGCTGAACCAGTGTAACCTGTGCTACCGGTATATCCTAAACTACCAGTATAACCTGTGCTACCTATATATCCACTAGCAGTGCTGGCTGAACCAGTGTAACCTGTGC